CCTTATACTATTTACAGAGCTTAATGGTGCAATTGCCGGTGCTGCCACGTTGGCAGTTGGCAAACCCGTTGTTGTAATTAGAAAACTATTAACACTAGCATCCAGAGCCGGATACTGCGTAGTCAGTGCTGTTGAGTTAGTGTACTGCAATATGGTTGCACCATTGAAGTAGACACTGGCATATCCATCTGTTACAGGTGTGGTCTGTGAGAATATGCTGGTGCTTACACTGCCATAATTCCTGTTAATAACAAATGAGTAAGGCCCATTGTCTTTGATCGTTAAATTTTGCAGTGCTAAAAATGTTGTATTAGTTACGCTGGTTAAGTTGGTAGTCTGCGGAGTAAAATTAGCTGTGTAAACAGCAGTACCGTTGACCACACGCAAATTTGAAACGTAGGCATTAATTGAATTAGTATTCTGTCCAGTGGCTGCGCCGTCCCTGATATTACCAATCCAGACAGTGCTGCTGGTTTGATTTAATGCACCTGTAAAAGTTCCTGCAGTGGGATCTTGATAACCGTTGACCCAAAAATTGATGGTGCCACTCAGACGAGTAACAGCAACATGAGTCCATTGCCCAGTGGGAATTTTTATACTACCAGTGATTCTGCTGCCGTAATAAAAATCAAGACTGCTGGTAGGAGAAGTGTATACACCAAAGGCCCAGGTGCCCGCACCAACACCAGCTCTGGTGTCCACTATGCCGCCATAGTTAGAAGAATATGCATTAAGATAAATCCAGCACTCTACTGTAAAATCTCCCGTACCAAAACTAAACGGTGATCTAGTAGCAGCAGCAGACACCGCAGTTGATGCTGGTGCCAGACTGGCGTAAGCAACATTACCAAAGTTGGTAACTGGAAAGTTATTTGTACTAGAATCAAGCAGTTTGTTTGTACTAGTAGAAACGGTCATCAGCACCGTGGTGTTAGCAGTTACAACCAATGGGGCAGCTGGATTAAATGCACTGGTATACAATGCCTGCCCTTTGGTTATACGCACATTGGTGATATAACCAGTCCAGCGATAGGATGGTCCCAGACCTGACTGCCCAATGTATAATGCCGAAGATGCAGAGACGTTGGCAGGTGTTAGATCACTGCTGCCAATGTTATCTGCCGTGGTTACGTCCACACCATTTACCCATATTTTTCCAGTGGTGCCAGATCTGGTCGCTGCTATATGGTTCCAAGAATTGCCCAGTGTTGCAGCAGCAGCATTGCCTGCGCCAGTGCAATACCAAAACGGTATATTAGTGCCGCCAAACAAGCTGCCATAACCTGATAATCGCCAATGATTACTATAGTATTGCAGTTCCCAAAAACGATTTTCAGCGCCCGTCATATTACCTAAAATTGCATATTGACCGGCGTCGGTGGGCATGGTGCCTGGCCAGTACACCCAGGCTTCTACGGTAAAATCACCAGAGAATGACCATGCCGATTGATAGGTAGCGGCAATGGTTAGGTATTGGCCGCTGGTGGCAAAATTTAAACTTCCATATGGTGTAGACGGAGCACTGCTATTAAAACCAACCGAACCCACTCTGGTTATGTTGCTGGTAAAATTATTAATACTAGAATCAGTTAAGTAGGTACTAGAACTAGAAACAGATAGCAACAATTGGGTATTGGTAATATTGCCCAATGGCACAACAGGTGCAAAATTAGCTGTATAAACTGCGGTACCTTTAACTATCCTGAAATTAGTAATGTAGCCATTCCATGATCTAACGGCGCCATTATAAGAACCCATATTACCAATACCAAAAATACTATTATTGGTATTGAATGATGCGTATGCTGTACTTGCTCCTCCTCCGTATCCTTGTCCATTTACCCATACAGTAGCAACTGTGCCTGTTCTTGTAACTGCCACATGATTCCATGTATTAGCAGCTATCACAGCGCCTGTTACTGTTATATTAGAAGTGCTAGTGGTTCCGGGCCCAGGGCCTATGCCTGCAAAAGTTATTGCGCCGCCTGCTTCCATCCACAGTACCCAGTCAATGGTGTTATTACCACTGGTAGTGGTAGCGGATGCTCCGCTTATATCCAAACGAGCCGCAGTTGAAGTTACATAAATCCAAGCTTCTATAGTGAATGTGGCAGTACTAAGATCCAGTATTTGACCAGTTCCGCCAATTGGTAAGGTCAGATACTGACTAGTACCGCTGAAGCTCAAACTACCAGCAGCCGCTGGTGTTGGATAAGCAGCATTAAAGACAGCGCCGTTGTTTGTTACTGCATATTGATTAATACTGGAATCTACTGCTCTGTTAGTATTGTTGTTGACTAGTAATAATAGTTGAGTTGATGCAAAGTTAGCCAGTGGTACAGCCGTATTAAATGTTGAGGTATATAAAATAGCTTTGGATATACGCATGTTGGTCATATATCCAGGAAAATAGAAATATGCGGTGCCGCCAACGTTAGATCGACCAATGGTTAAAGTATTTGAAGGAGCACCACTGCTGTATGCCAACGAGGCCTGTGCAGAAGTTACAACACTAGCACCATTTAAATATATACTTGCTGTTTTTGTACTTGATACAAATGTAACCGCAATGTGATACCATGTGTTTGTTGTAACTAGTCCACCTGCAGATCTCCAAGCAACATTACTGCCGACACCATTGTTTATGACAAAAAGTATCTCACCGGTGGTGGTATTACTAATTGAAATAAAAAATCCAATATTGCCAGGAGTAATAGACGTAGCATAAATCATTTTTTCACCAGACACCGAGGTTAAATAAACCCAGGCTTCAATGGTAAAATCTTGCAGGCCGTTGTGTAAGTAAGTCCAATTGGCAGCAGTGCCAACGGATAAGTATTGAGTTGATCCGTCAAATGACAAACTGCCTGGTGCAGAATACGCACTGGTATCCACTGTAAGATAATCGTAAGTGGCATACCCATTGAACCAATAACTGTACGTAGGTGAATATGGTATGATTGCACTTTCCATACCGCGGGTGCCTTGTTGTCCACCAGTGCCAACTATGACGTTGGCTGTTGACCCAGCTGGTATTTGCAAATTGCCAACGTAGATCAAGCCACCTGCGCCACCACCTGCCCCACGTAGATTATAATTATTCCCACCACCGCCGCCGCCGGCTACTACCAGTGCTTCGACTTGAACGTTTGATGAAAATGAACTACTTATTGCCATACTAGTTATTTAACTAAAACTGAACTCTGGTATTTCATATTTAGAAAGTAATGGTACCAGAAGTAATCCATTTGTATATTCTATAGCCACCCGATACCACTGGGTACCCGGCTGCTAGATTAGTTGTGCCGGCTGCTGCGTTATAGGTATCTGAATAACGAATAATAACAACACCGGATCCGCCGGTGCCGCCATGAGCCGGATTGTAGCCTGCGCCGCCGCCACCACCGCCAGTGTTAGGTGTGCCATCGCCACCGTTAGTACCAGTAGCAGCACCTGTGCCGCCCTGTCCACCACCGCCTGTACCTCCTGCTCCGTTACCTATCCAGCCACCACCACCACCACCTCCTGCATAATACATTGACGCACCAGTAATAGAACTTGATAGACCAACTCCGCCAACAGTACAATTAAATGCTCCGGCTGCATTACCGTTACCGCCTAACCCACCCGCGCCGCCGCCGCCGCCTGAATAGTCAGTATTGCCTGTACCGCCGCCTGCGCCGTCATATCCTTGACGAGGCGCACTTATATAAGGTGATCCGGGATATACTCCATATCCGCCATTATTGGCAACAGATCCATTTGGTGCGCCGCCGCCGCCCGAGCCACCGCTGTTTGCAAGACCGACATAAGTATTTTTTTGCCCGGCTCCCCCGCCATAAGCCACAATAGTAGTATTAAACGATGAATTGAGTCCATTTGTAGCTAGTGTATAGGTTGGTGTTCCGACACCATACGTGCCGCCAGCACCTACTACAACTGGAATCGCTGTGCCCAAATTTACACTGTAACCAGTTGCCGTTAAGAATCCACCTGCACCACCCCCTCCACCGTACCAGGCTCCACCGCCACCGCCTGCTACTACCAAGTACTCAACTTGAATCACTATTGAATTAACAACAAATGTACCGTTGGAGGTAAATGTATGTATGGTATATCCACCAGAAGTTGTAACTGTTCCGCCAGTGCCTAATTGCAATAGACCGGCATAACGTATTATTGCAATACCAGGATTGCCATTGTATGTTGATGCATTCGGAACGCCAGTACCATTGGCACCATATCCGTAATAACCTTGCAAGGTATTTGACCCATCATATCCAGTGGCATACACGGCACCAGCATCGCTATTCCCATACCCACCGCCGGCATATTTTGCACTAGATCCGCTAAATGACGATATCAATGGGGCGCCGCCGGCCACTAGCCCACCGGTACCTGTAGATCCTGCGCCGCCTGCGCCACCACCAGATCCACCGCCCCATGTACTGTTCCATGATGCGCCGCCTGCATAACCATACCCAACACCGCCAAATAACGGATAACTGGACTGAGTGCTTGCACCGCCTGCCGCGCTGTATTGACCACCTCCACCACCGCCCGACCCACCAGGGTGGCCAATAGTTGGTGGAGTATCGAATCCAGTGTGAGAGCCACCGCCACCGCCGCCCTGCGCGGTAACTGTGCCAGTTATATCAATTGACAGCGAGGTAGGCTGTCCATCTGCGCCACCGGTAGTAGCAGTCTGGTCAGACGCACCACCTGTACCAATTGTAACAGTTACAACAGTGGCCAACTGTAATGCATATGCAGTACCAATTACCACGCCACCACCACCGCCACCACCGCCTACGTCGTAGCCGGCACCGCCGCCACCACCTACAATAAAGTAATCTACAGACAACGAACCGCCTAATGTCGTTAAATCAAAATAACCAGATGAAGTAAATTTGTGCAACCAATAGTTAGTTCCACCATAGCTTACAGATTGCACTAGGGAGCCGCCATTTGCGCGTTGTGTGCCAGCATACCAAAAATAAGCTACACCGGCATTACCAGCAGTACCGTAACTGACACGGCTACCGCCCCCGCCATAGTTAACACTGGAATTAGACGTTAAACCGCCATCTGAGTAACTGGCAATGACATTGCCAAGTATGTTAACGGATATAGGACCATTGGTACCTGCGGCTGTTGGAACAACAGATGCATTGTAGGTAGCGTTGACACTGGTTACAGTAAGATTGTTTGTGCTAGAGTCTGTTAGGTAAGTTAGACTAGAATTAACTAACATTAACAGTGTAGTATTTGGCACTACAGATAACAATGTTGGGGTAAATGCACTATTATATACAGCTCTACCATTAACAACTCTCATATTAGTCATGTAGCCTTTAAAATAAGTTGCGCCTGTTGTTTCGTTTACTGGATACCCAATTGCAAATGATCCAACAAAATTTACAGCACCAGACATTGTGCCAGCACCGCCTGCCGCACCATTTATATAAAATGTATATGCTGTTCCGCTCCTAACCAAGGCCACGTGGCACCATGCATTAAAAGTAACTGCCACAGTAGCAGTATAAGAACCACCAGACACTACAGTACCATTTCCAGATATAGACCAATCTAATCCCATGCGGCCATCAGTGTATAATACCCACATCCAACCTCGAGTTGGGCTTGCCCCGCCTTGATTATTCATAATTACACAAGGACTACTAGACCCCTGGTAATATAACCAAGTTTCAAGTGTAAAATCAGCTGTTAAATTAAATGCTGCATTACTGGGTATAGTTAGTGTAGCACTAGTACCGTTAAAATAGATACTGCCGCCTGCTGTTGTAACTGACCCGCTTGCATTAGGAATCACTGTACTACTAAATGTGGCGCCACTGATAGTAGGAGTAAAATTGTTGGTACTGCTGTCGACTGCTCTATTGGTGTTGTTACTAACTAACATCAACAATGAGGTGTTAGGAACAAGGCTTAATGGCACAGTTGGACTAAAACCGCTACTGTACATTGCCGATTTTACTATTCTAACATTGGTTATGTATCCATTGAAGAACCAAGTTGGACTTGCTGAATCATTATTGGCACCAATAAATAACGGATCACTGCTACCTGTAATTGTCACTGCTGTTGTAGTAGCAACTTGCTGCCCATTGAGATAAAGGTAAAAGTTGGCACTATTTCTAACAAAGGCTGCATGATACCAAGTATTTAAACTGGTGGTGCCACCACTCATGCTGCCGGACGTATTCCAACTTGCACTAATGCCGCCCGCTCCGTTATAACCAGCAGTCAATGTAAATGACCTTCCGCTGGATATATGCCATAGGTCAATTAAACTGCCGCCTTGGCCAGATGGTGGATAAGCTGTTTGATAGAACCAACATTCGACAGTAAAGTCGCTTGACCCAAGCGCCCAGGCCGAACTAGTTGGGTAACTCACGTAACTACTGCCATTGAATAGTAAACTACCTGCTGCGGCAGTGGCAGTAGCAGCAACCGATGGTACTATAGAAGAACTGTACGTAATACCACCATTGTTAGTTACTGTAAAGTTATTTAAACTAGAATCTACTATTTTATTAGCGTCGCTGTTAACTAATAATAGTAAAGAAGTGTTAGTAATAACAGTTAAAGGCAAGGGCAACGAAAAGGCAGCGGTATATACCGCTGTTCCTTTTACAATTCTAAAATTAGTCATGTAGCCCCCAAAGTAGGCCGTGGCGCCTGACCCGCTATACTTACCTATAACCGGACCATTTAGAACATAAGTATTTGAATCAGAGTAAGTGGAACCTTCTTGAATACCGTTTAGATACATTTTTGTAGAGCCGCTGGATTTAACTACAGCCACATGGTACCAAATACCAGTTGAAAGTGTAGTAGTCCCTGTTATTGTATTTGTGTTTGCTACGTTATACACTAAATTAGTTGATACCAGTATCATTGGACCTGCATTAAGAGTAATACCATTCCTCATATCAATGATAACACTACCTGAGGTAGAATTTAAATAAAACCAAGTTTCTATGGTCCAGTCGCCTGTGTCAAATTGAAATGCTGCATTACTAGGAATACTAAGATATTGGCTAGTACCATCAAATAACAAACTGCCAGCAGCAAATGTGCTTACTGCATTTCCACCACTGCTGCCGCCAAGGCCGCCGGCAGATCCGGCTGCTCCGGCAGTTCCATAGCCGCCCCAAACACTACTAGGTTGTAAACCAGTGCCGCCAATACCACTAACTGCACTAGATGTAAATCCACCACCCCCGCCCGACCCGCCAGCTGTACCCGAGGATCCAGTTAATGCGCTACCGCCTGCGCCACCGCCAATGGCAACCAAGTCATTAACACCAAACAAAGTAAAACTAACAACTGACGTGTTGCCGCCATTGGATCCAATACTGCCGCCGGTACCAACAGTGACTGCACAATTTGCTGCTGTATACGATAACAGTGAAGCGGATCCTAGTATAACCCCGCCGCCGCCTCCAGTTCCAGGTTGTGGTGCTGAACTGGACCCGCCGCTGCCTGCGCCACCGCCGCCAGCCACTACCAAATAATATAGATAAGCATCTGGTTTAAAAGTTAATGTATAAAATTTACTAATACTAATACCCATTGACGAGGATGCTGTAACAGTAATAGTATATGCACCGGAATTTGACGCAAATTGTTGTTGGGTATATGAAAGGACACCAGTTGATGCATCTATTGCTAATCCGCTGGGTCCAGTGTCAATAAAATAAGTTACAGTACCGCCATTGGAATCTTGGGCAGCAAACGTTTCAATTGTGGTGTAAGTACTATTAATAATAGTATCGCTATCGCCGCCTGCTATCCAGTTCATATTAGCGCCACCTACACCGCCTGCAGCATACAATATGGTTGGCGTTGATGCCGATGAATCAAGGAAATAAGTTGCGCTGCCATTGTTACCAGCTATGTTACCCGGACTACCGCCTGCGCCAACAACAATAGTATAGTCACTTCCTGGCGTTACAAGATATAAATTATAGTAGTCAAGTAGGCCGCCATTGCCACCAGACCCGCCAGTGGCTTTTTGTTGCCCACCTCCACCTCCGCCAATGCCCGCCATGCTAACGGATGTTACTCCAGCTGGGCAAGTCCAGGTATAGGTGCCAGGTGAGGTATATGCTACGGTTGCATACGAGCTAACATTTGCAACAATATTACCATATGCAACGTTTAGTCCACTATCAAATAATGTAGTTGCACTCAAACTAGTAGTATTAGCCGACGATGTTGTAACAGTGGCAGATGCAACAGCAAATATTTGACCAATTTGATCAGGTGCGTAGCCGGTGGTTTTAATTGTATTAACCAGCGCTGGTGTAGTTTGCAATCCCACATTGCTAGTTGTGTTAACAACAGTTTCTCCGGGTGTTACGGTACCTACTGTAGTTTTAACCAGCGAAGAATCTTCTTCAACAGTAACTATCGTCGTTAGACGATTAACAACTAGATCAAGACTGGGTAGTATAGCAGACACAGGCCGTCCTCATACCGACACGCTGGCAATAATATTGCTGACGCCTCCGCCGGATATGGTGACTGCTGCATTGACATCTGCACTGGCACTTGTGGTAACAGTGGTAGTGTAATTACTGCCACCAAATAACATACTGCCACCATCAATAACCAGTTTGACTGTGGTGCTGATCCTATTACCACTTGCATCGAGTGCTTTAACTGCCAAGTTGCCTGTAATTGGTGTACCAGTATATGTGTATGTAGTAGCATCGGGAGTAACTACAATAGTTACCGGTACTGTCAAACTGATCAAATGTATACGACCCCATCTATATGGGCCAGGCTCTACTGCCCATATACGTCCAGTATTGTCTCTACCAACTGCACTAAACTGGTATGGTAAACTAGCAGTACGTGTCCACCCACTTGCTTCAGTAAAAGTATAGATATAGAAATTGCTGTGGCAAAATACACCCAATATAGTCAGGCTGTCATTTAACCAAACAATATTTTTTGGTGTACTAGGAACAGGAATATTACTGTGATATGTTAGTACTCTTGGATCTCCTGCATTTACGCTGTAGCAAACAAATGTACATGCTTTTGGAGTGGCGTCGGCAAGAGCTCCAGTACCGTTCAGTTGCATAAACAACAAATAACGATTTGATCCTACTGTAAATGTTTCGTTAGACCAAATTGATTGCATACCATGTGGTTGAGATATAGTAGCCGGGGCACTGGCGTCAGGAGTCCAATATGTACTTAAACTATTACCACCATAGCTAACAGTACAGTAGGCACTACGAGTAAATGCATCAGTTGTAGTATTCCATTGGTAATACAAAGGTGCATAGTTGCCTGCACTATCTACGAACGGAACATAGAATCCGCGACTGTTTGCTGTTAGTGGATCTGTAAACCAACGACTGGCAAATTTAGATTTGTAGCTACCTTGTGTTGTTGTACGATCGGTGCCGTTGCTGCTGCCGCCGGCTGCAAGAATTGTACTGAATGTATTTAATGTAGTATAGGTATTTGCACTGTCATTAAACTTTTGAAACACTTGGTTAAAATCATTTGTTGTGCCAATGCTTAATGTTAGCATATAGCCATCAACCAGGCTAACTCCAAGAAACTGGCAAGTGTAATTATTAGCAAGTTGGCCAGATGCTGGCGCTGTAATACCAGTTGCGCTAGACACAGCAAATGCTTGACCTAGATGAAACCCGGCTGCCGAGCATGGATAAATTCCAGTGGTAACAGACTGTTGATATAGTCCGTGATAAACCATATTGCCAGTACTAGGGTTTCTATACATAGGGTATGCATGAGGGAAAAGTCCATTGATCTGAGTAGACGGCGCTATACTAGCAGTAGGAATTCCACCGGCAGCAATATCTGCACTAGTCCCATTTACTTTTGTAACAATACGCATGTATTCGTTAATGCCTGTGATACTGCCAGCATTAACCCACTGTGTCCATATGGCTACACTGTTTGTTCCGTCGGTGAAATGCGACGCTGGCGTAGGTCTACGTGCAGGGTCCATTGACATAAAAGGGGCATGATCTAAGTTTACTCTATAATCGCCGGCGGTGGTAATAAAATGCCTACAGTGAGTAACTTCACCATTTAATACCAATACACCAGTAAAAAATATTTGACTTATATTATATTGCGCACTTGTGGACCCACTCAAAATTGGTTGGCCAAAATTTGATTGACTGGACAAAAAACCCATGTCAACGTTGATGCCGGGCGCTGTTGGTAAATTACCCGTTGGACTAAAATTATATTCTACATCAAATTGCGGTGCTAAACTGGTTTTATTAACGCCGTCAGTTTGGAAATACATGTAGGTACTGCCAGGAATTGGATCTTCCAATATAGCTGCCGCCTGCATTGGTTTTTTAAATGTTCTTATAATTGCCACAATATTTTCCTTAATGTATTATTATGCACCAGTTACTGAATCTGCCCAGGCAAAAGCATCTGCTGCATCTGCAAACGGTTCTCTGCCGCCGTCTGGTGTGCATTTCCACTGTTGATATACGCCAGATTCAACTATTTCATTTCCGTCTGCATCAACAGTCAGTAACCCAATTGTCAACTCGCCGCCTATGCCACCAGAATACACATACCTGAAAGTTTTAGTAGCAACGACTTGAGCTGTTTCATCACGCTGTTCTATTAGTCGATCATATATATCACTCATTTACAAATCCTTATAAGGTTACAGTAGTACTAATTGTACTAACACCAGCACTGACTACAGCAGCATTAACTGTGGTAGTAGCACTTGCACTGGTAGTTACAGTAATTGTGCTAGTGGTAACTAGTATATTACTAGTATAAAATACAATACTAGTTCCAGTTGAAGTTAGTGTTACATTAGCAGCAATTCTAGCACCAGTTATATCATATGTATCAATTGCATATGTAGTACCAATTGTAGCTCCTGAATAGTTATAGCTGTTAGCTGCCGGTGTTACGTTAATGGTAGCCGGCATACTGCCAGATAATAAGTGTATACGCCCGTAACCAAACTGCCCAGAGTCTTGGGCCCATATACGCCCTAAGCTATCTCTGCCTATGCTGTTAAATTGGTAATTGTAACTTGCTGTCAAGTTCCAACCAGATACAGCACTGTTGAAACTGTAGATATAGGTATAGTTATGTGCAACGACTGCCATCAAAGTTCTGGCATCATTCAACCAGCAGATGTTTTTTGGTGTGCTAGGTATCACAGTAGCACTGTGGAAAGTAGTCTGAGTATAATCAGTACTACTCACGCTATAGGTCAGAAAAGTACGAATAAATGTGTTACCATCAAAAATACCGCCTGCGCCATGTAGCTGCATCATAGTCAGATATCTAGTGCCACTAAACACAAAACTTTCGTTGTAGACGACACGATTCATTCCAGATACCGAGTTAACACTGGTAGTAGTAGTTTGGTCAGGCCACCAGTAGGTATTCTGAGTACCCGCACCGTATACTGTAGTAACATTGGCAAATCTTTGGAATGAGTCAGCAGTTCTATTCCACAAAATATAATGCGGATGGTAGGCGCCAGCTGTGTCAAAATAAGGAACATAAAATCCAGTCTGTCCGGCCGGACCGGCCGGACTAGTGTTTGGATCTGTAAATGTTCTACTGGCAAATTTAGGTTGGAATGTTCCGCCTACTGGTGTAGTTCTCGCACCGCCTGCACTGCCACCTGTTCTAATATCAGCACTAGGGGTAGCTGTAAACGTACCCGGATTGGTAGCAGTAGTATTAATATCGTTGTACTTGTAGATGTTTTGTGTATAGTCATTACCGATGCTGTTATTAAAGAACATGGCCAGGCCATCAACACTAGACACACCTAAGAATTGTACAGTATTAGTGCCAGATGTTGCGCCTGCTGCCACTAAAGTTGGGGCGGCAGCACTAAACATACTGGGCATATGTGCCCCATTGGTTGCACCCGGAACATAGTTAGTAGCATGGTTGTTTGCAACTACTATCAAATTATTAGTGCCTGGATTTCTATACACTGGAAAACCAGTGTAGCTGGCTGTGTTGGTAGTATTTTGTAATGGAAATCCAGTACTGCTATCTGTTCCTACGTTAACTCGACGATAATAAGTTATATATCCGGTGGTACTTGGCGTACTACTTTGCTGATTGTAAGTTATTAATACCTGATTATTAACACCGTCGGTTTCATATCTACTATGATTAATAGGACGAGCAGGGTCCATGCTGGCCCAAGCCGCTTGGTCTAGGTTATTTCTATAGTCGTTGTTGGTGTTGAATATCTGATGGCGAACAAAAGTCACTTCACCTTTGAGTAATAGCATGCCGCCTAATGCTTCCGGACCGGTCCCCGACACTGTATTACTATATCCAAATGTAGAATAAGCAGTACCAGTGGTACTCCAACTAATGGTTTTATCAAAGAAATGATTTAAGGTATTGGTATTGTATGCTTCGTTTTGAAAATAAATTTTTCCAGAGCCAGGATACGGATCCTCTGTGATGGTAGGAACCTGTATACCGTATTTTGCTGTTCTAATTATTGCCATATTTTATAAAACTCCTAGACCTATTACTATATTTATGCTCAGGCACGATCTAAGTATTTATAACGAAAACTAACTAGTTTGATTGTATTTAAGCTGAACGTAAAGATCGTTTCCTGGATTATTAGAGGAACCCACTTGAAGTATACTTATGGTTATGTATTCTCCACTGTTCATTGAGAATGTCAACAGCGATGTAGCTGTGTATTGTGTGGCTAAAATTGTAACAGTTGACACAGTAGTACCGTTCTTTTTAATAGCAAATATTAAATTAGTGTCTGGATATCCCACTAGGTTAGCTACTACCGATGTAACTGTTAAGTCATAGGGTGCATACCAACGCCTAGATCCATCAAATACATACAGAGAACCTGATGTGTAAATGTTAATAAAGCTAGGACCAGAACTGCCAGTGTAGCCCAGGCCGCCGCTGCCTGTATATCCAGTGCCAGAACTGCCAGTATAGCCCACACTACCTGTATAGCCAGACAATTGCCCTGACGCTACCCAGGCGCGGCCGTTGTAAACCCAGGTGCGACCACCGTATGTGTAGGGATCACCCGTGCCAGGACCGTCGGGGAAATTTAATGCCATAGCTTAATTGTTTATTATTCAGGTATCTGCGGTGGTGCAAATTCGTCCCAACTCAGAGTATCTTCGTTCCATCTGTACAGTTTATCGCCTGCTGGTGCTGCATCTGCTGGCATAGGCGCCGGTGCTTCCCAGTTACATGTATCATTGTTTAATGTCCAACTTGGAAACGGCGAGGGTGCATAAAATGCATCTCTTTCGGCATCGTATGTATACCCGAGTCCTGCATAGTTCTTACGCATTGGAGTTCCACCTAAACGGTGTACCCCACCATAGGTATTATAACTAGTCTGAACCCAAAGAGTAGGGTCACCAACTAGTCCTGTATCGATAAAATCTTGTTCGGCTACAATAACTTGTGTTACTATACCGTTTTCTACTTTGGCAAAATGGCTCATAAAATTTCCTTTAGATAAATTTATATATATTTATTTGTTTTCCGATGACAAAATTTTGTTATCCCCAGGCGCCGGCGCTCATTGAGCCCGAGGCGGATACTGGGTATATACTGATAAAACTGCCAGGTTGTGTAACATAAGGCCCCAGTGGATCTGCACTTAGTGTATATTGCGGAATAAACGTGCCGCCCACAGCTATGTTCACTGTTCCTTCAATAAAACAAACTATGTAACCGCCCGCCGATGCTACTGTAGTAATTACAGTACTAGCAGCAGTTGTAAGATATAGCTGTCCTACTTCTGCACTATTGATATTAGTAAAACTGGTACCACTCACTTTGTAATTTAAATTATAACCAATAGTGTTTACTGTTGCTGTTCCACCAAAACTTAACGATACTGTATGCGACGTTGCACCAACATTTTTACCCAAAGCATATAGCGCGGTAAATCTGTAAACAGTCTGTCCAGCTAGTGTTATTCCTAGCCCGCGCCCGTCAACGCCTACACCAAATACACCTTGGGCCGTTGTAATTTGTCTGCCTCCAAAAGTTGTTTGTAATTGATAATGATACTGTGGTAAGTACCCTGGATAACCGTACGTTGTAGCGCCAGTGAACACTTCGATCCAAGCAGGGCTAGTACCATTTTGTACCATAAACTTGTAGAGACGATTGGTAGTGGGGTTGAACCACTCGTCACCGATTTGCAACCCGGTTTGGGGTTGCGTAGTCAATGTCCAGTGTTTGGTATAATTTCTTGTGCTCACAGGCCGTCTCCAGGATTAGGCCTGAGCTTCCGTCCAGGATAAACGTGCAAAAATGTTACCCGATGTGGCACCAATGTTCTGGGCCATGACTGTAACCACGTCTGGCCCGTCGGGGTAAACACCCACGTTGGCTGCTGCAACACCGCCACCTAGGATACTGGTACCCATGTCGCGAACCAAGGTCAAGTCCTGCTGTGTAGTGGTATAGCCCGAACCTGTGGTGTTCAAGAAGAAGCCGAACACAGTCTCGCCGCCTGCAATAGTAGTTGCCGAAGTATGGAAAATGTACTGTGCCAAACTAGATCCGCCTACGCTAGCCCAGTTTGGTGTTGCGCTGCTGACTGTACCGTTAAGCACCAAGGTCATAAGGAACTGACCATTGGAGAAAACGTCCAGCTGTCGCAAAATCATCTGCATGCGGTTTACCAGTTCACGTATGCCCAACGTTGATCCAGCAACACCGCTACTGACACTAGGTGCAATACGGAAACTCATAACTGCATTGTTAACACCGTTGTTAACTGCCAGGGTTGTGGTCATACCTCTTGTAAACACGTATGATTTATCATCATCAAATCTACCGTCCATGATAACTGACGTACCCCAGTGACTGATGGTACTGGCAAACAAGGGAGCATGTAAGTCGACTGCAATTGGAGCAGTGGCACTATATGTAAATGATTGCGCAGCACCGGCCATGGGCGAAAATACCAATGACTGCGATCCGGCTGCCATAGGTGCCTGGCTTAATGTCACGCTGGTATTTGGCACAAAGCTGACAACAAATGTGTTGGCAGGGACTGCATTAGTAGTTGAAAATACATACTGTCCAATTTGTACACCGGTGGTGCTTACACCGGTTATAACCGGAGTTGCAGTGTTAGTAGTAAATGTTAATGTGGCACCAGCTTGTGCTCTAGTAACACCAGTTAATGTACTAACTGTGTATTGTCCTGCAATATTTGCAGTACCAACACCAGCAAAATTAACGTATTCATATGCTGTTGCATTGCGTATTACTGCAATACCTGCACCACTAGTAGGCCATCCAGCTGGTAATGTGTTTACATAGATTGTTACATCACTGCTACCTAGTGTAGTACCACCATTGGCCTGTATATTAGCCAGCTGTGTGCTCTTACTAAATGTATTTGATTCGTATCTCGCCGGCAAGTTACCCGAACGCATGTAAGCCTGATAGTTTACGTTGTTGTTGGGACTCTTGTGACAGTACATAACGTCACCGTTGAGTCCACGGAATCCCCAGCGTATAAAGCCCGCACCGTACCACGAGTAATCCAAATAGAACATTTGCATTCTGCTAAGATCAAGAGTAAATCCGCTAACACCAGTACCGTCTGCACGATCAATGTTCCATGAACTTTGTGGTACACGATAGTCAATGGTTTTACTAATAACCGCCGCCGACAAGTTAACAGTACCACGATATGCTGGCTGAATTGTTAGTGCTGCATCACTGGTAATTGTTTCCACTTTATAGCTCATACCTTTAATAACTACAAAATCCCCAGGTACCAGCTGTTTGCTAAAAATAGGGCTTACACCATTGAGGGTAATACCAGTAACTGTGTTACTACCAGCATTGATACTGGCCCAACCGTTAATTTGATATGTACTGCTACGGCGTACTGCGTATATGGTCTGTCCGTCATATTCAAAAAACACACCGTTTTGATTATCGAACATGCCTACGCGAGTATTGGCTCCATACCAATTGCTAACACTCAAATACGGCAAACCAGTAGGTGTTGCAATCGTCGGAATCGATCCAGTGGTATCTAATCTGTTGGTACTGATGTAGGTAAACTTGTAAGGATCAATTACGCTTGCAACCGTGTATGTACCATTATAAGCTGTTTGATCCAGTCCACTTATTATAATAGTGATACCAGGATTGATATTGTGTTGCACCTTGGTAACTACTGTAATCACAGCACCAACTGCTGTGATTGAATCCAAATTCAAATTGGGTTTGAGCAAAGTACCAGTTGACATCTGGATACCTTTGCCTGATTGGTAGCGGAAATAACGTCGTGTTTGACGTATCAACTGTTGATTATGACTTGATGCATTGGTACTAAACGTAACACCGCCGTCAAAGGCGCGATGTAAAAAGTTACCCTGTGGGCGAACATATAGTGTGGCACTACCATATGCAATTGTACCGGTTGGCGTGCTAATCACGTTGTAGGTAAACACCGTCGGGCTAGTAACTGTGGCACTGTCCACGATCCGTTTGGAGCATTGGTGCTGGCTGTTAAACCAATGATACCAATTTCATTGCCCAGTAACAGTCCGTGCGGTACGCTACATGTAACAGTAACCACTGTACCACTGTAGGTCACTGTGCTAAGACTGATGCTGGCGCCAGTAAATACATATCCTTGATAGATGTTGGTGGTATTGGCGTTGTTAATTGATCCAGTAGTGCCCGGATAGGCAATTCTGGCCGTATAGGTAAAGTTACTACCGCTGCTGGTTTCAATCATGAACAAGCCATCTGCACCGGCCCAGGTAGTATCTTGTATGAATACTGGAGTACCAACACCGGGGTTAGCGGTTGAGGTTACTGTAACAGTACGACTCAAGTTGACAGCACTGACGTCACTGTATACCAGTGGGTTGTAGGTGTTGTAGTAGGCAAATGGACGATTGTTAATCAGTGCTATACTTTCCCATTTGGTAGTCTGTGTACTATATTCAAAGTCAGTATCAATAAGTGCCTGTGGGCTACTGGTACGCAATTTATTAACCGGATCCATTAAAATTTCCATTGGTTGGAAAGTTTCGTTGGATTCCTCAACCAAGATAGCAATCTTATCAGTACTTTGCATAACACTGGTGGTGTCATACTTCAATACAATACTGGTAGTCGGTACGTTATTAGTTATTATGCTAACAAAACTTACCAATGTATAAGTAGGGTCACTGAAGTTGAACAACACAGTATTTCTGGTGGTGTTAGTGATCAAAAGCAGTTGCTCTTGACGCAGGTAACGGTTGATCACGATAGTCTTGGTAGACGGGGTGAACGTGTAATATTCTGGTGTTATATGTTTTGCCATTTTTGTTTAATCTCCAAATGCTATCGGGTTAACTGAGTAACTTGCAGTTCTGCGCTGTACGTATGTGCCAAGGGTGACTATAGTAACCATGGCGCGGTCGCCCAATTCTGGCGGGTTGTAAATAATAAGGTTGCCATTTGTTACTCGGTAATCTCCGTTTATATCGTATTCTACGCTCCAAGGCAGTGTGCGCTCTGCTATATAAGGACGTAAAATTTGTCCATTTATGCTCACTTGTACTTGTCTTGAATCTGTTACTGTATTTATGGACACTTCATCGACGCTCAAGGGAAAGATTTGAGTGCTGCTATTAAAATAAACGCTAATGTCATCGCATACCGCTGGTAGCGTATACGTCGCTTGTAAATCAGTCAGTACCCTGGTTAGTGCCATTTTTGTTCCAATGTTAGTGTATTTATCAAGAAACTATCTTGCTAGGAGGAGTAAATGCACTGGTGTATCTGGCCACACTCTTGGTCACACGTAAATCATCAATGTAACCGTTAAAATAGTTGGATATTGTTGCACCGCCGCTGTAGCCGGCTCCGATATTCACTATGCTTGCACTTATATATGCGGTAGTATCAGCCCATGGGGTTCCGGCTACTACACCATTTATATACATGGTAGTGGTATTAACATAACGAACTAGAGCAATATGATACCATGTATTAATAGCAATTGCGCTGGCTGCACTGGTAATCCTGTCTGCTGTACTGACATAATATCTAACAGTTCCGTCACTGCTTAAATAGATAAGATGATACGCCCCGTTAGTTGATGCCGGTCTGGTGTCAAATAACTGTGCAGTTGTACCCGGTAGTGCTGCGGCACGCATCCAAAATTCGATAGTAAAATCGGCTGAAGCACCAAAAATAAACTTGATGTCTGAATATGGAGAAAACACCGTTAGATAATTAGTAGTTCCATTAAAATAAACAGATCCTGTGCCATACTTGTAAACGGAATTAACTACCTGCACTGCACCTGCTACACTCCTAATCAGACTTCTTGATGTTGAATCATTGATAGCAGAATTTATTGTACTACCAAGTAATAAAGAAGTACCTTTTATTGCAGTTAACAGCCCAGTTGGCGGCGTAAATGCACTAGTGTACAGTGCAATTCCGTTAACTAGTCGAATATTGCTAATTGTGCCACTAAGGAATAGTGTATTACTGCCAGTTTGACGACCAATGCTGCCACCAGTGGTAGTTCCGGCAACGCCAAGACCGTCGGCTATTGTGCCCTGAGCATAGACTGCTCCGTTAACATATATTGTTGTCTGGTTTGTACCGGTTCCAGCTCTAACCACTGCAACGTGATAAAGTTGACTTGGTAGCAATGCCGTGGTCCCAGTTATATAAAAAGTAGTACTAACGCCAGTGGCATAACCAAATTGTAAAAGTCCGGTTGCACTAAATCCCAGCTGCCATTGCCCAGTCTGGAACGCTGCCGCGATACCAATAAAGTTGTCAACTAACTTGGGTTGTGCTGTTAATGCACCAAGAGAGTTAAACCAGCATTCTAATGTAAAATTGGCTGTCCCTATTATCAATGAGTTAGCTGGTAAGGTCAAGTAATCTGTAGTACCATTAAATGCCAGGGCTCCACCATACGTTGAATTTGACCAACTGCCAGCAGGAGGATATGGTGAAAAGTTTTCAAGACTAGGAAGGCCAGTTCTGGTTAATGTTCTAGCGTAAACTGATCTGTCAACTGCATAGCTATCTTTAAATAGTAACAAACTAGTACCAGCCGCAAACGGACTTGCTGTTGATACAGTAGCTGCGTTATTAGTTATAGTGTAGGCATTGATGCTGGCATCTGCAATATTGGCAGACTGAGCGGCCAACAAATTAGTAATGCCAGTGCCAAACGGATTAACCAGTGGTGTAACAACCGGTAGTCCGTTGCCAGGCGATAAAGTAAAAGCATAAGGCCCAGCGTCAATTGGAGTACTAGATCTTGCTACAAACAAATTAGTATAACCAAACGGAACGGTAATACCACCACTGGTGTACACAGGATTACCAGTGGTGGTTATTTCAACAGCATTAGTACTATTATCAATTGCTGCGTCCGATTGTGCGGTTAAAAATACAGTATTAGCAACAGCAGTCAAGGATGTTGTTGACGGTAGGAAATTAACGGTTGTATATAATGCAGTACCACTTAGAATTCTAAGATTGCTTATATAACCAACAAACGGCCACGGATTAGAATCTGCGTATCTACTACCCAATCGAACAGTATCAGACAAGTTAGAAAATGTAGCTGCCAATGAGCTGATAAACGTACCATTGACAAAGGCAAATAGTCTATTAGATCGCATTGTTAGTGCAATATGAGCCCAGGTGCTAGTTGGCAATGTCCATGGTATAAAATTCAGGCCTGCGCTGTTTGCATTAGCAATCCCAGCGCCGTCGCGTGCCAGTATAAACCCTGGTGTGGTTTGAGTTGTGCTAGTTACAATACCTGCCAGACTGTTGGATGTAGGGCCAATCCATACCCAACACTCAATGGTAAAATCGCCAGTACCTATTATGAAGTTATTACTAGTAGCAGTTAGGTAACTGCTATCATTCAAGTATACGCTGTAAGGAGTAGTAGATTGAGTTATAGCCGTTAGTCCGCTAGTAGGAACCACAAAACTAATCGATCGATATAGTGCTGCACTTTTTGTTATTCGAAGATTTGTCAAATAACCTACCCACGACGATGTAGTTGTTGCACTCCGTGATCCAATTACAGTTGACCCAGCGGAATAGTCAGCAGTGTCAGTGGCACTTGCACCAGCTTGACCATTGATGTATACGGTTGTTGCACTGCTAGATCTTACCACAGCCACATGCGCCCATGTATTAATTGCTATAGTAGTAGGAGTGGTAATTAATAGTGTGTTGTTAACCGAGTAAAATATCACGGTGCCAGTGCTGTTATTAACACCAATTTGATATGTGCCAGCACCTACTCCAGTTCCAACAAAATAAGTTGGCCCAGTGGTTGTAGTATAATATACCCATGCTTCAATGGTGAAATCGCCTGTTCCTAAACGCAATGCTACATTGTCAGGTGTAGTCAGATACGATCCTGCCGACGAAAGGACCGACACTGGATATTCTGCGTTGTATGCAACAGGGCCGCCGTCATTGGTTAAAGTTAAATTGTAGCCGCCCGAGTCGGTTATATATCCTGCAGACCCTGTTACATTTAATAACAACGATGTATAACTTGCGGCCGGTATTGCCCGAGTATTGATCCCTCCAATGGGATTTGCTATTTGCGTTGATCTTAGTATATAATTTGGTGTAGTAAAACTAGCACCGGAGTATACGGCAAGCCCCTTGACTACCCTTAAATTAAACACATAGCCAGTGAATGCAGAATTTGCATTGCCTGATTGATCATCACCAATGGTAATAAAAAGATTATTGCCAATGGTACCCAATTGATTAGCAGTTCCTGTGTTATTTAAAACACCGTTATAATACCATCTTGGTATAGTTGATTCTACTACCACAGCAACGTGTGTCCATTGATTCAGTGATATTGCCGACCCTGCATAAAATTGAACACCACCATTGGTACCATAGAATCCCATGTAATTGGGTGTTGCTGGATAAGTGGCGCTACCAAACAATCCAAATATCCAGTCTGCACTAGAGCCTGAGAAATGCCCGCCAATTATTTGTCCAAGGTTACTAGGACTTACAGTTGGATATATCCAACATTCTACCGTGAAATCCCCTGTTCCAAATGCAAATATTGCATTTGGAGAGGTTGAAAGTTTAGTTCCAGCTGCGCCATTAAAATATAAACTACCTGTGTCTGGGAAGACATCTACAATTTTAATAAAGTTAAGACTATAATTAGTTGGAACAGTAGAAATTGCTGCGGTTGCAGGAGTAAAGTTTGCTGTGTACAAGGCCTGACCATTTGTCACACGCAAATTAGATATATGCCCAGTGAATTTGCCAGCGCCCTGACCACCAATAACAGCAGTAGTAGCAATGGTTCCCCATGTTCCAGTTTGTGCTATGCTACCAACTCTATTACCTGCTAAGTATATAGTTACTGTGTTTGAACTATTTACAAATGCCAGGTGTGTCCAAGTGCTCAAACTTGGTGTTGTTGCTATTACAGTTTGATAACTAAGTCCATTCCTTGCTGCTACAATATAACCAGTACTGGTAATACCCCAAGTTTGATAGCTGGTAACACCTGCATTACCAGTAATAATATTTCTAGAAGTTGCATACGTGATACCAGTAGCAGCAGTAGTCAGATACACCCAAGCTTCAACCGTATAATCACTAGTCAATGTTGGTATCGCTGTTGACGAATAAACAAGTAAATTTGCTGTAGTACCATTGAACAATACGCTATATGTACCAGTACCTGCTACGGTGGTTAACTGTGTAATTGGTTGAACAGTTGTTTGTATACCTTTATCAATTTGCAAGTTAGATATGTATCCCGAGAAGTATGCAGTACCAGCCGGGTTTCTACCAATGTTTAATGTATTAGTCGGTGCTGCGGTTGTATAGGCAAACGATGTATTGCTACTTGATCCTGAGCTGACATTATTAATATAAAAACCAATAGTTTTTGTACTGGCAGTAAAAGTAATTGCTATATAATTCCATTGGTTCAATTGCACCACTGGGTTAGAATTAAATGCTGGGTTAGTAAGCGTGCTGCCAGTGGCATTAAAAAATACCACAGATACACTGCTAGTCAAACCGCCATAGGTTGTATTGTTAAGTTCGATGCTCATTCCAGTTTGCCCAGCCACATTGGTAGTGGCCAGCGGAACCATTAGTGATGAGCTTCTTGGATACACCCAAAATCTCACAGTCCAATCTTCAATGCCGTTATGTAAAAATGCCCACTCAACGGCTGTACTGACTGTGTAGTAGTCTGCGGATCCATTGAATTGATAACTCCAACCAGTTAAGAATGAGTTGGTTGACCCTTGTGTTGTAGTACTTGCTCTGGTGACTAAAAAGTTATTGAAACTAGTGTCTGAGAAGAAATTGTTGTTGTTTGATACATTGTATTGGCTAGTCAATAGGCTAGTACCAGCGTAGGAACCAAATGGGTTGTTTACACTAACACCAGTTACACCATTGTTGGTAATAACAATACTATTCCCGCTGGTGTCCACAATGGTTCTGGACTGAGCTATCAATAAACCAGAACCGCCGACAATAGCCCACGACGGAACACCATTTTGATCAGCTGTCTGCGACGATGTCAGTGCTGTGGTAGAGGGCGTAAAGTTAGCGGTGTAAACGGCTACACCTTTGACCAATCGCATGTTGCTAATATAACCAGGAAAGTAATAAGTAACACCGCCGCCGTCGAGTGCAAAACCCACTGACAACAATGCAGTCGAAGCTGTAATGCTAGCAGGAGCCGCAACAGAACTAACCAGCGATCCATTAATATAAACATTGGCATTTGCAGTTGATTTGACCCAGGCCACATGATACCAAGTATTAGAACTAATTGCACCGGCTGGCGACGATTGAGATAAATTACCATTCCAATCTACACGCAAGTTGCCATTCATTGTGCGCATCAAGAATGCTCTACCACCTGCTGCGGTCCACATGCTGACCACAGTGGCATTAGGACGAAAAGTAGTATCTGTTACATACATCCATGTTTCAACAGTAAAGTCGGCTGCGCCAAATGCATAATTAGCACTATTTGGTGCAGTTAAGTATTGATTAACACCATTTAAGTATACACTATAATTCTTTACTGTTGGTTGTGTAACAGCTGAGATATTAGTACCAGATTCTTGCGTTGATGTTAAAGCTGTTGTAGCTGGAGTAAAATTACCAGTGTAGACCGCAGTGCCTAATACCTTACGGAAGTTACTGATATAACCAGTCCAATACAGGCCTGGTGTAGTGCCTGCTCCGCTGCCAATGGATAGTGGTGCCACATTAGTATGTACATTCCCTGTAACTGTTGTAGTACCTCCTAAATTACCGTTAACCCAGACCGACCACACATTACCTACTCTAGTAGCAGCTACATGATTCCATGCGCTGGCTTGAATAGATATAACCGAAGTAATACTAACTCCCCAAACAAGACCATTCACACTTGCATTAAATACCGGTGCCAGTGTGCTTGAAAATCCCAGCTGGTAACCAGAAAATACTGCTGTTGTTCCACGTTTGGCAACTACTGTTCCAGTAGGAGCAGTGAGTGCAGTCCATATCCATGCTTCTACGGTAAAATCTAATACACCAACATTAAACTCTGGTGCATCTGCAATGGTAAAATAATCTGTAGTACCATTGAAATAAGTTGAACCTAACAATGCATCGGTGCCAGACAACGTGCTAGGGCTAGGAAATGCCACTGCGGCTTGAGTAGGTCTAATACTGGCATAGGTATTTGTTAATGCAAAATTGTTCGGAGAGTTGTCAACAAATGTACTATTCTGTAATGTTAATATACTAGTTTGTCCAGCTTCAATTGCTGCTGACGGTATTCCATTTACGTTAATATCTTGTGTAACTGTTAACGGAACTGTTGATGGTGTAAAGTTGCCAGTGGTAATCACCAGTGTACCTTTTACCATGCGAATATTTGTAATGGATCCAACAAATTGCCTACTAGGCCCATTGATCCACGCACCTATATAAGTTTGAAAACTTGAAGACCAATTAACGGATACCGTTGACACTGCCACTGATCCTATTAGGCCGGCATTTCTATACAGATACATAGTTGTACCTGTACGTATAAGTCGATAATAATACCAATTATTTGCCGCTATGACGCCCGCAGATTCTGTGATAGTGTACGCAGTAACTCCAGAGTATACAGTTGCAGTCATTGCAGCATTGTTCATTTCCAATACAATACCTTCATCTGCATTGGTAGTAATTGTACTGTTTGAAATAGAAAACACACGTTGCAATCCGGTTACGCCGCCAGGATATATCCATAAATCTACTGCAAAGTTGCCGCTGCCAACTTGGAATGCTGCATTGTTTGCTACCTGTAGATACTGTATAACTTGACTTTGGTCAGTGGTTAATGTGTTAGGAAAACTTCTACCCGGGCCCCATATTATACGAACGGCGCCGCGGCCACCTTGTCCTGCCAACAGTGTTGGATGGTCACCCGGCTTATAGCCGAAGTTATATCCGCCTCCACCGCCGCCAAAATCCCCGCCAGGTGTTAATCCTATAGGCGAAGCTCGCAATCCTGTAAGTTCTATACCTGTATAAGGCCAACTATCGCTACCACCACTGTCACCGGTGCCAAATGGTGTTGCCAACCTATAGATGGCGCCATTGTTGGTTATTGTGTTTGGTGTTGTACTTGAATCGGTTATGTATGCTGCACTGTTTGCAGACAACAATAATAACGATGTTGCACTTGAACTTGCAATTGGCTGAATGTTAAGTATTGGGTTACCAGTCTGTGTTACAGTCAGTGGTGCAGTAGGTGGTGTGAAGTTACCTGTGTAGACTGCAACACCTTTGACTATACGTAAATTAGTTACATAACCATTTTGATATATACTATTATATACACCCATATTGAGAGGGAGTGCAGCACTAGACTGCGGGGTTCCACTAATTGCTGTTAGAGTTTGTGCTACTCCGTTTACAAATATTCTAATTCCGCCCGAGGTCTTGGTCATTGCAATGTGAGACCATGCACTAAGAGCTACTGTATTTGTAGAAAGCACAGAATTTTGCGTACCATTAAAATAATAAAAACGAATTTGCCCAGTGGCACTACCAATGCCAAATGACCAATAATTAGTCGAAACATTATAACCCATATTACCAACAACAGTTGGTCCATTTACGCTGGCGCTAGAATACCAATTGGCATACGACAATGGATATATCCAACATTCTAAAGTATAGTCAGTGGTCCACCAATCAAATAATGCTGTTGAATATGGTGTTGTTAGATAATTAGAATTATTAAAAAACAGTGCGCCACCCGGTGCGTATTCTGCTGACCCGCCGGCAGTAAATCCACCTGGATTACTTGAGGCAATTCCACTTGTTCCTTGCCCTAGTACTCCGGTGCCGCCGCCGCCCGATCCTACTATAGTACCATTACCAATGCCACCGGCACCGGCGCCGCCAGACCCGGCACTAGCAGGGTCGATTGAGTACGACGAAACACCAAGGCCGCCAGCACCAACATATCCGCCTGCGCCTCCGCCCCCACCGCTATTAAAGGTAGGGTATATTGTGGCACCTGCGCCGCCTACTCCGCCACCGTCGCCAGCATAAGCACCACCTGCACCACCTGCATTATTAATGGCGCCGCCGCCGCCGCCCCCGAACACGGTTGATGAATTTATAAAATAACTAGAGCCGCCAGCGGATGCAGGCACGTTGGTACCTAAATCTTGGCCACCAACTCCAGCTACAACTGTATAACTTTGTCCGGGCGTTACAGAAATGTTGTTTTTCCATCCCAGGCCACCTCCACCGCCGCCAGTGGCGCCCAGATAGGCACTCCCCGACCACCCCTGATTTCCGCCACCACCTGCGCCAATGGCTACAACTGATACACTAGTAACACCAGGTGGGCATACCCAATTGGCATTACTTGTAAATAACTGTTGATAAACCAAATTAGCAGTTACTAAACTACCACCAGTGTCCAATGGTGTTAATGCGCTATAGGCAATTGGATAAGTTGCAGAGTTTAATACTGTAAATGCATTTGCACTAGAGTCTGTAATGTAAGTTGTGTCTGATGCTACATTTAACAATAAGGATGTACCAGCAACGTTTGCAGTTAGTGTAGTTGGCACCGATCCTCCATATAGTACAACGCCGTTGACAAATCTAAAGTTGTGTATATATCCAGTAAAATATTGGCCAATACTACTATTTCCGATAGTTAACACGTTATCTGTAAAGTTATTTGTATTGGTTGTACTATTTGTTAGTGTTCCATTTAGCCAACAAGCGTGTACATTTGCGCGGCGGGTATATGCAACGTGCATCCATGTATTGGTTGGAATGGTTCCCGCAAAGCCTCCATTTATAGCAGAACCATTATAATTTCGTACGCCTATACCATTGGTGTTGCTAATATACCAATGCCATCCAGCATTACTATTACCAATTGTAGTACTAGCAATTGTTTCTGTTGCCCCACCGGGTACCGTAATATATACCCAACATTCTGCTGTAAAATCTCCTACTCCTGTAGCAAAAGCAGCAGAGTTTGCGGTAGTTACTATTTGGGCAGCACCATTAAAATAGACTGGGTAGTTAAGGCCAGATGTTGGAAAGAATGGATTGTTTAAATCTGGACGGGCAGATCCAGCCGTAACAACTGCTAATGCATTTGAACTAGCATCTGCATTATATGGGGGTGCCAAAGTGTCGGCTTGTATTTCTAATATAACACTTTTTCTATAAGGATCATTTGTGGTCCATACATCAGTCCCAGTGTATTTGGCAGTGTCGGCCGTAGACCAAACTCCGCCATCTGCTGGATATATTGTAGTTGATGTTATTAACCCACCTGGGAATTTTTTTGCCATTATTGATCCGTTTTACCCGACACTAGTTATTTAACTAAAAACAAATGTTAACATTTTTCATACAAACAATACCACTACCAGACTATTGACCCAGATTGAGTAAATATGTAACTAATATTTACACCAGAAACGATTAAGGTAGGATTACCTGTAGTTGCGGTTGCATAACCATATGTAGCCGAATAACGCAGAACAACTGCGCCCGATCCACCAGTACCACCAATGCCACCGGCACCACTTACATTTCCTGCTCTACTTGTACCACCACCGCCACCACCGCCGGTATTTGCAGTTCCAGGATTTCCTGCGCTTAAGAATGTTGCTCCACCAGCGCCGCCGCCACCTATTCCTCCAGCACCAGGAATTCCGATAGAGGTATCCCCACCACCGCCACCACCGCCGGCATAGTAAGCAAAATAGCCGGCTATCGAGGAACCTAGGCCAGCGCCGCCAACCCCGCCGCTGACTGCTGGAGTTCCGGTGCCACCTACTGCATTTTTTCCACCTCCGCCTCCTCCAGCGCCGTTGCCTCCTCCAGTTGTAACGGCGCCACCATCATTTCCTTGTCCTGCGGTTCCTGTACCAGCAGTTGATACAAAGTTAGCGCCACCACCAGACCCACCGTTCCTGACAACGTTTGTGCCAGAGTTTTGAATGCCGGAACCGCCACCACCACCAATGGCTGTTATTGTAGAGGTTCCGGCAATAATTGAATTTCCGCCAGCGCCGCCATTTCCTGTATTAAAATTAGGACCAGCCGTGCCACCACCACCTACACTTATTATTATACTGGCGCCAGAAATAACAGAAAACCCTGTAGCAGTTAATAAGCCGCCGGCGCCGCCACCGCCACCGCCTGTAGTATTGCCGTCTCCGCCACCACCGCCGCCGCCGGCTACTACTAAATATTCAACTGTTGGTGGAGCTCCTGATCCCAGAGACGGCCAGCGATTTGCTTGTTTATTTTGCAACTGCTGAGATAAAGTCCAAATTCCACTGGTACTGGAAGAGGTAGGATTATAAATTGATCCTGAGATTATCCCTCCAGGATATCGCTTGCTCATATTAGCTTATCTCTTCGTAGCTGACTGTAACTACTAGTGCGCTGGCCACTACTGCTATTGCAGTGATGCTGGTATTTTCTTCCAAGTAGTATTGACTAGTTTTATCAATAACGTTTAGTGTACTTTTAGACGGTACACTCACGTTTGCCACAATAGGGTACGCTGTTGCTCCATTGAAATAACTTACCGTAACCTCTACTGCTGCCGAAGTATTAGTATTAGCCACGTTGAGTACATTTACTTTAAAAACTTTACCCGAACTGGCACCATTGGTTAATACTGTTGTTGAAGTTGTACTGGTAAGTGATGTTCCAGTTGTTTTTCCTGTGATTGTTGCTACATTAATTATATTTGGCGCTGCCATATTTTTATCCTCCGAATACTATTGTCATTGCAATAGATTTTCCTGCTGAAATTCCGCCCGAGCTGCCAGTGTATCCTGCACCAACGCTGCCTGCATATCCTATGCTGCCAGAGTAACCAGTTTGACCTAGATCAAATATTTGGAATACTCCTACCATACTGCCATATGTATAAGACACATAGTACAGTGTAGCAGGTGCATCATATGGTACTGTAAATGTTACTGTAGCATTTGAACCACCGTTATTAGTTATCCCAGATGAGTAGTAATTGCTGGCTCCAGTAGTGCCAACAGTTTTAATAATAAACCCTTCGGATCCAACATTAAAATAGTATGTGTATCCACGGGCTAGTGTTATTGTAGGATTGTTTACTCCGTTGATTACAAAAGCTGATGTAGTTGGTGATGTTACTGTGTAGTTAACGCCGCCTGCAATACCTTGACTGCCAGTGTAGCCAATTGCCGTGCTGGCCGATCCGGTGTATCCTGTACCTGTACTACCTGTATAGCCCAAACTTCCAGTGCTACCTGTATATCCAGTGTCACCCTGGATTGCACCTGGCAATTCTCTAATTTGTATGATTACACCAGAACTAATGGTTCCTACCATGGTCAGTGTTGTGCCAGTGATTGAGTAGTCAACTGTTGGGCGCTGTACTACACCATTAGCCATTACCAAGGCGCTGTCATTGGTTATGCCATTGCTGACTGTAAATGTATTACCACCAGTGGTAGTATACAATCTGGTCAAGAATGGTGTATAAGCTGGCCCAAATACCTGTGTAGTAATTTCAATTTGTGCTGCCAATGGAGGTGCTTCGCTAAATGTAATAACACTACCTAACAATGAATATGAACTCTTTAGCTGTATAACACCATTTAAGTTTATAGTTGTATTGTTTATGTTTCGAGGAGTAACACTAAGAGTAAATGCCAGTGTAGATCCATCACCAGTAAAAGTATCAACTATACCAGTGTAACTAAGTTGTCCAACTGACCCAGTATATCCTGCACCGATACTACCTGTATAACCAGGAGCAGTACTAACCGATCCAACATATCCTATGCTGCCACTGTAGCCAATTGAACCCGAATATCCAAGTGGTCCTATAAATCCAATTGACGCGGCTTCAACCCATTGTGTGCTAGATCCGTCGTCTGTATAAGTGAGCAGTACGCCAATTGTTGTGTCAAACCATCTATCACCAGCTGCTGGACTTGTTGGCGCGGTGTCAGAGAAATAGTAAGCGCCTGCACCTGCTCCACCGCCGCCACCACCAGAGCTGTACGGAGAACCATTGGCCCAAAACACGCCGCCAGTGGTAACCAGTCGTCCACCAATGTATACGTTACCGGCAACACCGGCACCACCCCCAACTACCAGGGCGCCAGTTGTGCTACTTGTGCTGTCAGTTGGTAATATCGTTCCACTGGCTAAACCAGTCCAAGAAATTGACCCTGATGTAGTCCATATGTATGTTCTATATCCGCCCGCAACAGTAACAATAGGTGATCCTGTTGTTCCCGTTGCTGCGTCAAAGCTGTCTGGATATCGTATAACAACAATACCCGATCCACCGTTGTCAACATAGCCAACATATGGAGCCCAGGGATACTGGCCACCACCGCCACCACCAGTATTTTGTCCACCACCGCTAATTGTAGCAGCATTATATCCACTGCCCATGGCTCCAGCCGCACCACCAGTTGCGCCACCTTGTCCGCCGCCTGCGCCGCCTGCGCCAGGTGTTGCGCCCGAACCACCGCCACCGCCTGCCCAATAGTAACTGGTTCCAGTAATTGAATTTGCCGCACCTATACCGCCGTTGCCACCTGTGGTACCAGATTGATTTCCGCCCGGACCGCCTGCACCACCGCCGCCGCCAGCTGCGCCTACAGCGCCGTCGCTTGAACCGCCTGCGTACCCTTGCCCACTGGTTCCTGCACCAGGCGTGCCAACTGCAAGACCAGTGGAATAAGTGCTGCCCGCGCCACCACCTGACCCTCCACTAAGGCCATTCATGTTTTGATAATAGCCACCACCGCCACCACCACCAATTGCATTTATACCAAATGGTGATGTTGCGTTATATGTTGATATTGCACCATTGTTAACAATGGTAAATGCATTGGTAGAATTGTCTACGATAGTAGCATCTTGCAGTGTTAACAAACTGGTTTGTGTACCAGTAATGGCACTGATGTTTGCTCCGCTGCTCTGTGTAGTAGATAGTTTGCTCGAAGGCGGTGTAAATGCTCCTGTATAGACTGCTACACCTTTGACTACACGGAAATTATTTATGTTTCCAGTCACGTATCCGCTTGCTAAAACGTCCCCAGTATCACCAATGTACCAATTTGAGCCTACTCCATTTAAATTTATGCCACTTGCATTGTATGGAGTACCAACAATTGTGCCATTCACATATAAACTAAGTGTTCCACTATATCGTACCAGTGCTAAATGTACCCAAGTATTGTATACAATTGTACCCCCTTGTATTACTGGGAAAGTACCATTCATTGCAACTTGATATGCTGTAATAGTTCCACTAGCGTGTCCTGCAATAAGACTTAGTGCGCCGCTTGTAAAACTATTATAGTTACTAAAAATAACTGGATACGATGAAGTTCTGGCAGTTAAGTAACTCCAACACTCTACTGTGAAATCTCCTGTACCAAATTGAAGTGGCGAAGCTGAAGCTATGGTTAGATACTGACTAGTGCCATTGAAACTGCCTGAATAATTAAGTCTGTCGCTGATGTAGGAAGTACTACCACTGCCGCCTGCTGTGTATGCTGCTGTTGCGCCGATACCGCCAGCACCAACGATTACAGCAACATTAGCATCAGTACTTACGCTGTAGCCAGATGCAGCCAAGTATCCGCCACCTCCGCCGCCTGCCTGAGTACCACCTCCGCTGCCGCCAGCAACAACCAAATATTCAATGGTAGACGGTGCTAGCCCAGTATAGGTCATTAGTCCACCAACATACAAGTTACCTTTAATGCCAGCACCGCCACGTACTTGCAATGCACCTGTTAAGGATGTAGTTGCTACTGTGGTATTCGATATTACAATTTGATTGTTACCATCAAAACTGCTGCTGCCTCCGCCGGTGCCAGCACTACCTGTGTATCCTATACCAATCGACCCCGCGTAGCCGATTGATCCAGCATAGCCGATTGATCCAGCATAGCCAACTCCGATTGATCCAGTATAGCCAACTCCAATTGATCCAGTATAACCAACTGACCCGTTGTATCCGTTGCCGCTGCCCCCAGAACTAAATGGTGTTCCGTTGGCCCAGAATATACCATCGGTAGTAATTAATCTTCCACCAACATATACATTACCAGCAATACCAGCACCACCACTTACTACTAGTGCGCCACTAGTTGTACTTGTGCTTAAACTTAAATCTGGAGGAGTTGTACCTAAAGTTATTGTCCCGGCACCAGTGAATTTATATATTCTATATCCGCCGGTTGTTGTGTATGTAACTGTTCCAGTGGTCGCCGATGCTGCATCATAGGTGTCAGCATATCGAATGATAACAACACCAGATCCGCCGCGGCCTTCAGCACCGTTATTTGTGCCTACGCTACCGCCGCCACCAGTATTTGCTACGCCGTTTTGACCAGTGTTATTACCAACTTGAAGAGATCCGTTGCCACCGCCGCCAGTACCACCCATTGCGTAGTAGCTGGCGCCACCACCTGCATAATATGTTCCAGAACCAGCTGGCCATTCTTTACCGGCGCCGCCTGCGCCAGGATACCCTGATCCAGCAGCGCCTGCACCGCCGCCGCCAGTGACATAGTATCCGCTGCTAGAAGCACCACCATCGTTACCATAACCGCCACTGGCGCTAGCTGGTTGTAATCCATAACCGCCACGGTCAGCAACCCTGGATGTTCCAGCACCCGATCCACCACTATTACCAATGCCATATTGTTGGCCGCCGCCGCCACCTAACGCAGTAATAGTTGATGATCCAGATAATTGTAAAGTTGAATCAATACCGTTAGTGGCAACAGCGCCGCCAGCGCCCACTGAAATGGTCAATGTATAGCCAGGGGAAACAGATGATGTTCCCATTACAAAACCGCCTGCACCACCTCCGCCGCCGTTACCGTCATTGCCTGTTCCGCCACCACCACCGCCGCCTGCAATCACTAAGTAATCAAATGCCGATGGCGCATTTCCTAAATCGGGTGAGTATCCAACACGTAACCCTCTGCCAATGCCGGCACCGCCTGCTACTATTAATGCGCCAGTAGTAGTTGATGTCGACGGCGTAGTGTTGCTGGTTATGATCTGTTGTGTAGTTGTGCCGCTGAATGTACCAGCTGATCCTGCATAGCCAATTGATCCCGAGTAGCCAATTGATCCTGCATATCCTAATCCTGCCGAACCAGTGTAACCAGCTGGACCCGAACTGGTAAACGATGCACCATTGGCCCAAAATATACCACCACTGGTAATTAAACTGCCGGTAGTGGTAATATTTCCACTGGCAACAATACTGTTGGCATATTCTGTATTGGTTATCGTTTCATAGTTTAATGTAGTAATGTTACCAGTTACTACTAAATTGCCACCAATGTATAAGTCGCCGGATACGCCTACTCCGCCAGTGACTACTAATGCGCCTGTGTTAGCACTAGTACTTGGAATTGCACTATAGGATAGTGTGTTGTAGTATTGGCCAGCAGTATCTGTCAGTACCGTACCGGTGGTTGTTGCATCGTATGTATCTTTATGGTAATAAAGATTAATCTTATAATTAACGCTGCCAGATAAACTTACTGTTTCGGTGTATACAACACTATCATTTGTATATAGGTAATTAAATGTTAGTGTTGATCCAGTTTTTCGTACTCGGAATCTAAATGCAATATTACCAACATTGGTGAATGCATAATGTATCAAAGGTCGAGCCAGGCCAGCGGATGGATATGCCGTATAGCTGGCCATATCAAGTGCCGCAGTATAAGTGCTTGTGTCGACGTTTAAATAACCTATCCCAATTTCGCCTGTGTACATACCAATTCCAGGGAATTCAATTTTAAAATCAAAGTCTGGGCTTGCTGTTGTAAATGTATAGTTAGCAGGATGATTGTAACCCGTAGTAGCATTAGTTAACGATATTGAACTTATATACCCAGATGTTACTGCTGTTGCCGATCCAATGTATACATTGCCGTTAATTCCGGCACCGCCTGCGACTACTAATGCACCTGTTGTAGTGCTAGTTGACGCAGTGGTGTTGCTGGTTATAATCTGCTGTGTAGTTGTCCCACTAAAAGTACCTACTGATCCAGCATAGCCAATTGATCCAGTATAACCAATTCCACCAACACTTCCGCTGTAACCGGTTGATCCACTATATCCAACACTTCCGCTGTAACCTGCTGATCCACTATATCCAATTGGGCCGCTACTAGTAAACGATGTACCATTTGACCAAAATATACCCTGCGTAGTAGGAATTACTAAATTACCGCCAATATATAAATTGCCTGCTATACCAGCGCCACCACTGACTACTAATGCGCCAGATGTGGTGCTTGTGCTAGTGCTAGTAGCATTGGCTGTACCCGAAGCATTAAAACTAATTGTCCCGCTGGTTAAGAACGTGTATATTACATAGCTGCCACTTGTAGTTACTGTTGCGTTTGTTGTTGTTGCGGTTGCATAGGTATTAGGATGACGAATAATTACAATACCTGAGCCACCAGCACTACCATTACCGCCACCACCTCCGCCGGTATTTGCAGCACCATTTCTTCCCGGACTAGCGCCAGATCCGTTGCCACCTCCGCCCAGTCCACCAACAGTTGCACCAGTTGAGCCAGCACCGCCGCCTGCATAATACGTAGGAGTTCCAGAAATATTTGTTTGTACGCCGACACCACCATCGGTTGGAGTATTGCTCAACGATGTGTTTAATGCAGCAGCGCCAGCACCGCCTCCACCGCCGCCTGCATAGTGTGTGGATCCGGTACCACCTGCATAACCTTGTCCTGTTGTGCCAGAACCGGCTGGTACTGTAGGTTCTGCAGATCCACCGCCGGATCCACCATTGGCACCACCAGCACTCATTGATACACCGCCACCAGCATTGCCACCGCCACTGTTAGGTCCACCGCCACCACCACCTAGAGATACGATAGATACTGCACCGCCTATGATAGAAGAATTTCCACCTTTAAATCCGGTTACTTCTTCGCCACTAACAGCAGTTCCACCGTTACCAATTGTTACGGTATACGTTACACTAGCTGATACTGCTGCAGGAGATTCTGCGCTGGCTCCACCGCCTGACATTTCTCCAACTACACTAGATCTATAACCACCTGCACCACCACCACCAGACCAATAATATCCACCACCAGACCCGCCGCCTGCAACTACAACATACTCAATAGTAGCAGGGGCGCCGGATGGGGTAGTGTACACTCCACCAACAAATAAATTACCAGCAATGCCGCCGCCGCCGGCAACCTGCAATGCGCCTGTTATGGCACTAGTAGATGGTGTTGTATTTGATGTTATTATCTGTTGTGTAGTTGTGCCGCTGAACGTACCCGTTGATCCAGTATATCCTGCATTACCAATGCTTCCACTATAACCAGCCGAACCAGCATAACCGCTTGATCCGGCATATCCAGCAGATCCTGCATAGCCAACTCCGATTGATCCTGCATAGCCGCTTGATCCGGCATAGCCAACACTGCCTGCATATCCGGCAGATCCTGCATAGCCAACACTGCCTGCATAGCCAACCGAACCAACGTATCCTAAATCACCGCGGTCACCAGTCCTGGCAAATGTAACAATCAGCGATGTGCCATTAGTAAATGATCCCGGACCCGACAAGTAGGAGATGGGCACATGGAAATGGTTGTGTACCGGCGCGCCTTCTTCGGTATGATTACCAATAATTGCAAACATTGCATAGTTTGCATTGTTTCCATTTTCTACTACAGTAAAATGTCCCTTGATGCTGGATGTTGAGTCGTCAATAGTTTGTAAGAAACTGTAGGCCGATACTCCCAACTTATCATAAAAGTTGATGTACATTACCGTAGCAGACGATAGTGTAGTTGAATCAAATTCAACGTTGCCTGATGTAGGATCGGTTATGGTAGTATCACTGCTGTAAGTGTAAGAAAAAGCCTCGCCACCAAAATTACCATCGTTACCTTTAGAACCCGTATAACCAACGCTGCCAGCGTATCCAGCACTACCTGCATAACCTTTACTGCCAGCATATCCCAACGCACCGCTGGCACCCTTAGGACCCTGACCGCCCTGAATACTATCTTCAATAGCTACATAATCAATTTGAGTTTGATGTGCTACATTGCCGGTGTTACTATGGTATAGTCTAATTGTGGCTGCTCCACTATTAACATAATTAGTAGAATCTATTACTTCTAATGCAAACTGATAAAAGCCGCCTAATCCTGTATAAGATCCAATATTATCCCATACTGTTGTTAAATTATTATATACTTGAACATAAATTATGTGGCCAGAATTCTGTGTATAATTAATATTTAATGCAACACGATTGAACTTAACGACACCAGTAAATCCAACAGTTACTATCCAAGCAGGTCCTGCATGCGTGCCGTCAGTAATGGTATAATAATTGCCATCGTTAAAAGTTTGTATGTCAGTCAACCCGCCAGACACATAAACACCATCAGTTAGCGATATTGATTGCGCTGTATAAGTCAACGATTCTGGTGTAATACCGCTAGCACCAACAGGGCCTGTTGCTCCTGTTGCACCAAATGATCCTGTATAGCCAATTGGACCTGTTGCGCCTTGGTTACCTTGTGGTCCAGTTACATTACCTACGTCTGCAAATGCAGTTCCTGACCAAACAGCCAAGTGACCATTTGCAGCTATAATGTAGCCATCACCAAAGTTGCCCACTACAGTATCGTCTGGCCCATTTAACCATGTTAAACTAGGAACTGATCCAAGTATGGTAATACTAGTTCCATCAATACCTTTGCTACCTGTGTAACCAAGCGAGCCTGCATAACCAACGCTGCCGACATAGCCTTCGCTGCCTGTATAGCCGACGCCGATCGAGCCAGTATAACCAAATGCGCCAGTTGATCCGCTGGCACCCATAACGCCTGTTGCACCAGATGATCCTACTGGGCCAACAATTTTTCCAATATCATTCCATTGTCCGGTTGACACGTTCCAGAACCATAATGCGCCATCTAAGTGGGCAGCACCGTCGCCGGTGGTAACTATCCAGCCGTAGCCAGCAAACGTATTCCAATCCATTGGCGCTGCGGGCAAGTCGGCAATAGTTGCTTTGGTACCTTGTAAGGTAACACTAACACCCTGCGCACCGGTTGGACCTGTTGCTCCAGTGGCTCCCGAAGCACCAGCGCCTGTTGCACCACGACTGCCTATGTATCCAGCACTGCCGGTATAGCCGTTACTGCCAGAGTAACCCGAAGCCCCAGTGGCTCCAAATCCTGTAGCACCCGTTGGACCAGTTGCGCCTTGTGTACCCGGTGTACCTCTGCTGCCAACATAACCATTTGACCCTGCATACCCAGAACTACCTGTGTAGCCAATTGGGCCAGTGGCACCAGTGTTGTAATACGGAACACCATTTGCGTAGAAATAATGGTCTGAGTATATATTACCAGTTATTGTAACATTGCCTGTGGCTGTTAAATCTACTGTAGATATTAAATCGGCACCAGTGATAGCAGCATATGTACCAGTTGTTATAAAACTTTCTGCGTATACATTTCCAGTTACAACAATTGTATTAGCATATTCTGTATTGGTTATTATTTCGTAGTTTAGTGTAGTAATGTTACCAGTTACTACTAAATTGCCGCCAACATATAAATTACCTGTGATACCTGCACCACCTGCTACAGTTAATGCCCCTGTTGAATAGTCAGTGCTAGCTGTGGTATTTGCTACAAAAAATGTATTATCTGTGCCGTGAACTCCCTGTGCAACCCGCGACCAGGCATTGTTTGTAGCAGAATAGATGTAGGTAATCCCATCTATCACTGTTACTGTATTGCCCGCTGGTGTTGTTGGAAATGTCATATTAGTATTTACCCATTAATAATCATGCGTTGCCTGCTGGAACTGCGCCTGCTGGCAAAGAATATACAAAAGGGCCGGTGCCCCAATTTATACTGCCAGACCCTGTACTAGAACTTGTTCCGTCGTAAACAGCAAAATATAGCTGCCCCGATCCAAAAATTACCTGCGGTGCTGCTCCATCAAATGATACAGTTTGCGCATCTAAATCAACCAAAATCCTATAGGTAGTCCCGGTAATCATTGGTGCTAAAGATCTGCCCTGGCCGCCATTGCCGTTATAGCCTGATCCATCATGATAATTTCCTGCCCTGGTAGGCACACGTTGAACTCCTATGTAGCATCCGTAGCCGTCACTGCCTGCTTGTATTGATGTGAATTCAAAGTATATTTTACCCAAAGTTTGACGTAAAGCATAAAGAACTGATGCAAATTGTCCTGTTGTAGTAACTGTATTTCCTGTAACCGTAAAACTGCCGCCGCTCCAAGTTGGGTCGTAAGTTAAATCATTTGCAATTGTCTGACTAATAATTTTAATACCACCTGACAATGTTATCCCAGTTACAGTTAGTGCCATTTACTCAATTCCGTTAAAGTGTAGGCGATGTGCTTAAATATTTTACTGTGGGCCCAGTAAAATCTAGCCAGAATGAGTAAGCGCCATTACTAACAAATTCGTACATTCTATCATTAGTTGTATTGTACCAGAAATCCCCCACTGTTGCTCCAGTGGGGCTAGTATTGCCTACTCGGGTTGTTGACGAACTAAATGCTTTTCCATTGGCCCAGAACATACCCTTGGTAGTGATAACCGAAGAAGTAGTAGAAATATTACCAGTGGTGATTATGCTGCCAGAATTGGCGTCAATGGTTAAATTGCCTACCGTGAGGCCGTTTTTTGCTACAAAATTTTTAGTTGCCACAGTTCATTTTCCCTATAGGCTTGTATGTTATTTATCTAGAATAACTCAAGCTATGGGTGGCACTATTATCCCTTACGTATTACATACCCGGTTGCAGTACTAGACCCTAGTGTAGTGCGCTGATAGGTAATTGTAACACTGCTGCTGTCACCAATTGCGTACAGATCAATGTTACCATCAGTTACGTCTGATGCGTAGTTAGCTACTTCATAGTCGTTGTCACTTAACAATACTGCATATTCAGTGAAAAATGTCATGATTCCGTTGTTAATGCAATCAATTGTGCTAAATTTATATCTATTATTGATGTTGTCAACTGCACTTAGTAACCATCTCACAGTAGTGGTGCCAGACAACGGAGTATGATCAGCAACCACCAATTCATCTGCAATAGTAACATGCCCATTGTAGATGTTGCTGTCAACTACATAAGGACTACCATCGGCATTTGATATACTGTCAGAATACACTTTTCCAGCAGTGATATTATCAGTAGTAATATTGCCAGTGGTAATACCAAAAGTATTAATAATGTTGCCAGAATAAACATTACCAGTGGTAATGTTGCTAGTAGTAATACCAAAAGTATTAATAATGTTGCCAGAATACACTTTTCCAGCATTGATATTGCCAGTGGTAATGTTGCTAGTAGTAATACTAAAAGTATTAATAACGTTGCCAGAATAAATATTGCCAGCAGTAACGCTGGTGTTGCTAACAATATTACCGGCAGTAACACTAACAGCACTAATGTTGCCGCTTGTGCCACCAGATCCACTGATTGCTTTAATATTACCGTCGGTGTGTTTAATATAAAGTATGGCATCGGCTGTGTTAACAGCAATTTCGCCCACTTCGAGGTCTCCAGCCACTGGAACTTTTCCAGGAACCGCAGATCGTTTTAATTTAATTGTGCTTGCCATAATTTATGGACCATCCTAAGTGCTATATAGCCAATGCATAAAATAAAACCAGGATTTTGAAGCCCTGGTTACCTGCATTATAAACTTCAATAAAGTATTTATTCTCTAATAGAATCCGCCATCAATTGTTGCAGAAACATTGCCAACTGTTAGTGTTTTAGTAGTAGAAGCGTAAGTCATGTATTGATTGTCAGTTATAAACCCAGATGCGCCGGCAATTAGTACACGACCTTCAATTAAATGCGGATCCTTAAATTCATCTGCGGTAACTGTACCAGTAAAATTACCAATGCCTTCCACTCTGATTGGCTTGCTAAATTCCCATGCATCGGTTGTATGAACGTAATTCATTGTTGCCGATCCATCGGTACCTAAATTTAGAGTTATGCCGCCGCCACTGGATTGCTCGGCGTTTAGGGAGTCATTGCCTAATTCTATATTTAAATCTTTGATGCTAACTGTAGTTGCATTTACTGTGGTTGTAGTACCTTGTACTGTTAAATTACCACCTATTAGCACATCACTTGTAGTTGTTATCGAATATGCACTAATATTGCCGTTGGCAACAATGTCCTCCCCAACATAAACATTACCACCAATGCCAGCACCACCTACTACTTGTAAAGCACCAGACGTTGTACTAGTTGACGGATCTGTATTAGCTGTTACTAGTTGCTCTGACCCCAAGAAAGTGCCAGCTGGTCCAACACTGCCTGTGTATCCAACACCTCGAGAACCGGCAAACCCAATTCCTGTAGGGCCAGTGGCGCCAGGTGGCCCTGACGCACCAATACTACCTGCATATCCTCTTAATCCAGTTGAGCCAGGAATTCCTTGTAATCCTTGTCCAGTTGCACCAGTTGGGCCGGTAGCGCCAGGTGTACCAGTAGGGCCAGTAGGGCCTACTGTTCCGGTATCTCCTTTAATACCGGCTGCACCCGAAAGATCAGTTGTGTAAACATAGCTGTTGCCAGTCCACAAGTATAGTCTAGAATCCTCTGCGTCATCAACGTTTCCAGTATCAATTATAGCAAATTGCCCAGGCACAATATCAATTGGGGTAGTATCTGCATCTAAATTAGATACTGAACTATAAGTTTTTGCAATTGAGAATCCTAATCCTGTTAAACCAGTGGCACCAGTTGGGCCGGTATCGCCAGTCTGGCCTGTTATACCCGTTGATCCCCTAGATCCTTGTGGTCCAGTTGCTCCTTGTAATCCAACTCCGGTTGCACCGCGTGGGCCAGTAAACCCAGTAGCACCAATTGGACCAGTTGCGCCCCCTGGGTCTCCAGGAGAGCCGGTATTGCCTTGGCTGCCAGTGTAACCTATGCCGGTTGCACCAGTCGGTCCAGTTGCTCCTGTAGACCCATAAAATCCAGTTGGACCAGTTGGACCAGTTGCTCCAGTTAAGCCAGTTGCTCCCAATATTCCTTGCAGTCCAGTTGCACCGGTTATACCCGAGATTCCAGTTGCACCTTGGGTACCATTTAACCCGTCGTTTCCTGAAATTCCAGTGGCGCCCCGGGGTCCAGCTACGCCAGTTGCTCCCTTTGGCCCAACTATACCAGTTGCTCCTTCCAATCCAGTGGCCCCATCTGGACCAATCGGCCCGGTTGCTCCAGGCGGGCCAGTGTCGCCAGTGACACCATCTGTTCCACTAATACCAGTTGCTCCAGTTAAGCCAGTTGACCCTATAATACCTTGTACACCGGTTGCGCCAACCGGGCCAATTTGGCCAGTGGCACCGGTGTTTCCAACTAATCCAGTAGCACCAATCAATCCTTGTGGCCCGATTACACCAGTTGCGCCTGGGATACCAGTAGCACCAAGCGGGCCAGCAACACCAGTTGCTCCTATACCAGTTGCCCCACGTGGACCAGTTAATCCTTGTGGCCCAGTTGCCCCGTCGGCGCCTGTTGCGCCTGCTACCCCTATAGCGCCAGTATCACCAATTGGACCAATTAGTCCTGTTGCACCAATTAGTCCAGTGTCTCCAGTGGCACCCTGGATACCAGTAGAACCTCTTGGCCCTGTTGCTCCTGGTGGGCCCGATGGGCCGACTAGTCCGGTTGCCCCTGGGATACCCGGGTCGCCGGTTAAGCCAGTTGCACCTAAAGAGCCAGTTGCACCTAAAGAGCCAGTTGCTCCAGTGGCTCCTATTCCTGTTGCACCGCGTAATCCTATTAATCCCTGTGGGCCAGTAGCACCGTCAACTCCGGTTGCTCCTGCCAATCCTTGTGGACCTGTTGCCCCTGTGATGCCAAGAGAACCAGTTGCACCGAGTAAACCAGTGGCACCTGTTTCGCCAGCACCGGTTGCCCCAATTGGTCCCGCTGGGCCTATTAGCCCGGTAGCACCGGCAACGCCGGTTGCACCTAAAATACCTTGTAGACCAGTGGCACCAGCCGGTCCAGTAATTCCAGTAGCACCACGAATACCAGTGGCACCAGTGGGACCCGGTGTACCAGCTGATCCTACTACTCCTGTTGCCCCCGGTGCACCGGTTGCGCCAATTGGTCCCATAACACCTGCGCCAGTTGCTCCATTTGCTCCAGTTGCACCTGTTAATCCTTGCAGTCCAGTTGCACCAATTTCTCCGTATAAAGTCCCATCTACGTGGCGTAATTGATCTGTATATATAGACCCTGCATATACATTGCCGCCAATGCCTGCGCCTCCTGCAACAATCAGAGCACCTGTAATTGTACTAGTACTGTCTGTGCTATTGGATAATGTTAATGATCCAACATCAAATGTTCCTGCATTGCCTGTTATAACGCCACCTGCCGATGCTGTTCCATCAGAAATAAATTTCAAATGCCCAGTTGTATTGTCCCAGGCCAAAAATGCATATTTTTCTATTCCATTGACTGATTTGTAATAATTAAACTCAATTCCGATATCTTTACCGTCGTCAACAGTTAGGGATGTACCATCAGTGTGTAAAATTATTAATGCATCATTTATTGTTGTGTTTGTAGATTCAATAGTAGTCACATTGCCAGCTAATACTAGATTACCTGTTATTGTTAAATCCACAGTGGTTAGTGATGTTTGTACACCAACTTGCGTAATATAAGGCTGCGATGCTGTTACTACTGTACCAGTTAATTGATCAGCAAATATATTATTTGCATATACATTGCCCGCAATGCCAACTCCCCCGGCTACTTTAACAGCACCAGTAGTGGTGCTGGTGCTTTCTGTAGTATTGGATACTCTGAATGTGGTTCCAAGTACCGTTGAAGTTACATTACTTGCTGTTCCAAGATTTTTTAATGGAGCAGGCTGTCGTAGATATCTAAACATTTATGTTTTAACTCATTATTTCGTATGACATAACATACTGCAACACGCCAGCTGTTGTGGCAGAAACCCTTAACGAATCGCCTTCTTCAAGATATATGCTAGTATCTTTAGCAATAGCAACTAAAGAATCCCCCACTGGCACCGGAATAGCATTGCCAATTTTATAGCTTACCGAACTTCTGAATATATCAATGGTAACTTTGCTGTCAGACGCACTTAAATTAGTAACGTACATCACATTTATACGATATGATTGCGAACTATTAACCGAATTTGTTAATATCGCTGTGAGAGTATTAGGCACCCAATCGGCTTTGGTTTTACCAATAATAGATGTTGTAGTAATTAAATTAGGAGCTGCCATTTAAAATCCAATTCAGTAGCAAGGAATAACATAAATCTTGTTCGATTATGTATTTATGTCCGTTGCCAACTACGCTGATCAAGTTTTAAGCTAATCTAATATAAAAACCGCACCATTTATCCAGATATCTGAGTGTAGTAACATCATTGGCGGTACTAGCAGCATAATTGGAATAATACCCTTCGTTGTACATTTCAATGGTAACTTGCTGCCCAGGAGCAGCCAATCCAGCATGCACTACTGCAACAGACATGTCAGAATCTGCTGTGTAAGGCTGGCTACCCCAAACAAGATTGCCAGTTAAACTGCCTGTTACTGTAACATTAGGATACGGCCCGCAAATAGTTTCTTCTGTGCCAGGCGGTGGCGGGGGAGGAGCAGGTGGCTGTGGGGGCGGTGGCGGGGGGGGAGCAGGTGGCGGGGGAGGAGCAGGTGGTTCATATTTTGTAATTTTTATATCAGTTACATACAAACTTGCACCTAGCGCAGTTCCACCAGAGAAGTCAAAACTTCCACTTACAAAAACAAATTTATAACGCCCAGTTTGTCCAGATCCTACAGTGTAGGTTATTTGTGCCCAAGCTGTGGTTGCACCACCACTGTCACCTGTTTGATTGAGCAATTCAATTGTAGCACCTGTATCAACGTTAAGTAAATAGGCAAAAATATCGTAAGCATCATTGCCGCCTTGCGCTTTCCACCAGAAATATATAACATCGTCGGTAACTAAATCTACAGCAGTTTTTGTAACCAAATATGGGCCATGTATAATACCATAGCCAACTGTAGTGCCTGTGCTAAACAAGTGTATTGACTTGGCGGGTGCAGTGATACTAGACGGTAAATCAGTATCTAAAGTTGCACTAAATGTAAAGCCGCTAGGCACTTGATCGTCGCCAACACCAAATCCGCCCGATCCCTGAGGATGTTGAGTTGAATCAGTTGGTGTTGGATATCCTTCAATTGTAGATAGTCCGTCTAATTTTATCTGGCTATTAAAAACTTTCCATCCTGGGGTTGATAGTGTATTGTCTCCATTGTCTAATAGCGATCCTTGACTAAAATTACCATTATAAAAAGTAAATAGTACTTTAGCAATAAACCCGCCGGACCAGCTTAGTGTTACTTTTTTAGACATTGCAGGCGATGTCCAATGTGCCCAAATTGTAATTCGAGCGCCGACACCGCCTATGCCAGTGATAATGCCTTCACCATTTACAGTAGTAATAGTTAAATTTGTAGGTCCGTACGTAACCCCGTTAACAATCATTGTTGTGCCCGGGTCGTCAACAAATAATTCATAAGAAGTGGCCGTGCCTCCGCCAGTCTGAGTATCATTTGCAACTACTTTAAAGTTTAGAACTTCATTAAATCCACCACCACCTACTAGGTAACCATTAGTGTCAACTGTAATATTTAATCCGCTAACATGTGAATTTTGTTCACCGTCGGTATAATACGCAGACCATGGTCCTCTACCCGGCGGTGGTGGTGCGGGAGGGCTCCCCGACGTGTCATTGACCCTGACAGCAGTTGAACTTGCAACTATTGGCCCATTGGTTGACCCAGTTCTTAAATTAATAGTTATTGTTTCAGGGCCTTCAGTTGTGAAATCATTCACCAACCGCCGTTTTAAGTAGCCTGTGTTATCTTTAATGTATATTGACCCAGAATTTGCTTGATCATCAAAGTCTGCACTATTAGTAGTTCCTTCGTTAGTCCAATAAACTATCGAGTCATCTGGAACATTTATTGTTTTGATAACGTAATTAACACTTCTATTTTCATCCAATGTACTAATTGCACTAAATGAATTGGTTTGTTCAAATAGATTTAAAATTAATCCATGATTTTGAGAAAACAAATTAACTGGAATTGAAATAATTTCGCCTGTTTCTTGAACTTGTACAATGTCCCCTGAATGATATGTCACTGTAGTATCACACCCGGCATTATTTAAATCAATGTAATAGCCACCATCTTTAAAATTCTGCCCATACCCCCCTCGGATGCTCGGTAACACACTTATTTTAGTTTCGTCGGCAAATATATCATTGGCCGCCCCTTCACCTAAGAATATGCTCATGTTTCCAGCTGGAACATCATATTTGTATTTTTGAGCATTGGTTACTGTGCCTGTATTTGATTTAGGAGCATATATAACATTGCCGTTTACTCTCCACTGTCCCGGCACTGCTATGCTTACAGCAACCATACTTAAATTGTTTAATTTGGTTGTGTCCCAGTTAGCCCACTCCCATTTTGCATAAACGTCTGGTGGACCTACAGCTAATGTACCTGGCACTTGGTTGATTGCTACTACATGCCCGGGGGAACTATAAGTTGCTGCATAGATTTGATTATCAAATACAGGTGCGTCTAACCAAATTGGTAAATCAAATGCATTGTGCGAAGTAACCCATGTTATTATAGTCCAGTAAGCAGCAGAAATAGATGTAGTATCAGCAGGTGGGGAAAATTTAAATGTAGTAGCATGACTAACTGGATTATTTTTACTAAATCTACTGTAAGTTCTAACGCGGTAGTTGTCGCCAGGATACACATCTGCCATATCATGGCCATCATCATCGTCTTGCTCCCAGAGCTTGGTAGTACTCGTACTTCTAACCAAACTTGTTTTATTCTTATACCACCAAGTCAATAAGTTTGAACTGTTATCAATTGTGCCACCTGTGTAAATTGAATAATATTGTTCTGCAGGTATTAGATTTGTTATAGTAACCGGTGTTGCTGTTGCAACAATTATCCCAGACTCTGACTCTGTTCGTAATACTAAAATCAGTCTCTGGTCGGACTCTGGCACGTTAGCAGCTATTTTTCTAGTAATTGCACCAGCATTGTTGGTGATTGTAACCGACCCGCTGCTGGCAGAATCTGCAAAATAAGAACTTGCTACATTTCCAAAATTACTCCAATATAATACAGTATTATTTTCTACATTAGTAGTATAAACGTTAAATGTAACTGTTCCATTTTCATTGACTATCTGTGTATCGGGTCTGACAAAATATGTTCTTTGAGTCTTAGAAGTATCGTATACCACTACCGTATCTGCTAGTGCAACAACCGGGCCGGCTAACGATTTTGTTCTAAGTTCCATTATTATTGTTTCGGGACCTTCGTCTAAATGGTCTGCTACTGCCGTTTTAGAAAATGTAGCAGAATTATTTTGTATTACAACACTTCCATGCCCTGTGCCGGTTGTTAATGCCCAGCTAATGGCAGCATATCCGCTATCACCATCTGCCGACAAAAAATCTGAATATGTTCCGCCGTTGTCAGCATAAGTTTGTGAAAATTCCAATGGAACTTCAGGAATCAGATCTCTACCGTCTGACCCACTGTATGCCCCATTATCGCCAGCGGTGCTATATAAAGTTCCGCTATCTCCGCCTAACCACCCGCCACCACCGCCACCACTTCCTGGACCATCGGTTGGTGTAGCCACTCCGTTGTTACCACTGGTTGTTTCGCTTGAAACATAAAGCTGTTGAGGTTTGCCGCTGCCATTAACACTAGATCCTGCACCGCCGCCACCGCCGCCACCAGCAGCTACAATTTTAAGTGAGTTATTAACCAACAGCAGTGATGCGCCACCGCCGCCGCCGCCGGATCCAGAACTCCCCCAAGGGCCACTTTTACCCCCAGTGCCCCCATTGTATCCAATGGTTGTTACAAATAAATTAAATGCAGCAATATTGCCAGACAAGGTTGACACCGAACCAACATAACTTCCCGGTTTATATACTGTGCTAGTAGGAAGTATAGAACTATTGTAAACAACTTGTCCGTGTACTATTACCCAATATTGTTGTGCTGTAGTAGCATCTTGAGTTACTTCATCATTCAGAGTGTACCATCCATTGCCAATTGTTATTGCAGCAGGATCATTGGTTAGATTGGCAACTAAACTAGAATAATATGTTGCATCTGTTCCCTGGCCGCCTGCGCCGCCATTGGCGCTGGCATTAAAATACCCGCCTCCTCCACCACCACCTATGTAAAATCTAAGTGTGTCCCCAGGAGTCACCGGTAACGTACCAGTAACTCTATGTCCAGGATAACCTGAATAACCAGGATAGCGATCGTTGCCCCCTGCGCCGCCACCTGCACCAGCAATGTCAATTTCAACACTGTCAACATCTGCAGGTACAACCCAGGCATACATCCCAGGAGTATCGTATGTTGCCGTTGATTGAATTCCAAAATCAGCTGCCGATGTAGTACCTATATTGTTCCAATATAAAACTGTATCATTTTTAACATTAGTTGTAGTAATTGTATACGTCAAAGTTTCAGATTCTTTTATATACAATTTGTCTGGTGCAATAGTATAAGTTGGCGGATCTAATACATATACAATTTTAGACACTGTTGGTGTTATACCAACTAATGTTACAGTCAATGGCTCGTTGTCGTCTGGCAAATAATCGTTTTTAAGATTTAAAACTAATTGCAAGAATCCCGGTTCAACAGGTCCAACTACAAACTCGCCTGATAAGCTAGTAGGCGGCTTTCCGTTAATTTGATCAAAATCATCTAATGTTATCCCAGCACCAGAAATTACGTAAGGTATTCTGGTGCCGTCGGGCTTATTGGTTTTTAATGTAAATATAACATTTTTTCCATTTTCAAAAATTTGGTTCATATTATATCACCATCAAAAATATTAACGTCTAGATCGTATGTGTATGTAATCGCACCAATTACATTATATAAACGCATTTAGGTGGACCTATTTGCCCAGTCTGAGTCATTAAAGTATATGTAAAACTATCAAGCCCTTCATAATCGGGAAACGGCACATAGGCAAACTTTTTTCTATCACTTGTTATACGCACATATCCGTGTTGTGGTTGAGATATTACTATTGGCTCTGAATACTTACCAACACCAACTCTAACATTTAAAAAACTGTTATACAAGTTAATAGCTTTTGTATCAGTTGCATCTACGACCACTGGATTGTTAGTAACTTTAGCATATGTAGGTGCATCGGGACTACCAGGGGCCCATCTGCCACGAGTGAATCGTTGCGTAAAAGTATCATAGTTTTGTATATTATCAATATCAATTACAGTAGCATTAACCGACACGTCCGGAGATGTATCGCATATAACTGTTACTATTCCGTATACTTCTTTTTTAAAAATTATTTTATTATCAAATGTAATATTAAAAGTTTCAAACGGCATAGCCGACGTTTTTTCAGTTGCATAATGATAATTCAGTATTCTGGTTCCGTTAACTGGCGGAACATTACCTACTATATTATAAAACGTAGGATTTATCAGTGGCACTAAATTTCCTGTTATATCCAATGCCTTAGGTATTGGCGGAAATATATCTACAGCAAATGGTGTTCCGTCTGCTGCAATTTCAAAATTAATTTCGCAATACGAATTATACGAACTGCACACATCCATTTGTGCAAAATCGTCTATCATTTTAAGATTATTAACACCTCTAGTATTCCATATTATGGCGCCTGCCGGATTTGTCACTGTTGCTGCTACACCATTAATTTTATATTCAATTTCTTTTACACTCGACGTTGCCCATATTCTATTTCCGCTAGCATCTTTAATCACAGCACCTATGCCTGCTTGCGCAATTATATTCGATGCTGTTATTTTAATTATCCATATGCTAGCTTCCATAAAACTAGAACTAATAAACGCATTTTGATAGTTGTCACTGATCTCGGTTTGATTAGTTTCAACTATTAGTTCAAAATCAGAACTTAAATTGTTTTTATTTTTTATATATAAACTTCCTATGCCGTCGGCTGAAAACTCAAATGTATATGTTTCGCTGCGAGGGATTATAACTTCCCAAATATAATCACCGTTGCCGTCCCAAACTCCGTATTCAGTTATTAAAGTATTCCAATTGCTATTTGACACCTTAGTTGCAGGATAATATTCTTTTGATTTAATCAATCTATTATAATCTGCTGCAAATATTTTAATTTTATACCAACCACAATTATCAATATAATATGCAGTTGAATTAACAGTACTGTACTGGTCGTTAGGGGATCCAACTGTTTTAATAATTTCTATATTTCTTGCCTGCCCCGAAATTCCAGAACTTGACTGTAATTGTAAATTTGCTGTGCTATCTGCAGATATTGAAAAAACATATGTATCTGCTTTGGGTATAAACAAGTCCCATTCATAATATTTGTAATTCCATTTTAAACTAGATGTAATATTCTCAATTGTAAAATTAACCGAATCCATACCTGTTAATTGATCGCCTACCGCAAATACTAAAATAGAAGTGCTAGTAAAAGTGTCAGGAACAACTAAAGTACCAACTTGAGAATCGCTATTTCTGCCAGATGTTGAATATATATGATGATATAGTGTTTCTGTCAGTGGCAACGTTACTCCTAGGGCAACATCCCATATCCAATATCCAATCCTAAAATAGTATTCAGCGTTAAACTCACATGCCCAAGGAATGTAATCACCAGATTCAACTATTCGCATTTGATTAATTGGTGTTGTAATTCCAAACTTCAATAAGTCAGCCGCAGTAACATTGTATCCAACTAATACTATATCTTCTGTAGAAGCAGCTCCTGTTACAGGAGTTAAATTTTTAATTAATGGAATAATTCCATTGTTAAATTCTATGTTAGTCCAAATACTTTCAGCGGGCGTTGTGATCATATCATTTGTAATGTCGCCGGACGTTTTGGCTACATTCCAAATACTAAAATGTGTAAGGTAGCCAGAGAATTGTGTTGTTGCATCTAGTTTTTTATTTCCTATTATTAAAGGGTTTGCACTAGCTTCGGATGTACGCACAATGTCGGATATTGTATCAATCAGGACTCCGTCAATATAAACTCTCAGGGTAGTGCCATTTTCTATTACCACTGATAAAAATGTGTTAACATTTGGGTAAATAGTTGCAGTACTATAATACCAAAATTCATCAATAGCATTGATTCCCCAATCTATAGCAACTGAAATTTTTCCATTTGCCTCAATATAAATTTCGTATTCGTTATTTTTACTTGCAATTACTCCGCCTTTTGTTGATGTTCTATGCACCCAAGTTTGTATAGTGTAAGAACCAGTAGGATTAAAAGACAAATTAATCTTAGGCGAACTATCAACTGTAACAAAACCAACAGTGTTATTTGTACCAAATTTTATTGCCATCTCGGATCTGTTAGGTGGTACAGCAAATGTAACATTATTTGATATAGTAACAGTTGCAGTAGGCTCGATTAAATCTATTAGATTATCGGCTGCACTATTTACTTCTAACTGTAATAGTGGACCCAAAGTTGTTATTGTTAGTGTCCCCGATGCTACGCCACTTGTACTGCCACCATCTAATATTCCAGTTTTAATTGTATACGTATTTTCAAAAATTCCTGATATGTTGCTTTCCCACACACTATACGTATTCAATAAAGTAGACCAATTTGGTGTTGTGGTTGTTACTATCTGGTATTGGTTGGCTCGTTCTCTATGGTTTGTTCCTACAATACCAACATTATTGTTATGCAAAATTGTGTTTTGATCAGTCGCATCATTGCATCCGCCGTATGCTTCAATTCCGTTACCTTTTCCACACCCTGGAATTCCTACCAGGATATACGATGATCTAATTTTAAACAACGTAGATTCAAAAATTTCTTCGCTTGCACCACATCGATACATAGCTTGAATTAATAACGGATCCAATCTATTAATCTTAGGATCGTTAAACGTGGTAATTATTACAATGTATTGGTCTGACGTTGCATTAAGTGTTGCGGCTAATTTTTTAGCTTCGTTGGGGTCAACTGACAAATTAAAATTTTTGTTGTATACTAATTTTCCAGTTTCTCTGAATATTTTTGATAAGTTATATGTGTCAGTTGTGGCTACTAATTTAGTATCTGTTTTACTATTATACACGCCAGCTTGTAAAATTCCGTTAGTGTCTCTAAGGCCGCGCGAAACAGCACGATAAGAAACATTATCACGCAAGTATAGCTCTAACCATCTATAAGAAAGAGGAGTAAAAGATAATTTTATTTCTTTTTCTCCATCTAAATAAAATTTTTCTTGATGATCTTTTCTATACCATTTATAAGGTGCTGGTGTTGTGCCAATATGTTTTAATATTGCTGCATTTACTTTTGGTGACAAACAAATGTCTACTATATTTAAATATCCTAGTTGTCGAGGGTGAATACCGTCGGGCATGCTTCCTACCCACACACTGTTTAACTCGTACGCGTCGGCTATTAAATCTCCATAGATAGCAGCGACTTGCCGCATTGCTATTGCATAAGGTTCTGTATTCCAATAGTAATTAAAGATAGGAGTCTGCCATATCATTTTCTGATCAGCTCGTAGTCCTTGTCTCAATGCAATTAAGTTATTTTTATATTCAAGGACCGGAATACCAAATTTAGCATCATTTAATCCGTGATTTATTACTACAATATTAGCTTCAATAGCGTCAGGCCAGGCTTCATTTACGCCGTCGGTGCCATTTAACAAATCGCCACTGGTACTATTGCCTTGCGATCGTGTAGTAATAATAAGTTTATATTGTGGTAGCAATCGAGTCAATAGCTGGGCAGGTGGCTCGGGGACTCTGGCAGTTATTGTATCTTCATTATTACAGACTCCGCATCTTGGTGCTAAAGAATCGGGATCGCGCCCGCACATAATACTATCACCAAACAACTCAATGTGTATAAAGTCGTCAATTGAGGATGAAATTGACGCAACATTCATCCCTATATCGACGGTTTTAGGTACAATTACCTGGTGATTTGGTACAAGTAAAGCCAACGGTTATCCTCCTTGAATATACCAGGTTACTGGGAATATTCTTCCTTTTTTAGGTACACAGAAATGATGTTCGTTAAAGTAAATACGATAATTCCAGTAATCGGTTGTTGCAATTTTTATTGCATCTGCTGAATAGTATTTACTCGCTTTATCCATTGCATCCTCGTAGGTTAGATATGCTTTGTCACCAATATATGTATATTCTTTTGTATATTCCATCATTGGCAATGTAGCCGATGAATTAATCAGACCAATTCCTTGACTTTGATTAGCAAATATACTTATGTATGTATTAAACACGCCGCCAATGTCAATCTGATCAGTGCCCCAGAATACTTCTTGATCTAATTCAAATGTCACACGGTAATTTATTAATCTTTCAGCGTCAAGTTCAGGAACAATTTGGTCTGACACTAAATGTTCGTCTTCAACTACCAATTGGAAATTAGTATTGTCTACTAGATGTTCGTCTTCGACTATCAGTGGGAATTTGTTAATTGTTAATAAATTTTCAGCATCAAGTTCCGGCGGCAATTCTGGTAGTACCAGATGTTCAGCATCAAGTTCCGGCGGCAATTCTGGTAGTACCAGATGTTCAATTTCCATTTCTAGTGGAAAAGATTTAAATGTTGTAATTGATTCAATTTCCAATTCTGCCAATGGTCTATTTGTTACTCCGTGTTCAAATTCTAATACTGGTGGCAGGTCTTGGAATACTAAATGTTCATTGTCTAAATTCATTGATGGCATGTTACCTGCTAATACCGTTTCAAATTCTAATACTGGTGGCAGGTCTTGGAATACTAAATGTTCATTGTCTAAATTCATTGATGGCATGTTACCTGCTAATACCGTTTCAAATTCTAATTCTATATTAGGTGCTAGTGTATCAATGATTGTTTCAATGTCTAATACCGGCGGTAAGGCCTTTGTTATTAAATGTTCAACGTCTATTTCTACTGTAGAGGACGCAAATAGTTCGCTAAAAGTAGCTGCCCCTGTTGATAAAGGTGCATTAAACATCTCTGTTATTTGAGGTATTAATACTATATCCATTTGTGTTAGCGATTCAGATTGATGCAAATCTGGATTAGATTCAATTTTATCGCTTACGTTAATGGTATAGTTTGATTCGCTGATAACATCCCCAGTCTGGTGTGTGTTTAACGTCATTGGTACTGTTATTGATGTCTCAAACATCTTAATGTTTCTTTCAGTAACAAAAGTATACTCCACTGGGAACGCAGCCGGGCTAGCATAACTATATGGGAAATTTAATACATTTTTAAGTGGCGCAATTTTTAGATACGAATACTTCATACCAATTGCAGCAACAAACTTAAACGGTTTAACATACGAGTAATTTTTGTCCAAAATAGACATATACTTGTCTGACTTTAAGTACGAGTAATTTTTAGTTAAAGCAGATTTATATGTATCCGACTCAATATACGAATATAAAGCATACGGTATTGATGCGTAAGGAATTGATTTAAGTAACGAATATGTTGATCCGGGCGCTGCCGTATATGCGTTAGATTTTAAGTAGGCATAGGTTGCACCCAGTGCTGCCGTATATGCATTGGATTTTAAGTAGGCATAGGTTGCACCCAGTGCTGCCGTATATGCATTGGATTTAAACAAAGAATAATTTGCGCTTGGTACCGCTGTATATGCATTGGATTTAAACAAAGAATAATTTGAACCCAATGCTGCTGTATATGAATTAGATTTTAAGTAGGCATAGGTTGCACTCAGTGCTGCTGTATATGCTTTGGATTTTAAGTAGGCATAGGTTGAACCCAATGCTGCTGTATATGAATTAGATTTTAAGTAGGCATAGGTTGAACCCAATGCTGCTGTATATGAATTAGATTTTAAGTAGGCATAGGTTACACTTGGTGCCGCTGTATATGCTTTGGATTTTAAGTAGGCATAATTTGAACTCAATACTGCTTTGTATGCTTTGTATTTTAAGTAGGCATGATTTGCACTTAACAATGCTGCGGTGTACGTAATTGATTTAGCAAGTGAAGCTACAGAAAAAAGATTAGATACTAAAGGATTTTTAAAAACTGATGTTGCTGATAGCACTAATTTTGTGTTTAACTTGATACCAAATAAATTTACAGTTGATAATACAATATTCTTTTTAGGCGCAAAGCCTGTAGTCCAATTTGAAATAGCAGGCATCCGTGGTATATTTTTTATAGAAGTATTGTTGTCAATTAAATTAGTGGTTAACTTTTTTAATGCCAGTAATTGGTCTTGATCAACTACTGGCATAAGGGTAGATAGATTGTTAATGTTTTTTAACTCTGGTATTTCTGGGGTTAATAAAGTGTTGACTAAATTTGTTTGTGGTAACATTGATTGTGGTGCGCTAATAACTTTATTTTGCATGTTCCAAATACCAATTGGTATATAGACATTGCTTGATATAGCTGAATCAAATTTAACTTGATAAATTGTAACTGGCGGCTCAGAATAATTAGCAATCAAGCGCGATATTGATATTTTGTTGCCATTGGTAACATTTGTTACATAACTACCTTTATCTACTCCGTCAATTAATATATTGGCATAAAGCGTATCAATATATAAATTACCAATGACTGTAGTACTTGCGGCCAATGTTATTTGGCTTGTAACAATGACTTCATTGGTAACTGTTACTGCATAATCAACTGTAGTATAAGTTTGTTGTCTAGCATAAGGATCAATTAAAGTTCCAAAATTTAAATAATCAAATACAGGATTTTTTCTTGTTCTAACAGATATACGCAATGCTTGCGACGAACTGGTAATTATTATATCTCGCGAATCGTAAATAGCAAACGAAGTTATGATATTATCAACATCAATTTGGTCGCCGGCATTAAAATAATAATACTGCCCAGGAACAAGCCGTTGTCTGAATACATCTAAATTTGTCAGATAAAATTGAAGATCGTTGCCCGCATTGCTAACTTTTCTGTAATATTCTGGTATATAATACAAATCATCTATTGGTACAATTGCTGTTGCACTCATGTAAATGCCAAGGTCCTGGTCATCGTACAAAAATAAAGTTTCAAAAATTGGATTTATTGCAGCATCTGACACCATTGGCAATACAATTTGTAATTCTGCAATACTAAGCATAGGTGCAACAACACTCAACGATAAATTATACGGAATAGTTAAAGAAATTACATCATTTTTTTGCAAGTATCTTGTACCAGTATAATCTGCACCGTTGACCGTAAGTTGCCCAAAACTTGAAGCAATTAGAACATTGGCCCCAATTGGAAAATCTTGTGCTACAAAAAGTTCAACTTTGGATTCATTAGAGAATAATGGGGTCGATTTAAAAATTTCAAGTTGACCGTACGGAACATACCCTGAAGAATTTTCTGTAAAACCGCCTGCACCTAATAGGCTCCATTTTCCGTCGGCTATATCACTAGTGAATAACACACTAGTTTGAGTAGATGCGTGAGTTGAAATTGATGCACGTACCGAATCGTCTGATGAAATACCAATAATTCTAGACTGTGTATGATTATCGTTGTTATAAAAAAATTCTGCATATTGATAAGACAAACCACTATAAAATCCCACTTCGTAAGTACGTTCAATTAATGGAATTTTTGTTTTAAATAACAACGATGTGCCAGATGATAATGTTTGAGGAGTATCAATGATTACAACTTGTTGTTGTATATTCAGTGGGCCTGTTATCAAATTGGCAACGCTATTAAGTGTTAATTCATCAATTGAAAATCGAACAGTATCATTTGTAGAAATATATTGAGCAGTTATAGCACTTGCAAAATTTATTGCAGTAGTTGTAGTATTGAATTGATCGTTGACGCTAACTGTTAAATTAGTATCAAATACTAATGCATAGTCAGTTGATACTATTTTCTTTTGTAAGATATAAACGTCATACAAAGGTACGTATTGATTTTCGTAAACTTTATCGTAATCGGTTTGACTAACATATACCGTATTAGTTTCAGCAGGCACTCCGGTTATAGTTATAGTGTTTGTTGTAGAATTTATGCTTGTTACATTGGTTATATCAGTGGTTGTTGCCGGATGCGACAATAAAAGCATTGTAGCTGTTGCTGCAACAGCAGCCGACGGTATTCCATTTAAATCACTTAATTGTGCCTTTTTAAACGACTGAGTGGGTACAGCAAAGTCTGCTGTATACACTGCAACTCCTGCTACCAATCTAAGATTTGATATATACCCTTGAAAGTATTTTGCCGGTGCTGAATTATTATAACCAATGGATGCAGCAGTCATTGAGTTGTTCCATGTTCCTGCTAACGTCACACTGCCAACATTGACACCATCAAGATACACATTCATTGTATCATCTACATTAACAAAAGCAATATGAGCCCAATTATTTTTATTAGGTATTGTAGCAGATAAAAATGTATAGGTACTAACGGATCTATTACTAAACAAATACCCAGTGCTTGTTATAGACCAAATCATATTACCAGATGGTCCCATTGCAGACACTATCGGAATTGCAGTACTAATAGAATTTCCTGCACCTGGGTCGCTAGTTCTATATATCCAACATTCAATGGTGTAATTACTTTCAGTGCTAGTCCCCAAATTGTTTACTATCCAAGCCGGAAAACTTAAATATTGGTTAGTGCCATTGAATGTATATCTCCCAATTATACCAATTGGGCCTGCCGTTGTTAATCCAACACCGCCATAATTTATTATTTCTGCAGCATTGTCCGATCTATCTATTATAATCCCAATGTTATCCACAGTTGTGGCTAGCATTTCAGTGCCGGTTAGTGCCCCTTCCTGAATAATTCTAGCACTAGGAGTTCCGTTAATGTTAGGTTCTTGCACAGCAGTCAATGGTATTGTTGACGGAGTAAAATCTGCTGTATAAACTTTTACATTATTGACTAAACGAAAATTACTTATATATCCATTGAAATATAGAGCATTTCTAACTATATCTAATCCAAATGTATAAGTAGCTTGAGTTGCATATGTGCTTCGATTAATCAACGTAAATTCAGATGTTCCAATACCATCAACATACATTTTAGATGTTTCTGTAGTCAACGAATCATTGATATTATTTCTACCACCAACTATGGCAATATGAACCCATGTATTAATTGGAATAATAGATGTAGTGAATAATTGGCTAGTGACGCCAATTGGACAATCTATTAGAATTTGTCCTGTACCAGGTGCCCTAAAAAGTGCCCACTTTTGGAGAGTGACCATTCCAGGGTCAACAGACAATATACATTGAATAGTAGTATCATTAGTTACATAACACCAAAATTCTATAGTCCAACAGAACACTCCTGCGGCTACTGTACCACCGAGACTTGCATCAAAGCGATTTGCACCATTAAACAACATACTACCAGTATTTGCAAACGGACCAAACGATGTTGGAATACAAGAATAAGTAGAACTAGATATTGTTGGGCCTGTCCGACCTTTGTTAATAAAACCAGATAATGTTTTAGTAGGTAAATTTGGAAGACCAATTACATAATCAGCAGTAATAGAGTTATCAATTGCGCCATCAACATATAAAGTAGTTGCAGCCGGGTTTACATATAATAATCTATCTGCGGTTGGTATTCCTGTTCTATAGTACCGTGAAGAAGTTGTTGCAGTTAGTGTATGATTTACTGTAGCCAATACATTTGATACCGTTGATGCTGTTTGTAGTGTTGTTATATCAAAGTCTGGAGTTGCCAATATAATTTTATTATTACCAGCATCAATTTTTCTTGCTACAACATGATATAATATACCCAGCTCGTATGCTGAAACACGAGTTGAAACTGTAATTCCTGTCCCACTGACATAGTCGCCGACATTTGTACTTGATGTGTTAGATACTATTAATCTAGTTGATGATGTTATACTTGACAATAACGAAACTAGGTTACCAGCTGGGTATGGCTGTGTTTCAATTCCCACCCAACGAAGTCTAAAATAGTTAAAATCATTCAAGCTGCCCGACGCATAGTACAAGCCGGGCGCAAGTATTGTTCTATTAAAAGGTACTTGAGTACTTTCAACACAATTTCCATTATTAATAATTGTTTGCCTATAACTACTAGTATCTACAAAATTATTTGTTAACAATAAACTTGTTTGTGATACTAATGGTATAGCTGCACTTGGATATCCATCAACATTTGATTGCTGGGTGATAGCCAATCTTTCTGTCGCAGGAGTAAAATTTGCGGTATAAACTGCCACACCATTAACAATGCGAATATTAAATAGATATCCATTTAAATATCCACTCCCTGAAACATTTGCCCCTATAACAATTCTAGTAGATACGTAATTATTATTATCTGTGTACGTTGATCCTTCGCGGTCACCATTTAAAAACATGTTTGTGTCATTGCTATTTTTGGTAACAGCCACGTGGTACCAAATACCAGTTGAAAGTATGGTAGTCCCTGTTATTCTATCAATTCCGTTTACATAATATCGAAGACGGCTAGAAGTTATATATATTGTCGGTACAACTTCTGTAGGGTACGTAGCTCGATGATCTACAATTGTCTGAGTTCCAGAAACGCTATTAAATTTAACCCAAAATTCTATAGTAAAGTTATTATTTCCGTATGTAAATTGTGGGGCTGGTGCAGACACTTGAGTATATAAGTACTGGGCGGTTCCATTGAATTCCATGCTAACATCTTTACCTCCAATTGGCAACGGTCCAATATTTGCAGGATCAGAGTTGTCTATTACTGTGCCCATATACATATTAGTTAATTCTTCTATGTAAAAACAGTCAACATTTAAGTTGCCAAATTCAACCGGGCCATTGGCTCTGACAAAATTATCAAACGTAATATACCCATCAGTTGACACATTTATGTCAGAGTATATATTTCCGTACATAACCCAATCAAATCCCAGTGGCAGGTGAGTTACTACTCCAGTATCCACTGTACCAAAATTTACAGTTGATGCTACTGTAATGTTTGTTAAGGTGCTAAATTGATTTAGCCTATTAGGTGCTACAGTATTTTTTAAAAAATAGTCAGCGGACTTTGTTGACGATACTACAGTAAAATCGCAATCAAATGCTGTGTCACCTAAAATAACAGATCTTCTGAAGATACCGTTGGTGTACCCCCTAAAACTAATTCCAAAATAATCGTTACTGTTTAGACCAAATACATTATTTGTACCCGACAGGCCATTAACCCAATAAGTTAAATCACGGCTGGTAACAGGGGTTATATTTTCTTCGCCTAGCATTTTTATCTGCACAGGGGTAGTACCAATATTTGTTCTAGGACCCGGTTTACTGGATAATTGCACAGGTATTACTTTTCTAATTCCAGTTAGATCTAACGTCACAAACTCTTGTAAATAATGAACTGCCAAGTAGCTGCTGTTTACTACAGAAATTACAGTAACTTTATTATTAAATTCTAATACCTCAATTCGTTTAGTACTACCAGCTGTTATATTATTATTTGGACTAGTAATTCGATATACTTGATTATTGTCGTGTCCAGTAACCCATAAATTTTTTCCAAACTCTCTGACATACGCGGGTGCCATGTCTGGCGTTGCAAAATATGATATGGCTAGTGTACCTGCCTCAATTAATATCAACCGTTGATTGTTAGGGTCGGGTATTGCCACTAAACTATCATTATTAACATTTCCTGCTATGCCTAAAGCCTCAACAGTCATTAATAAAGTAAAATCACCCAATTCAGATATATGATATACTTCGCCTAATTTAGTTACTCCAATAGCATCTGCACCAAGGCATGCAATACTAATAAATTTTGCAAACTGTTTTGAAAATTTTCCCACTACGTTAAACTGATTATCAGTGACAAACACTGTATCAAGCCCTGCTATCCATATACGTGTATTACTTGAATTCACCGACATTGTTTTTATTGGTGGATTTATTTTTGATTGATAATAACTGCGACGAGCATCAAGATAACTTTGCCCGCTGGGAGTGTCAGAATCAAACCATAATGCTTCTAATGAATTAACAGGAAGAACTGTTGGAGTATATGTGCCGCTATAGTAATATCGATGGTTAAATATTATGCGATACATTTTTCTGTTTCCGCAGAGTATCAACGCCTCAACTGTTTCTTTTCCGGTAAGTGGGTCAGTAACACGTAGTTTACTATATTCAATTGGACCAGCAGGAAGGCCAACTCTAGTGAATAATACTTGTTTGTCAGAATAAAAATAAACTGCATCATTTATATGATCAAGTACAATATGAGTACGCTCCATATCAATTTGATTATAATTAAAACCAAATTCGCGCTGTTTATCTTCGCCATAAAATGTAATTAAAAATTTTCCTGGTACATAGTTATACCAAGATTTTCCTGCGTCGCCAGGTTTAACTGTAGGAGTATAACTATTTTTATTAACTACAGCAAAAGAATGAGTTTTAAAATCAAGTTGATACTCGTAAAATGTGTAGTCTAAGTATCCCGGAGGAGAGGTAACAGTAGCTTCGACATAATCAGTGATATTTAATTTAATTGGTCTAGTATTTGTTACCGTACCATTTATTGATACTGTGACATTTGACCATATATTAAACGTTTGATATTTGTCTGAATAAAAATTTACTGTAATAGGGCTATTGGGGGCGCATGCCGAAACGCTGCTGAACATCATGCCCTCCAATATATTGTATCATTTCCACTATGTAATGTTTTGTAAATTTAGATTAAGGTGCAGGATTACCAACTGTATGACTATCTTCAGACTCGGTATTATACGTGTCCACTGATCCATCTTCGTCCCAACCTGCGGCAGTTAAAACCATTAACCTCATACCAGTGCCGTAACGTTCTGTGCCGTATAATGCGGTATATTTGCGTTTGCCTAACGTAGGGCCACCAACAATAATATCACCATTGTTATCATACCCGCCGTCGTTTTCGTTATAAACATCAACAGTAATAGTTGTGCCTGCGCCAACAACAGCAGCAGACACTGTTCCTAGCATGTCTAGCTCGTCTGCATATCTGAATCTAGGTGAACTTAAATTATTCAAGAAAGTAACAACAAATTCACCACTCTCAGTCAATGACTGCTGTGGATACGGATTTAATATTGCTGGATTATCTTCTGACTGTATAGTAGCCGGTCTTTTCCTACTAGGAACCGGAACATCGACTTCTCTTCCAATAAATTTTACAAACTGCTGCGGAGACGATGACCCGCTAACTACAAACAACGGGCATCGACTTGTTTCTTGCGTAATATTGTTATTTGCTGGATTTCCGTTTACAATTCCGCGGAAAACTGCACCGCCGCGCACATGCCCTGTAATTCTATCTACTGCTCGTTGAATTAAAACCCAACGCAAGGGGCTATTTCCATACGGCTTACTTGGGTTAGGGTTATTAACTGGATCCCAGGTACCTTCGGGAGTTTCTTCTTGACTACCTTCCCAAACTGCTAAAAACATCCCTCTATTAGTCATTGTTAGTGTATAACTCATTGGATAAGCTGCTTCAGACCCAGTAATGCTTGCAGTACGATCTAACCAAATTTTGTTAAATGCAGTGGGCATCGCGCCCGGTGTTGCAGCAGTCCAATCGAGAGGCGAGACATTGCCAACTGGCTCTGTTATTGTTCCACCTGTTAATGCTCTGGTACTATACTGTGCAATGATACCAGTGTTTGACAATTGCATTTCTGTTGCAATATGTATTGCTAGTTGTGAGTCAGACAATTGATTAAAACAAATTCTCCAATTTGACGAATTTCCAGCAGCTGAGTAATAACTGCCAACTTGGTCTTTATAAGCCAATGGATCTACTGCTACATTTGACGATAATATCACTATACGAGAACTTCCAGTGCCAGCGCCACTTGCAGGTGGCGTTTGAGTTCCTGTTCCAAACGAATCGTATACTAGGTCAAAATACATCGATCCAGGGTCAGTATAAGTATTAACAGTCGCTAGCCCCCGAGCGGGTCTTGTAGTCCATGACGACCCGGTATTATAAGGAGAAGCTACTCTATTATCGCCCCCTAATGTTTTTGGACCCCATGGTTGAATTATGCCAACATTGCCGGTCATTTCACTTACTATGTCATTAAGTATGGTTTCTACACTTGTAAACCCGTACTTTGTAATATTAAAACATGCCATTATTATTAAACTCCTGATGTTAGTGTGGTATATCTTTGAGTGCGCAGATTCTTAGGCCTGTGTTGTATGGTAAGTTAGAAGGCATTGCTCTGTAAACACGCGGCGTGCTTTCGTTATATACCCCAGATCCATTTGGTTTTTGTAATACTACATCATTACCACCTGCGCAAACATCTGCCGAAGTTTGCCCAACCATATCCAATTCTTCAGAATACCTAAATCTAGGTGTTGTTAAATTATGTAAGAATGATATTAGATATGTATTTGTCTCAGTTAGTGCAATTTGATTTGTTGTATTTAATATTGCATAACTATTAATAGTATGTGAATCTGCTGGTATTCTATACGCTGACAACATATTACTTTGCATCCATGCAGTACCAGCAGTAGCATCGCTTGCAGCACCTAGGGCGGCAAGTTGTTGATAACCTGGCAGGGATGCTGAACCCGACCCAATATATGCTATCATCGACCTAGGGTCAATTGTATCTCTGTAAGCGTCAGGGTCGCCTTGTTGCGGGTGTAAGATATCTTCTTCACGTACAACAAATTTCCAATATTTATATCCAACACTATTAACGCAAAATACCGGGCATCTTCCTTTAGTTAAAGTTTTTCCAGTGTATCGGTTAACCGGCCGTTGTACTAAAAACCAATTAAAGAAATTATCTTTATCGGTAACACTTCTAACTGAAGTTTTTTGTATTACGCTCCAATTGCCTTCCCATACACCAAAAAATAGTCCTCTATTTGTTACAGTCATTGTGTAATTTAACGGATATATTTCAGGGGATCCAGCAACACGAGCTTCTCTATTTAAAAATCCTTCGGCTGTTTTGTCTTTGTCAGGTGCAATCATACTACCACTATAACCCGGCGTCTGATGTGGAACATTGTTTGATCCATTTGAACCACCAAAGAATACATACTTTGTTGGTTGGGAGCCCATCATCCCAGCGCGGTCAATAGGATATTGGCCTGCAGAATTAAATATATTACTAATACCACCGTCATCTTGCAATTGCAACGGTGTACCAGCATAACAGTTTAAAGTCTGCGCTCCTACACCTACTTTGTTGTACACGCTTGTGTTGCTTACAACTTCAAATGCCAGGCGCCATGGTTGTCTATACGATTCGGGAAAACTAAATTCCAATAGGTCGTGCATCGTTAATGATGCTTGACTATCTAATCGCACGTTGGCTTTGAGATTGTTTAAATTACTTAGATTGTCGTTTACGCTAACAACAGTGCCAATTAGCACCGGGTCACCGGCGCCTAGTAGCGTTACATTTTGCCCTTCGTAGATGATTCCTCGTTTGGTAGTGGCACTATTAGATAACTGATCTACTTCAATGTACACATTACTAGAAGTACTTGCAGTTATGTTACCAGTAACTACGCGGCTGCTATTCAATGGATCGGTTCCACCATTAGCCTCTATAATTATTAAAAACCCAGCTGCTGTTATATCGTCGGTATCTTTTGCTTTTGCTCCGGCACCTCTAACTACAATTTTGTCATCTTGGTTAATAGTAATCTCATTACTGACTCCAAACCAAGTATAAGTTGACGAATGTTGTTTCCAATTCTTTGCGCCGGGGCCGCTCCATTCTACAATTCCGTCAACCACCAGAATAGGATTAATACTAGTAATAGTAGTGCCAGGAGGAATAATACTTGATGGATTAGATTCCGTTGGTTCAAGTAAAATTTCTTGACCAATAAAAAATCCTGTACCGGGTACACCACTAGTAGCATCGGTATACAGCACATTTGCCCAAAAACCATCTCTAGGCCATAAATCAATTGATCCGTTGGCTCCGTGGGCATTTTGCCAGGTCAGGCCTGCGCCTTCAGGCTGCGCCACCGGGTCCAGGCCTGTTACTCCAATTGACAAGTATGCTGCTTCGGTATAGGGGTTTATAGTGGGGTTTATAGTAGTAGACAGTTTCCCGCCATGCTGAGAATAACTTGGCTTACTAATTGCCACCGTGCCGTTGTCAGTAACATCATTATACCCAGGATCCGCCAATGGCTGTGCAATTATATCTACAGTTGGTGCATCTGTAGATCTTGCTGGTACAGTTCCTGTGCTTTGACATAAAAATGTTCTTGTATTAGCAGTAAATGTTGGTGTTGTATTTGTAGAACTCAACCCATTTACATCCACTTTTGGCCATGTTAATTCAATTATATCAGTAGGAGTCACCGGAAAGTTAGTACCTCTTCTAGGCAACAAATACCAATTATTAGCTTTAATATTGTAGTCAGAGAAACCAGGCGTCCAGTCTTTTGTCATTCTAACTGACGTAATTGATCCGTACGGGGTAACTGATGATACAACTACGCGAGGAGCCGGTACATCTAATAATTTTAATTTTGGTGGGGTTCCTGCCGAGCCAGGATCATATCCTACGTCATACACAGGGTCGGTGTCGGTGTAATAAATTGTGTCGTTTATATTCAATCCCGGACGTAGTGCAGTAAATACAGTTCCAATTACATTTGATGGCGAACCTATCTTAGTAAAATCAGCATTGCTTCCGCCGCTATTTGTACCAATGCTCACAATTTGATATGCATGCCCGTGCAGCCACGGATCACCGTTGGGAAATACCGCATCCCCTTGTGGGGATCCAGTTGCAAAAGCCGGCACGCTAATTTCTAATACGTCACCAACTTTGTACCCAACACCACCTCTAACTATTTTTAAATCTCTTAGAGTGGGACTTGCAGAATCAAGATACAAAATTGAATTTCCAACTTCGTCAGTTGCAGACACATGTTTTTTGTCAAACCCGTGTTCGTTAATCAAAGTGCCTACCGCATCACCTACTAATTCTGCCATATTAGTAAAACCAATTACTTCAGTTGCAAAAAAGTCTTGATCTGCGTATTCTTTTGTGTAAACTATTGTTGCCATTTATTTTTTACTCCTTGCCCAAAATAAACACATTAAGGGCTAATGTTATAAAGTTATTTATCATCTTTAATCCAGTTGTTATGTTTGATTAATTAATTTAAGGCATTCCAGGCGCCGTTGACCCATATATTTAACTTATTAGATGACGTGTCAAATACCGTTTTTCCGTCATATAAATGCTGTGTTGGTAATGCCGTTAAAACTTCCGTTGCAGGTCTACTATCTGTTACAGCAGGGAAATAATATATACTAAAAGTTATTGGATCACCAGCCTGGTAACTGTCCAAACTAGTAAGTGTTACAAATACTCTGGGTTGAGCCGGTTCTTCCAAATTTGAAAATATGCTGTATTGTCTGCTTTGAAAACTACTTCCGTCGTTAAGTATAACAGTACCATCATCGGTTAAATGGTCTGGAGTAGCAATAAATGTATAAGGGTTTGGTTCATTTTTATCAGGCGTACTAAAAACTTCAACTTGAACAGGCCTGCTAACACTTACTGCATATACTATAGAACTAACTCCAATATTTAACACAAACTCTGCTGTACCAAACCCAACCAAACTGCTTATGGTTGTTTCGTATCGTCTACGGCGTATTCCAGACTCTGGAGCTCCAGGAGCCCAGTATGTTACCATGCTGCCAGGGCCGTCGGCTGTTAGTATCTGGCCAAATCCATCTGGAGCCGTAGGCGGTAATGTATAAGATGTACCAATAGTTATTGTATTGCCAACAAACAAGTTACCTGTAATGTTAGCAGAACCAATAACATCAAGTTCTACCCTGGGTGTTAATGTGTTAATACCTACACGTTTTTTAACAACGTCAAAATAAACAACATCACCATCTATAGCTAAGTTAATACCATCTCGTTGCAAATTTGCAACAAGCATTGGACCAGTAATTCTTCCTATTGTTGCCATTATGCGTATCCGTGTAAAATTACTATGGGTTGATTGTTAGGTGGGGCACTAGAAAACTCAATTTCTCTGCCATTAACTACAAATGCAACACCCGGGTTTTGAAAAACGTTACCAATGAACACTAAAAGATGCATTTCGTCGCCAGGCAAATAACTATACTTCATCGGGCCAAATCTAGTTTGTGACCCATTGCCAGTATATGTATCTTTTTGTAGCCTTGATGCATTAAGACCAGTTATAAATACCTTCCATGAATTATTATAAAATATTTCAGGATCCCCGGTGGTTTTATTATATCTAATTAATCCATCCACAGGCGAATCGGGACCAACAGCACTATACCCTACTGGTATTCGTATGCTGTGGCTAGCAGATCTCAGCTCTAGATTTTTAAGGTATCTACCCATATTAAATGCCAATACTAGACACTGTTGCTATAACCACTGGCAGATCTACAGATATTACAGGACTAGTTGTACGATATGTCCAAGTTGTCACATCTGGACTAGTAGCAACTCTGGCTGCGTACCCAACTGCTATAAATTCTGCTCTATCCGAATTCCACAGTATTCCTGTACCTGCATCGCCGCCCCAATCTGAATTTGGATTAGCAAGTGCAGTTGACTCAGTTGCCCATGAGGATCCATCGTACAAGTACACGTTTGGTAGTGTACTACCAAATACATAAAATCCGTAACCTGGCCTAAAAGTTGCACTAGCAATGCAAGGCTGTGTTGATGATGTAACTAAATCTGCAAGTCCACTGTTGTAAGTCCACGACGTGCCATTGGTGCTGGTACCCGCACTGTGGCTATCAACAGTTAGTGCCAAATATATAGATCCTGATGTTAATATTGTTGTTATCCTGTCGGTTCCCCAAGCAGGTGTGTTGTATAAATCTAAATACACAGTCCACACATTTCCATCAACGCTTCTTGCAATTTTTCCGCCAGTACCACCAACGACAAAATAAGTTCCATCCCACATAACCGAAGTTGCATCAGTAAGTAGTCCCCAATCAGGATTGGCACCAAGATTTATTCTGTTAGTCCATGTACTGCCATTAATACTGGTAGCTACCCTGGCCTGGTCGCCAACAGCCATGAATATTGATCCATTGTTAGCAACTGCATTAATATTTTTATTTCCCCAACCAGAAAGATTAAAAATTGCATCTTTATTAGCCCAATGTATGCCATCAGAACTAGAAGCCATTAGTCCCTGGTCGCCCACTGCTACATATTGATTGCCTATCATTTTAGTAACAGCATTTATTTTTGTTCCGCTTGGCCAGCCTAATGTGTCTATTAGATCGGACTGGTATGTCCATTCTTCGCCAGTAGGACTAGTTGCAACTTTTCCGTCGTTACCAACTATTAGGTATTCACTTAAATCATGTGCCCAAGTAACTGCTCTACAATCTGCAATTGTGCCCCATCCTGTGCTGCTCAATCCAACACCAACTGTGGATGCTGGATCAATTATGTTAGCAAACAAACCGTCACCGTCGCCAAGAATTAATTTTTCATTGTCTATTACATAAGTGTCATGCGCAGTTAATTGCACTTTATAATAGATCAGTCTGTTATTAGTAGGAATCTCTGTATTGGGTACAGCAAAAACATTAAACATAATTGTTCTATCGCTGGTATTGCAAAAATACATAGCAGTAATAGCACTACCGCCTGCGCTGGTATAGATGCTGTCTGCTGTGGTTGTTAAAGTTGTACTGGTTAATGCCATGTTATTTTTCCTATAGCACCAATGAATAAATCAATGCTCTTTGTTTGGTAATCAATTCTTGATCATCTTTGATAGAATTTGATACATATAATCCTGTTACTCCGCCGCCAGGCAAGCTAGCATAAAACACAGTTGAGTCTGTTACTTGTGGCACGCTGTTGATAGTATATTTAATTTGTATGCCAGCATTAGATCCAAACAGTGAATACCCTGGATTAAACACAATATTTTGACTGTCAGCCGATCTAATCTCATAGCCTGCTAAATTTAAATCACCGCCTAAGTAAGGAGTAGGGTCATCGGCTACGTGTGACATAACATCACTCAGTGTGAGTCCACCATCTGAACTAATTTGCCACTTGCCTACTGCTTCTGTCCACTGAAAAACTGCGTTGGGTTCGTCGCCGCGTCTGACTTCTATGCCTGCATTTAATACTGGTACGCCTGTGGTTACATTAGCTGCTAATGTAATGATATTGTCCGTTATTAGTGTTTCAACAGATCCAATATTAGTTTGTGATCCAATTACTATTAAATCGCCTGCAATGCTAACAGTACCGTGGCCAGCACGAGCATCTAGATATATGTTGCCGTCTAGTGCTTTTAAGTACCAATCACCTGATGTACGATCAACCGTAGCCATGAATTATTCCTATTTTAGATATTTATCATCTAAGATAAGTTAAAAAAATAGCTGCCACAGCAGCTATTTTTATTTAAAAACGAATTTAAGCGTTTGATATTTTGATGTTAACATCGGCTGCAAAGTATGGTTGATTGTCATATACTTTAGTACCGCTAGTACCATTTGCAGTCCATGCTACTGAACTATTACTTGCAAATTGATGACTAGCACCGGTACCACGAGTCACTCGTGCTTGATGATTTGACAACTTTGTAATGTAATATTGATTGCCAGCAGTATCAGTTGCTGTGATAGAAGCTTCGCCAGCTGTAATTACAGCTGAATCTTTCAACTTGACAATACCAGTTCTTGTGCCATCTGTTACTTTATAACGACGTCCAGAAACTTGTCTGATTACATCAACTGTGGTTGCCGAACCACCAGTTAAGTATGCTGTCATAGTAATTGCATTCTCGTTTTGACCAACTACAGCCGATGATCCCATTACTGCATCACCAGTAACCGATTGGCTAAATGATACAGCCGCATCGGTTGGATCGGTATATCCAGAACCGTTGTTAATCATCAACACTGATTTGGCACGATAACGCAATGTTAATGTTGCGCCAGTGGCTGTACTTGCTGAGCCGTCGGCGTGTGTTACTGTGGTTGCTTGTGCTCCAGTTGCTAAAGCACCCGATGCATACAAGAATGTACCACGGCTCAATGGTGTTACAGCAGTAACATCGTCGCCGCCGGTTCCACCAATTGTATCAACTGTAAAAGTTGCTGTGCCGGCGGAAGTAGTAACTGTTAGAATATCACCGGCTACGTATCCAGCCATTGTACCGCCAATGGCAGTTGCACTTTCAACTTCAGATGTAACACTACCAGTTGCACGTACAGCACCTAGTGCTAACTTGTCTGGATCACTGAATGTAGTCGATGGTCGTACTGTATACGCACCCAGGGCAGTTAATGTTACACTAGCAATCTGATTACCACCAAGACCGTCATCGCCTTGATTTGCAGAATTATGTGCGTTTGTACTTTCGGCACCATTAGCGCCGATGTTGCGATTACCAAAATATTTTTTATTTAAAGGACGTCCCATTTTATTTTCTCCTTAAGAATTTATGGCGTTCTATGCCATACGCGGTTGGATTTCCGCATAAAACTTGCCCTATGCAAGTCGTACTGTCTATTTATCAATTTAATTCAAATAATATTAAATGAGGTGTTCCAATTGGCACTACAAAACTAATTTGATCTATTTCTATTGCATCACCTTCGGTTAATACGATATCGTTAATAGTGCAGCTTCCTTCTAGTACCAGTAAGTAACTAAAGTCATTCGTTTTTAGATTTTGATCTAGTATTCCTGCCCAACAACTAAACCTAGTATTTTTAAACACTATAGGCAGCGGAGCAAAGCCTGCAGGGCGATCAAAAAAATTGTATTTAGGAGTTTGATCCCAATCTATTGTATTAGGATAAATCCATATTTGCAAATATCTATTAGACTCTGAGCTTTCATTAGACAATTCGTGCCATATACTATCACCGCACCAAAAATGTTGCACTTGCCCAGCACGAGCTATATTATCATTGCCAATGTTATCCCGATGTCTACATTGTCCAGCAATGACATAATTGATTATGTCTAGTCCGCAATGTTCATGCCAGCTGGTAATAAATCCCGGTTTAGTTCTATCATCATTGATTGTTGTCACCGGACCCCAGTTTGTATACTTAGGATCGCGATAATTCATACAACTAAAACTACGATAACTTTGATAGTTGTCTTCCCCTAAACGATTTAATGGAATAAATCCTCTAGTATCTGCTGGTCTAATTTTCATATACAGTATTTAATAGCCGTAAAAAAGCCTACTATAAAAGTAGGCTTGATTTTTAAATAACTACTGATTAACAGTCGTTAACAATACTGTAGCCAACTAACTCGCCGTCCCAAACACGAACACTAGTTAGACCAGTTGTTGCATTAATTGCATCTTCTAGTAGACTGTTACGTAGCTGATCGGCTGCTGCACGGTTTGAGGGAAACGGTGCTGTTTCTGCACTGGCAATAACTGTAAACCAATGATTATCTGGCTTACCAATTCCGTACAATTCAATGCTTTGTTGCAATCCTCTAATAGCTTTTGAGTACAAACTATTTGGTAATAGATAGTTGGTTTCTACATCTTGCTGCATATCAACTTGAAAAAACGCTAGATTGCGAGTTCCCATAGTTGTTGTTGGTTGTGTTTTCTGATAATTAACTGCTAAGTCTGTTCCGGTTAAATCTGCCATATTGGCTCCTTTTAATTTAGTAATAATATTTATCTGAATTTAATAATTTATTATTGGTTAGCCAACAAAAAAGGCTCCGAAGAGCCTTTAATGTAACTTCCCATCCCAAAGGTAAAAAGTTTGGTTCTACTATTAATAGAACGATAAGTTTTGTACAGCAATCTCAGAAACGTAGTCGCCTGCGTTGCCTAAAGAACTTGCTGTGTTGGTCAACTCAACATAACCATAACGTGTCATGAAGCCAACTACTGGTTCAAAAGTAGATGGATCCAACACAACACCACTGCTCATTAATGGAACATATGGGCAATAAAATGCTGCTGCATCAGCTTCGCTGGAACCTTTGTATCCAACTAGAACTGGCTTAGCGTCGTCAGCATAAGAGTCAACGAAAATACGCATTGCGCCATTTAATGTACCAACAAACTTGGTGTTTGTAGGAGCTTCAAATGTACCTTCAGTAGTGCGAGCAAAAGCCGAAGTAGTTGCAGACTGTAGCACAGTTAGTGCTGCAGGAGAAACAACTGCCCAGTTAGCAGCGCCACGACGTGTACGTTGAGCAATCAAGTTAGCTGCGCGGTTAATCAATACTGCTAGTGCAGCATGCTCGTCACCAACGAAGGTAGCTGTGCCAGATACGGCAGCTTGGTTATAATAGAGTTCAGTTGCGGCCAAAGCACGTAATGAACCTAAAACTTCCTGATCAATCTCAACTGTAATTTCTTGTGCTAGTGCAGCCATGATTTCTGCCTCAACATCCAAACCGTGCATGGCTTGAGCGTCTTGAGCAGCTTCAAATGTCCAACGAGCAGATAGCTTACGAGTACGAGCCTCAACTACTTGCTTCAAGATTTGAACATTGATCTTACGACCTGGTTCGCCTTCAAGCGACGCAGTGGAAGATGCTTTACCAGTACCAGCATTGCCAGAATAAGCATTAGCAATCTTGAACGGGCTCAATGCTTCGTCACCGGCTGCGGTGTCAGTGTTGTAACCGCTGGTGTCATTCATTGTTTCTGCATAACGTACACGTAGAGTGTGGATCTGTGCAACAGGTCCGGTCATTGGCTGAACACCAACAATTTCGTTAGCAATAACAGTAGGCATTACACGACGGATAACTGGAAGAATCACACGGTTAAGTGTAGACATGTTTCCAGATGTTGTTGAACCAGCAGTTACCGATTCAGCCAATTGGCGACGTGTGTTTTCTAGGATGATTCCCATTGTTGTGCGGCGTGGGCCTTGTAAGCCTTCAAGCAGGGCATCTTTAGTCTCGCCCCAACGGCCTTCTAATAGTTCTTGTGTCATTTTTCTTTCCTTTAAGGTTTAACTATATTATTTTAACCCTGCCAACCGACGTAGTTCAACAACATTAGTGTTAACTTGAACCGGCGTTTTAGCAGTTTTATCTCCAGTTACTGCAACATGGCCTTCGTTAAGAGTAGTCGAAGACTTCTCTTTTGTAGGACCAGATGTCAGTACTGCTGGAAGATACTTATCAAATGCATTCTTCAATTTATCAGTCTGCACGTTTTCAAGAAGCTCACGCATTACTGTTTGCTTCTCGCGGGTAAGAGTACCCAATAATCCAGAAATTACTTCCTTACGATTAATACTCTCTTTAATCACGCGAATTTCGCGATCTTTTGATTCAACAATTTGTTGCGCGTCGGTTGCGACTTTGGAAGTCTCATTGATTTGCTTTTGCTGATGATTAATAATCTGTTTTAGTTTTTGCAATTCACGATTTTCATTAAGGTGAGTTAACGAAAATTCTCCGGCAAAAGCTTCGAAAATACGACGACCAAACATGTTCTCGCGAGCAAGTTGAATGTCTTCCTTGAGTTGTGTTAGTTCTGCACCTAGTTTAGTGGATACCGATTCTTTAACAAGTTGTGCGCTGCTGGCAATAAAACGATGTTGTAGATCACTAATTTTTCTCTTGGCTTCAGCAACCAATTTAACTTTAGTTTCAACTACAGCTTGTTTGTCTTGTGCAAATTCTCTAATTTCATTTGTTAGTGCTTTAACAATGAACTGTTCGAGACGGCGATAGTTTTCCAATTGGATCTTACGGTCTTTGTGCAGCTCTTTAATTTCTTCAGCTAGTTTAGTAGCCATGAAATTATTAAATCTGCCCGCACTTTCCATCATGTGGTTTTTAACACGCACACGATCTTCAACTACAGCTTGCTTCTCACCAACAAATTCTTCAATTTCTTTGGCAAGACTTTCAGTAACCATTTTGTCTAGAGCTTCGACCATTACTTGTTTGTCATGATTGTAGCGGCTAGCCATTTCTTCGCGCAATTCAGCACGAATACTTTCACGGGCTTCATTTAACTTAGTTTCCCAAGCTTCATTGATAGCTGTGCGAGTTTCCTCGTTAACAATGCCACTATCTAATAATGGTTTGATAGCATCAAACATAATAGCTTTCTCCTATAATTTTAAGTCTTTGATCAAGCGAGTTACCTGCTCTTTCAAATACTTCTGCACTTTTTTGTCGTCCTGAGCATCACGAGCTATTTCTAGCGCCTTGTGCCCATGTTTCATATTAAACAAACCTTCATAGATGGCTGTTGGATATGCATGTGGCGCACTAGGTTGTGCTACAATGTCAACTGTGACTATCTCGAATTCACTGACGTGCCCAGTGCCTTCGCTGACGTTACCGCTACCGCGGCTTGAAACACCCAATTTAACACCACTTTCTAACATGGTTCGGACTAACTGTCCCATAGGTGTTGGTAGAATCTTTAGCTTGCCGCAGCCTGCAGGTCCGTCCATCCACATTTGTTCAATCATGTGGCTAACACGGTCCAGATTAATTTTTAAATCATCTGGGTGGTCTACTTCGCCCAAGACGCTGTAGCCACCTTTGATTTGTTCATTAATCTCTGACACTGCTTTGGTAATTTCATTAACAGGATAAATGCGCTCGTTTAGATTTCTTACGCCGCCTTCAATGAAAATACCTTTCATGTAGCACTCTTTGACTGAGCCAGACTTGCTATCCTCGTAGAGGACTTCCATGCCAGCACGGTCAAAGGTAAGATTTTCTTTTAAATAAGCCATTATATACCAATTAACGAGTTGTCTTACGTACTGCTCTACGTGACTCAGCTACTACGCTAGACTTAACAACTGGAACCGATCCATCAGTGGTTTGTCCTTCTTTGCCATGATTCTTTTCATAGCTGGTTTCTTTACCGTTGTAGAACTTGTCAGCACCTTTGCCACCCGGTACATTAACTTGGCGCTTAGTAACGTCAATTTGACCAGAGTTTTTGCTGTATTCGTTCTTTGGCATAGAATAAGCACGACCTTCAGGAGCCGATTCAGATCCACCTTTAACAATATTGCCGGATGTTCCGCCCATATTGTTCTTAGGTTGATTTAGGCTTTTAGAGTTAATTGGCGCACTACCGTCGTTGCCAACTAGTTTACCTTCTGGTGCGCTTTTCTTTTCAGCGCCGTGACCATCTTTAACTGGAATAACATATTCCATTAGTTCGTCGGTGTCCATCATGCTGTGCTCGTCGCCGCCCATGCCACCCATGTCGTGCATACTAACATCGCCATGAATGCCTGGCTCGCCGTGTTCTTCGTTTTCTTCGCCGGCTACGATTCGATCAAATTTAGCACTTAAAGCATCTAATTCTGCTTCTAGGTCCATAACGCGGTCAGACAATTCTTGCTCGCCGCCCATTTCGCCGTCCATTTCACTGCCGCCTTCTTCGTGCTCTGCGCCTTCTTCTTCGTCGCTTTCGCCTTCTTCGTGCTCTGCGCCTTCTTCGTCATTGCCAAATGGATTTTCTTCCTCTTCTTCGTGCATACCGTGTTCGTCATCAGAAATTTCGTCAACTAAGTTGTCAACTCCGCTTCCAGATTGTTGAATAGCTGGCTCTTCGTCAATTAAGTTTTCATAGATTGATCTTGATTTCTCAACAACGATTTGATGAAAAAGCTCACGTGCTTTATCTTCTTGCTCATTGATGATATATTCAATTAACTTTTCAAATTGGTTCATAGGAATCTCCTTGTAATTATGTATTCGCTTAATGATATTTACATAATATTACAATATTATGCATTAAATGGTGGTTTTTTGAATGATTTCAACTATTTTTACATAGGTGGCACGCCAGTTGCTGGCGGCTTGAATTGTTTTGCTACATCTTCAACTTCTTTTTGACGTTCAAATGTACGCAGGTCATTCATAATTCTGAGTCGTTTAATCTGCATTAAAGTAAGCCTGCTTTTGCGGGTGTCAGTCATCTTTTTGATGCTATTATCATCATTTTCCGAACTGTAACCTTCGGCCCGATTAGTACTAAAAAATTCAGTTATAAACATATAGAATATTTACCAAAAATAACAAATTACATTACGCCTGGCATGTTGGGCATTGGTGCTCCGCCGCCAGGCATTGGTGCTGCTCCTACACCAGGTGCTCCAGGCATGCTGCCGGCTGCTCCAGGCATACCACCTTCCATGCCAGGCATGGCGCCGTCCAGTCCAGGTAGTGCATTTGCTGTATCCAAATCGCCGCTGATTGCACCGGGTGTAATACCCACACTGCGCAATCCAACTGCGTTTTCGTTATCTGCTGTTTTGGTTTCGCCTTGCTCTTCAAGCCAGGCTTGTTCGTTTTCGCTCATTTCTTGCTCAGTTAGTCCTAAGTAGCGTTTCATTAAGAAACGTTTGCTAAAGTAAGGAAACTGCTCTAGCTGCCCGTAAGTATTAATACGTGCTGCATCCACTTCAGTTTGGCGATATTGTGCAAAGTTTTGCGGCTCATTGAGCTCTAATGTAAACAATTGACTGTCTATGTTAATGCCTCTCCAACGCATGAACATTTTAAATTCTTTGTCTAACGTGCCAGAAATCATGTTCTGTAGTCTGATACAATAGCGGTTAAATCTCCACTCTTGAATTAGTGCAGTACCAACACGCCCATCTGTAATAGATGCAGTGCCGTCGTCTGCGCCTGTGGGCAAATAGCTGCTGGGAATACGTAGTCCACGGAACAACTTGTTGGTAAAGAAACGCAAGTCTGTGATCTCGCCCAAGTTCTGTCCGCCTTGCAATACTTCAACTTTGCTGCCGCGACCTTCTGCTGTTTGCGGAAAGAAGAAGTCTTCGTTGGTAGAAATAGGATTGTATGTAGCATCCATCATGTTGGCGCCGCCGCCAGTTTGACTAGGAATACGACGCTGTTGGATTTCGTTTTTAACACGCTCAACAAAGGCCATGGCCATGTGGCTGGGCATGTTGCCAACGTCTACGTAAAATGCTCTGCGCTCTGGCGCACGTTGCACACGATAGATAATAATAGCATCTTCAATTAGTTCTTTTTGCTTGAACACCTTAAAGATATTTTCCAACACGCTGTTACCAAAAGGCCAGTTAATGTCCAAGCCTTCTGTTAGGCTCAAATGCACTATGTGTTCAGCATTGATTGCAGCTTCGTTCTGTGCATTGGTAAATCTACTACCGCCAGAAAATGGGGTTGCTGGTTGCACATAAGATCCATTCGATGCGCCCGACTGCGGGTGGCTCATGTATGCATCTGTTGTGCTAACTGCTGTCACAGTTAGATTTTTAAAGTTGGGCTGTATTTCTCTAAGCACGTATTGCTCAGGTTCTTTGCCTTCGGACTCATTGACAATGACCTTGACAACTTTATTCATTTCAACCCACATGAGTTTAAATGTTTCTGGATCACGTACAAAAACTTGATCTCCATACTTTAACGTATTTCTAACTATTTTAAAGATACGTTTGTTTAATTCGTTCAAGGTAACCCACTGCTGTAACTGTTCCTTGATCAAGTCAACTTCAGTATCAGTTGGTTTTTCTTTGTAATTCAATTTAAATGGTAAGCTGGTTGTTTCATCAGGTTGGCTGCTGAATTCAGCAAGAATATCCAATGCTGCGTTGATTTCCGAGTCTTGATCCATCTGCTCATATTGATTGTAACGCTCAATACGGTTGGGATGACCAACATAAACTTCGGGCAAGTTACTTTGATAATTTCTATAGCTAGGGCTGCCTTGGGCCGCGCCGTTAGGAACGGGACTGAGCATAGCAGGGTTAGGGGATTTAAAGTATTTTTTCCAGGCCATTATAATGAATCTCTCTATTAGCTATATTTATCGTTCGTAATTTACCATTGCGCATTAATAACTATTTTGCAACAGCGACCGTGTATAGTCTTTGTTTTCGGACATTAGACTAATCAAGTTATCAGTTTTGGTCATATGCTCTTGCATTGAATCCAATTGTTTAGTTAATACATCATATAATTTTGATTGATCCATATTAGCAGTCTGAGTTGGTTGTTCAGATTTTACTTCTTTGGGTCCCGGCACAGCCTGAACTTTATTACTTTCTGTAATTGCATTTAACAGTCTAGTGTAGGTGTTTGACAATTCAGAATTTGTTAAATTCTGCTGCTGTGCTTGTCCAATTGATTTCAAATTTGAATTTACAGCATCAGCAAAATCTTTGTTAGTGGCATTTTGAATTGCTAATGTGTTGCTGACTATTCCACCAAACATTGTTGTTTCTTCTATTGCACGTTGTATTTGTTGACTAGTAGTGTCATTGTTTTTGTCTTGATCTGTTGTTAGCGACGTAGACAAATTGCTAATCATATTATTAGCAGTATCAGTAAATTGCGTAAACAAAGACTTAATTGCTCCCGGATCAAATGCAGTCTTATTAGCAGTATCAATAAATTGCGTAAACAAAGACTTAATTGACTCTGGGTCAGATTCTGATTTCTGGCCTGCAAAACCTGTTATAATTGATTTTATATCAGATCCAAAACCAGTTAGCATATTGCTAAACTGCGGAACTAAATTGTCTAACCCGGGTGGCATTGTCGATTCAACTTTAATGCTAACATCTTTTTCTAATACATCTGATAGTTTGCTTGCTGCACCCAGTACAGAATTTTGCAACATTGTTCCAGTTGTTGTTAAACTATCAATGAAATCTTTCATTGGTGTTTGAGTTTGTGTATTTGTGTTTGTATCTGCTGTTATAGATACAGTAGGAGTAGCTATTAATCCAGCATTGTATTCGGCAGTTTCTTTAGGGTTTAGTACACGTTCCCCAGCATGCACTAATAAGACTCTAGTGCTAGGTTCAACTGCTGCGCCGTAGTGCTTGCCTGTACCATCTAGTCTAGTATTTTTAGGGCTAGAAAAGAACTCAGTAATTCCAGCAATAAGTGCGCCAACTACACCGCCGCCTACGGCGCCAACTACACCGCCGCCTACGGTACCAACAACCGGTAATGCAAATGATGATGCTGTAGCAAGAGCTGGCGCACCTATTGATGCGCCAGTAACGGCTCCACTTGCAGCAGCAGTAGCAACCCTTAGTGTTTTATCCCACATGCCTTCAGCTTTGGCTGAAGCTTCTCCAGGTTTGATTTTAGCTATTTGATCTGCAATGTCAGAAAATGTTTTAGATATTTCTTCTAACATTTTTTCTGTTACTTTAGAATACCCAGCAATCAGCGGATCCATGGCTTTTTGTAGCTTTAGTGCCATGTCTTGCGCAGCCACAGTGGCTTTAGTTAAAGATTCTGTTAACGGATCAGTTGTTACTTGTTGGTTTTTAATTTGAGCAGCAACATTTCCAACTGCGTCAGCTGTGACTTTTCCATTTAAATTCAAAGCGTCTAGGCCAGCTTTAGCAACGCCAGACACAGAATCAACTCCATTATATGCTGCAAGAGCTAAATCTTTAGATCCCAAAACACTATTGTTTATAGTGTCTCTAAACTTTATTGTAGTTTGGTTTACTGTTGTAACATTTAAATTATTATCATCTAATAGCCGTTTTAACGTTTCACCTTTTTCTCTCATGCCAGCAAATTGTGCCTCGGCAATCGCACCATCTTTGTTAACTACTTGTCCATAAATTACACGATCTCTAAGATTTTTTGCGTCCTGGGCGGTCATTGCTGCCATTGCTGTTTCTAGTTGTGCTCGCTGCTCTGGCGATCGTCTTGACATTTCTTGTTGGAAAGCCAGTATTTGATTTTCAGCAGCTACTGCTTCTATTCTTTTCTTAGCATCTTCGCCGGTTAGTGCAGCAATGGTTCTGAGATTTTCTGCATATTTCTTTGTTTGTTCTGCAACCTGAGTGTCTGATGCCAAAAACGGTTTACCAGACACACCCTTCATTCGTTGCATAGTTTCTGCAACTAAATCCGCTTGTTCCTCAAATCCAAATCCCAATTTAAGCAATTGTGTTTGCATCTCTTTGCCGCCACGGGCCAAGACTCCGCCGATTCTTCTTGACCCTTCGCCGACTCCCATACCAAGTTGGGATAAATTTCCAGACTGTCTACTAATTACGTCAGAGAACTGATTAACTGTTAGTCCTGCTGCTGTTGACGCTGTACGCATTCCTTGCACACCATCAGCAAATAATGCACCAGCTGTATTAGTTTTCTGAAATGCTTCAACAGATTTTTTTACTTCGGTACTTAGGACTTCAATTCCAAATTTAGCAAGTTTACTGCCTTCTTGCCCAATGAAACCTAACGCTGTCCCAGCAACAGTTGCTGCAAGCCCCAGCCCCCGAAGCTTTGGATTAGTTGAATGTTGTAGGACAGAACCCAATCCTGTGGCAGCACCACTTGCAGCACTCATACCTGCGCCAGCTACATCTACCGCAGCAGACATTGCGCCAGCTGCTAAATCAACACTACTTGCGCCGCTTTGTAATCCTTTAACAAACTGCCCTGTTCCCCCAGCAAAGGCTTGTCCCATTTGAACAGTGGCTTTTATTGCGCCTAATGTAAAATTACCTAGTGCAGCTTGTGCATTATGCGATGCAGCAGCTTCTCTTACCCGAGCTTTTTCTTGTATTAATAAATCTCTAGTAACTATGTCGTGGGCATCGCTAGCTTGCCCAATGGCTTTTTCTAACTCTTCAAGTTTGTCTGTTACATCTGCATACGTTTGGGCTGTATTAGTTAATACAGATTTAAATAGCTTTTGGCTAGCAGTAGATTTTTTAAGTTCGCTAGAAAAATTTAACAAGCTTCTACGCACTTCGTCTTGTCTTTTTGCGTCTTCTTCGCCGGCTCTGCTTGTAATGTTACGACTCAAAGCTTCGGCTAATGCATCGCCTATGCCTGTATAATCGTCGCGATCTAATGCTGCCATTTATTTCTTCCAAAAAATATGTATATAAATACAAATGCTCACTTATATTTATAGGATTTCAAATAATGGAAAATCAACGCAAAAACCCACTTGCTGGGCATTTCAGACAGCCTGCCATTTACTTAAATTTGCCTAGTAAAGGCCGGTGGTGGGGTGAAAATGCCCTTGATATGCCAGCAAATCAAGAAATACCAATTTACCCAATGAGTACCAAAGATGAAATTATACTCAGAACACCAGACGCACTGCTAAATGGACAAGGAATTGTAGATGTAATACACAGTTGCTGCCCAAACATACTAGACGCCTGGAAGATGCCTAGCATTGACACAGATGCTATTTTGATAGCAATACGCATTGCCACCTACGGCAATCAAATGAATTTTGACAGTAAATGCGCACACTGCGGCGAAGAAAACACGCACAGCGTTGATTTGAGCATGCCGCTAGCCAGCTTAAAATGCCCGGACTATTCTAGTTTATTAGAATATAAAGACTTAAAAATACGCTTTAAACCACAGTTTTACTTTACAGCCAATAAGTCAAACATGCTAGAATTTGAAGAACAAAAGATATTAAGTCTATTAAATTCTGCCGATATGGACCCAGACGAAAAAGCTGCACAATTATCTAAGAGTTTAGATAAGATGTTTGATTATGGCCTGCAGGCATGCACTCAAAGTACAGACTATATTGAACTAGCAGACGGAACAAGGGTCGACGACTCAGAGTTTATATTTGAATTTTATAAAAATGCCGAAAGTGAAGTGGTAAGACTGCTGCAAGCCAAAGTCACAGACTTGTCTAAACAGGCTCGCCCAGCAGGTATAACGCTGGCCTGTCAAGAATGTCATAAACCTTATGAAATTGAACTAGCATTCGATTACGCAAATTTTTTCGGCAGAGGCTTTTAACTCTAACCACGGACGCAGAGATCATCAAGTTCCTAGAGGGACACGATCGAGAAGTAAAAGCCTTAAAAGAAGAAGTAATGCGTATGTGTTGGTATATGCGTGGTGGCATTACATACCCAGAACTCATGGAAATGAGCGCTAATGAAAGACTCATTATTGGGGAAATCATTAAGAGTAATTTAGAAACTACTAAAGAAACACGAATGCCTTTCTTCTGAAGTTCTTTATCTGTTCGAGACTTGCAATGCAAGTCTATTGCTATCGCTATCGCTCAGCAATATTTTTCCTTCTAATCTAATGAACTGTTTTAATACTTCTAATTCAGATATATTATCTAGATGTAGATCACAATTCGGCCCAGCAGGCCAAAATTGTGATCGAGACATTATCTGAGTGCCTTCAACACACTAACTATAAGAGATTGCCTGCTGGTGCAAACACGGAGGCGGTCATCCTGTACCCCCTACTCTAGATTCGATTATGACGGTACACTATACAATAACTAGTTAGCGCCATTGTTAGTGCTTGGGTTGTATATTTTTTACAGAGCCCAGATCATTTAATACCTTACGTTGGTATCTTACCGTGCAGCTCCTAAGTCCGCGGGTGTTATTTCACACACACTCAATAGGGATCGAGGTACCTCGATCAAACAACGCTGCTATAATAATTTGCCTTATTGGCTGGATTCACATATTTGTTCTATTGTTTTGGAATTTGTAGTCCAGAAAGATTCAAAGTCTTGAATTATCCATGTGCCATAATTGGGAGAGATATACGTGGAGTAGTTGGGATTTAGTGTTAGACTTGGTGTCGGTTGGCAGGCAATATAAGTGCCCTTGCGATTAAATTTCATAAGCAATACATTAAAGTCGCCTGTGTTGGCCACTTCTAATAATTGCCCAATCCATTTTTCTAGTATAGGTATTGTACCTTGATAAAGTTGATGGAATGGAAAATCGGCATAACTCTTTGCTTCCGCATTGAAATATTTCCAAGATTCCGGAGGAACAATATCTCCTTTGAAGCTTTTAACTTGACTTGCATCAAGACTTGCTTTTCTAAAAGAATTTGTTCCACCAATGTACGCTCCGCTGTGTGGTGCTCTGATAAAAGAGGCATTATGCTGCTCAGATAGAAACTTGGCAACTAAACGTTCCCAGGAATTTCCTTTATTTTTGCTTTTTGATCCACTCATTGATTTTTGTACCTTGACTATTACTTAGCTTAATTCTCTGTATCTGTGTATTTTTTATTAAAAAGCTGCGGCTGGGTGGCCACATGTTGGCAAATTACATTTTATCGTTATTATTAAGTATTCGTCCCAACCGCAGCAATTCCGTTTAACTATGAGTCTACATCGGTTCCATACGTGGTATAGCCATTGCTCTTGGTAACCCTGAGTATATTTTCAACCCTGGCAACTAATTCATCGCGATGACTAACTAACCACACGCTCTTTTTGCCGTCCCTGCTGAGCTTTTTAAGGATAGCCAAAGAACTTTCCATTCCGCTGGAATCCAGTCCCGAATCAACCAATTCATCAACAAATAGTAGATTGACTTTCTGATATAGACTTTCCCAAACATCGCGGAATGCCCAGCTCAGACTTAAGATAAGTCTGTTGCGTTCGCCTCTGCTGAGATTGTCAAAATCTAAATCTCTACCTAGCTCAGTAATACTTACCGTTAGATCGTTTTGAAATTCCACTTGATGTGGCAAACCAATCTTTTCTAAGTAATAGCTGAGTCTAGTATTTAAATAACTCAAGTTTTGATCAATGATTTTTTTACGAATAAAACTATCTTTGTTGGTCAGCAACTTGAGCAAAAACTCTTCGTGATCTTTCATCTTGGTCAGCTGATTGATATTATCATAGCTGACTTCTTCTAGAGCAGTTTTTGTCATCTCTTCAATTTGATCACCATAGGGATCAACTTCAAGTTTCTTCTGCTCGATCTGCTGCAATAGGTTTGCCAGTGTAGCTCTGTGCTCGACAGCATCAGACTCACGATCATAGAATATATCAGGACGCGGACCTAACTCACCCAAATCTTTTAATGTTTGAGTATGTTCTAAGTATTGACCATTCGTTGCCAAAGCCTGCAACGAGGCTTCTTGTAGTGCTGTTACCTTCTCATCCAACACACTTACATGCTTTTGATCATGGAACTCTTGTCCACAAGCATAGCAAGTGTGATTTTTTAAATCACTAATTTCTTTTGTTAGTGTGTTTATTAACTTTTCTTCTTTGGCCTCATCGAGCTCGCATCGCTTGATTAAACTGTTAAGAGATTTAATCTTTTCTGCTTTCTTGTTGTAGGCTGTCAGCGAGCGGTGTGCAGCTAGTTCTGCTTCGATGTCAATTTGATTCAATTGATCGTATGCACTTTGTAACTGCTCACAGTCTGTGTTGTATTTGTTGACCCAGAGTGTTTGTCTACGTCGCAGTGCTTGAATTTGTTCTTCGATACGCTTGTTTGCATCAATAACAGCTCTGATGCGAAACTCGTCTTGCTGTATGTCGTCTTTAGTCTGTTTAATTCTTTCTTTGAGTACTTCTGCTTTTTCACTTAGCAAAGTAATACCCATCAGCTGCTCAATGATTTCTCGTTGATCGCTGGCTTTTAAACTTAGAAACGGCTCTGTGTAGGTGTTTAACGCAACAATATGTTTGAACATATTGTGGCTCATGCACAACAGTCGCTCAATGTCTTGCTGCGTTTCTCTGCTATCGCCTTGGCTTTCGTCGACAATTTGTTGTTCAACATCGGCAACATAAAATTTCATTACATTAGGTTTGCGTCCGCGTTCAATTCTATATTCAACGCCGTCTTTTTCAAAATCGATAGTAACCATCATGCCTTTGGCATTAGTTCTATTAATCAAATTGTCTTTTTTAATATTGGTTAGTGCATTGCCATACAAAGCATAGCTAACTATATTCAATAATGCGCTTTTTCCAGTACCATTGCGGGCACCGCTATCGTCGCCGCCTAAGTCAAGATTCTCACCCAATATCAGTGTTAGATCGTTACGATCTAAATTGACACTCTGGGTAACGTTGCCAATCGACAAGAAGTTTTTTGCTGTAACAGATTTTATTTTAAGCATTAGAGAGTTTGATAGATTTCAAGCAACAAGTTAGTATTATAGTTTTCACTGGTAATACCTGTCAATTGATTAGATACAATTTGATCAACGCTTTGAAAAGATATGTTGCCTTGTGCAACCATGCCTTCAAGGTCTACGTTTGATTGTGGTATTAATTTAATCTCTCTGAGATGATGGCTGTTAATAAATGTTTCTTTGATAAAGCTAGCTTCTTCGTAGCTAATGTCAATATCTAAGTTAACCCTGGCATGCATATTTCTGCGTAACAACCTGTCGGAGTCATTTAAGATGCTGCTAAGATTGTAAACTCGGTACACGGGTTGATCGGGCCAGGCATGATACACTGGCTCTTGTCCCCATTCGAGTATCATTAGCCCGCGTTCGTCGTCGCCAGCATCGGCATAGTTATGTGGAAAGCAATTGCCAATGTAGGTAATGTTCTTTTTAGTTTGGCGTTTGTGAAAATGTCCGGTAAACACATGATCAAAGTGATTAAAGTCTTCTCTATGTACAGTGCCATGGTCAGGCATTTCTACCATAGCATTCATCATGTAACCTGGCAGTTCAAAATGCCCAAACATATATTTGGCAGCCAGCTTAGGAATACGTTTGTGGTCATCTGCAACAAGCCAAGGAGCAATAACTACATCACCCTCAATAAGCCAGTCATTGCAAATGACTACATTAGATAAATGTTTAGCCCACTCGACACTTTGTACATCGCGCTTGTCTCGGTAATACAAATCATGATTGCCGGGTATAAAGAATACCCTATCAAAATTTGCATTTAAGTGTTCTAATGCTTGTAGGCTGTAATTAAGGGTAACAATGTTAATGCTAGCTCTATTGTTATGCCAATCGCCAAGGAACATAGCGGTTTCACAACCTTCTTCCTTGGCTTTGGCAGTAGCCCACTTGACAAAGTTCAAACAATCATCGTTGTGTTGGCTGCTGTTTGACTTTAGCCCAAAGTGGATGTCAGTGAAAACAGCGGCTTTTTTAAAAAGATTACTCATTCATCTATTATAACAATTTATCCATTGGTATGTAAAGCAATATGGCGTTAATCGTGATCGCCGTCGCTGCCACCCGAGTACCCAGATGACATACCTTGTCTAGTGTAACTTGGATTAAAGTTATTCATTTCTAAAATGTCATCGCGTAAGTTTTGATTACGTTTTTCAATATTTAACACACGAGTAAAGCTATTAGTGATAGCGGCAGTATAATACGCAAAAGGGTTCTGCGATTTTGACTCGTCAAATTGTAGTCCAATTTGGCTGAGTTGTAACAGTGCTTGGCTTCGCATTTCGTCATTGTATGTATATCCTCTCCAATTTGATCTTGTTGCATAGCGCTCACATAGTTTCATAAACATTAAGGCTAGCTTTTTAGTCATTGAACCGTGATCCCTAGACCACTCGCCTGTGTCTAAATTGCCCTTCCAGTGGCTTTTACCTACGCAATAGCTGGTACCTTCTGTGTCAATTTTATAGTGCTGGAATGGTGGAAAGTTACATTTGGTATATTTGATCACGGCTATTGGTACTTTGTAGTCTTCGTCGTCGTCGTACTCGGTGTGGGCAGCAGCCTCTTCATCGGCAGCGTCCTGACTCTTTTTAGTAGCAGCTTCGTTAATTGGCACATGTGCCCAGGTCATTACCCGAAAAATTACATCGGTAGTAGGGATTTCTTCGGTCGGAAGTAAAAACTCATCTAATTTACGTTTTTCTCCTAGTGCAACAGCAGCTTCTAGCTGTAGCTTTGCTAGACGTTCTGCTCGATTTTCCTGTGCTTGCCGAATGTTATCCGTGGTGATCTGTGCTAGATCGTGGATAATCATATCATAATCGGCATAATCCGGCGATGTAAAAGTACAGTAAGTACTCTTGCTACGGTGTATCTCTTTTAAGATATCTTTGTTGTTTAGATAATTGTGTTTAATTTTTATTCTCCTGAGCAAATTACTGCGTTATTTTTAGTTTAGCATACAATTCAATTGATTGCAACCATTGGTATAAACATAGCACATTTTAAACGGTATAAATATACAAAAGAAGGAATACTATTGTGTCAGACTACCTAGGACTATATGATTACATATCGGGACAGCAAGCACCAAAGGCACGGCAAGAAATTCACATTGCACCTGGGGATTACCCTGCACGGTTAGATTCACCGTCGGATTCTGATCCTTATCAAAATTTAAATGCATTTACACCCGACGCTGCTACCAGACTTGCTGCCGCCGGATTAACAGCTGGCGGGTTTGCTCCATCTGCAACCGGTGTTAATACAGGTGGTATAGATTTTAGTCAAGGATCGTACGGAAACGCCGATTCTGGAAACACTGGCTATTCTTACAACAACAGCCCTGCTCAGTCTAGAGCAACCAGCAGCAGCGGAGTAGATTGGCGTTTAAAAATCAGCTGCAAAGCAATCGGGTTAAGTGGTATTCTATCTCCTTTAGCTAAATCAAATGGGGTAATATTTCCAATTACTCCAACGGTGAACATGACGTATCAAGCAAACTATTCTCCACAACGCTATACGCATAGCAATTATCCAATGTATTCATATGAGAATAGCGAAGTGCAAGCTATTTCAGTCTCTGGGGAATTTACCGCTCAAAATAAAGAAGAAGCTGCGTATGTATTAGCTTGTATTTATTTCTTCCGGGCAACTACTAAAATGTTTTTTGGCAGTGGCGCCAATGCAGGCAGTCCACCACCTATTGTTAGATTAAAAGGTTACGGTGACCAGTATTTGCCTAACGTGCCGTGTATAGTAACACAATTTGCGCATATTATGCCACAAGATGTTGATTATATCAGCAGTGGAACAACACGAATACCAACAGTTAGTACAATATCTTTAAGTCTACAACCGTTATATAGCAAGGCTACTATTAAAAACTTTGATTTACAAAAATTTGCCAGTGGTGGCCTAGTAGGATCGGGATTCCTATAATGACTGCAAAATACTCTAAATATAGTCCATACTATGCAACTACTGTAACGGGCGGATTTCTTGACGTACTAAAATATAGACCCATACCAAAAAATTCATTAGATGTCAAATATACAATCGATACAATTTATGCATACCGTCCCGATTTATTATCGTCGGACCTGTATGGCAATTCGGGACTATGGTGGGTGTTTGCTATGCGCAATCCAAACGTGATCAAAGATCCTGTATTTGATTTTTATCCCGGGCAAGTAATTTATATTCCTAACAAGTCTACTTTGATTTCAACATTGGGAATATAAAATGGCAGACAATGGGGCTTATAAAAAATATCTGTACGAACAGCAGCAAAACAGGATTAAATCAAATACTGCTAAGTACGCAGGCATCACTACAGCCGCTCCTTTATCGGCTGCTGAAAAAACAACTATATCTGGCCCACACCAAAAACCACCTCGTGACCCTTTTGCAGATGCTCGTAACAATGCTGGTCGTGCTGGCTACGATGAAGCAGGTAGCCCAATTGACCCGTTTGCTGCTGCCCGTGCGAACGCTGGCCGTCCTGGGTATGATGAGTCTGGTGATCCGGTGGACGCATTTGCCAATGAACGTGCAAACGCTGGTCGCCCCGGATACGACGAAGCTGGCACCAAGATCAACAGCGACGGAACGCCTGGCGGAACTCAAAGTATAAGTGCCAATGGTGCAAGTTCTGGCGCAGACGGCGGTGGTAATCCGGATAGTAATCCGTTAGATAATTATGCTGACTATACCTACAGTTTAAATTTGTCTGTGCTGCCACCATCTGATTATAACGGCCTAGGCAACGGTCCGTTCAGTGCCGACGGCAAAGTATTAATTGCCAGCGGCGGTAGACGCGACAGTGGCTTTGGTAGAGTAGCAGGATTCGAATCTGATTTTTATTTTGATAGTTTTAAAATGACAACTATTGTTGGGGTAAACAATACTACTCGTGGCAGTAATGTAATTGATATGTCGTTTACTGTATTAGAACCATATGGGATGACACTACTTGACAAAATTTTAAAAGTAGCAGACACACTAGGCGCAAAAAATTGGAATGAAATGCCATTTGTAATGCAAATTGATTTTTATGGTAATACCAATGATGATATACCAGAATTAATTGCTGGACAAACAAAAACTATTCCTATAAAATTAATTGAATGTAAAATTAAAGCAACTACCAAAGGTGCTGAATATCAGTTTCACGGAATTCCGTACAATCATGCAGCATTCCAAACTAATGCAGTATCAACTCCGGCATTCAATGAAGTAACTGCAAAAACTGTTGGAGAATTTTTTAGTAACGCAGAAGATGATAAAGGCAGCTATGCGTCGGCACTGAACAAGTACCAACAAAAATTAGCTGATGCAAATAAAAAGTATCAGGCGCTACCTGATAAATTTGAATTTGAAATTGACGATGAAATAAAAAATGCAAAAATAATTGCCGACGATAAGCGCGGCAATGTTAGAAATACCCCAACTGCAAACGATGCCGCACCTAGCTCAAAAAAAGTAGATGGAAAAAAAGCAGCAGAAGGTGGCAAACCAGCTACAGTTGATTTAAAAACTCAAGTTACAGCTATCAATGCTGGAACATCTATCCCAGCAGTAATTGATCAAGTTATAAGGAACAGTAGTTATTTTTCTGAGCAAGTGGGTAAACAAGGTAACGATGTAATTAAATCGTGGAAAATAATTCCTAAAGTTGAAATAATGGAATTTGACAATTATAGAAAATGCTACCAGAAAAAATACATATACGTAATTAAAAAATCAGAATATCACAACACCAAATATCCAGACGCACCTACTAAATTTCCTAAGAAAATTTCTAGGCAATATGATTATATGTACACTGGAAAAAATCAGTCTATAATAGATTTTAATATTGATTTTAATATTGTATTTTATACAGCAATGACTGCCAATAGAGACAAACTAAAAACGACAGAAATAGATCCTGATTCAACAAAAAATGAACGAGATAAAGGCACCCAAGCTGGTGCAACAGCAAATAAATTGGATCAATCACATACAAAAACAGTTGGCTCAAATTCAGATCTTCAAACATCGGCACAAGGAACAAATGATTTTAAAAATGTAGCAGCAAATGACTTGGTTAGATCGATGTTTACCGACTCTCGTGGAGATATGATTAATATCAAATTGAAAATTGCTGGTGATCCAGCATTTATTAAACAAGATGATGTTTACTTTAAACCTAAGGCAAATGACAATACTCCGCCGGGCGAGCTTGATGGGGCCAACAGTTTTACCACTGATGGTGGCGAATTATTTGTTGCATTAAATTTTAGAACACCGTCGGACACTAATCCCACAGATGATACATATGATTTTAGTGAAAGCGAAAAGACTGCATTTAGTGGTACTTATAGAGTTATTACAATAGAAAACATTCTTGAACGAGGAGTATTTACACAAACACTTGATATAATAAAAGTATTTGATGTATAATAAAGATGTCTAAAACAGATAGAAGAATAGGTAAAAAAGTACCAGACTATATACGCCGTGAAGATAGCTCGGGCGTCCGCCTTGATGCTGGCCCGTATATTGGAAAAATTAAAAATAATTACGATACTATACGGCAAGGCAGATTGCAAGTTTGGATTCCGGACATTGGTGCAGGCGATGAGAATGATCCTAGTAATTGGCGAACAGTTAGCTATGCTAGTCCTTTTACTGGAGCAACTTCTCAAGAAGAAGATAAAAAAGATAATAAATTTAAAAAAGGTGTAAGGCACACTTACGGATTCTGGTTTACTCCACCAGACATTGATAATTTTGTACTATGTACATTTGTTGCAGGCGATCCTATGCGCGGATTTTGGTTTGCGTGTATACCAGTGCAAGCAGGGCAACACATGATACCAGCAATTGCTGGGTCTGCAAATTATGACGATAAAGATATTGACAGCGATGCTGTTAAAAAGATGTCAAAGTCGCCACCACTACCTGTAGCCGAGTTTAATGAAAATGCTGATCAGGATTGGTCTAATTTTGTAAATTTAAAAAAAGCCCTGCACGAAACACAAATTGAAGTTCTACTAGAGCAGGGGCTTGATAGAGATACAACCCGCGGAGTAATCAGTAGCAGCAGTCAGCGAGAAAGCCCTAGTAAAGTATTTGGAATTAGTACACCCGGCCGTGCATTGTCTGGAGCCACCAATGACCAGCTAGTCTATTCCAGAGAAGGTGGGCATACTTTTGTTATGGATGACGGCGACTTTGCAAACAAAAACAAATTATTTAGAATACGAACATCGGGTGGTCATCAATTAATAATGAATGATTCCGATGATGTATTATACATTGGAAATAGTAAAGGAACAGCCTGGGTAGAGTTAACAGGCAGCGGCGATGTTAATGTATTTGGTACTGCTAGCATAAATCTTAGAGCTCAAGAGAATATCAATTTCCATGCAGGCAAAGACATTAACATACATTCTGATGGAAAGTTTAATTTATTTGCAAAGACTTCTGTAAAAATTGAGTCAGAAGCAATAAGTTCTGTATCAAGTAAGAGAACAACTATATATGGCAATGGCATTGAAGTGGGTAGTGAATCTACCATTGACATTAATGCCAAGAGCAGTGCCAGTTATAGTGCTGGTCCAGAATTAATTCTATCTGGCACTACAATAAAATTAAATTCGGGCAAGGGTCCTACTGTAGCTAAACCTGAAAAAATAACAATAAATGATTTGTACGATGCAGAAAAAGATGGCAACGGACAATGGCAATCTAAACCTGCTAAATTAAAAAGCATTGTTAAGAAAGCACCAACGCATGAGCCGTGGGGACGAGACGGTGGTAAACCGAATCCAGCCGCTAGTGGCGCCGCCAGCGCATCCGGTAGCAACGGCGGCAGTTTGGGCAGCGCATCCGGCAGCGGCGCAACACAGACAGTAACCGGCGCCGGCGCAGTTGACGGATTTGGAAACCCAGTATTAAAAGGATCTAGCAACAGTTCGGATGCTGGATTAAAATCTGCACTAGGGGGAAGTGTTCGCAAACCAGCATCAAAAGAAGAAATGTATCGTAGCGACAATCCTACTCCTACAAAAGGAGTTGGTAACTTAGACCCAATTGATAAGAAAGCCTTAAAAACACAAATTGCCAAAAGTGAAAGTGGCGGTAAGTATGACATTGTAGAATCTAATAGAGGTAATTATTTGGGCAAGTACCAAGTTGGTGCGTCTGCACTAGTTGGCGAAGGATATATCAAACCTGATGCTTACGCCAAGTACGGTACTGCTGCGGTTAATTATCCATCAAGTTGGACTGGAAAAGATGGAGTTAGTGGTAAGCAAGATTTTCTTAACAATCATTCTGCACAAGAAAATGCAATGGACGGCTTACTTGACAAGAATTATGCTGCTTTGCAACGCACTGGCGGCGTTAGATCAACTGATAGTAAAGAAACAGTATCAGGAATGTTGGCAACAAGTCACCTATTGGGTGCAGGCGGTGCAACAACATGGCGTAATACAGGAGGCGGCGCAGACGCCAATGGTACAACGGGCACAGCATATTTTAACATGGGTAGGTACGCTTCAAACGTATTGGCTAAAACATCTTAAATACTATTATGACTACATACAAAGGATTTAGCACCTACAACAGACTACGTAAATTTACGTTATCTGACTTTGACTTGGTTAAACAAGACATTTTTAATCACTTTTCAATAAGAAAAGGTGAAAAACTAATGAATCCCAAATTTGGAACAATCATTTGGGGATTGTTATTTGAACCAATGACAGAAAATATCCGTGAGCTAATAGCCGAGGACGTTAAGACAATTGTTGATTACGACCCCAGAGTGTCAGCTGATAGCATATCAATAATTGAATTTGAACACGGAATACAAATCAATTTAAATCTTCGATACGTGCTAACTAATCAAGTAAGCGAGTTAGCACTGAGATTTGACAGCACGTCAAATGCTTTGACTTACGCTTAGTTAAACACCCACTTTAATTACATAATAAATATATGAACAGAGTCTTATAACATGGCTATTATATCTCGACAAACCGGTCTGCTTTCGGCAGAAAACTGGAAAAAAATATATCAAACCTTTCGCGAGGCTGATTTCACTACCTACGATTTTGAAACCCTACGTAAGAGTATGATTGATTATATCAAGATATACTACCCCGAGGACTATAACGATTTTACAGAAAGCAGCGAATTTGTTGCATTAATTGACCTGATAGCTTTTATGGGTCAAAATTTGGCGTTTAGAACAGACTTAAATGCTAGAGAAAACTTTCTTGACACAGCCGAGCGCAGAGACAGCGTGTTAAAACTAGCCAGACTAGTTAGCTATAATCCCAAACGCACATTACCAGCTACAGGTTATTTGAAAATTGAAAATGTTAGCACTACAGAAAGTGTGTTTGACAGTAACGGATTTGACCTTAGTAATACTATTGTTAATTGGAATGATCCAGCAAATGATAACTGGTTGGAGCAGTTTACTACAATATTAAATGCAGCATTAGTTAGTAGTCAAATAGTTGGGAAACCTGCACATAGTCAAACTATAAATGGAATTGTTACAGATGAATACAGTATAAACAATTTATCTAGTACTGTTCCTATTTATAGATATGAATCAACGGTTGAAGGCACAACAACGTCATTTGAAATTGTTAGTGCAACCAGTACTGGAAAAACTTACATTTACGAAGCTGCACCTGATTATCAGAAAGTTTTTAACTTTTTGTATAAAAACGATAACAATGGCAATTCTAGTAACAATACCGGATTCTTCTTTTACTTTAAGCAAGGCGAATTAGCAAGTTTAGATTTTAATGTTGCAGAAGCAGTGCCAAATAAAGTTGTTAACATTGATGTTAACAACATTAATAATTCAGACGTTTGGTTGTATAAACTTAACACCGATGCGTCAACTCAATCATTATGGACCCAAGTGCCGTCTACATCGGGCATTAATGTAATTTATAATAATCTAAGTGATAAAAATCTTTATCAAATTAACACACGCGCATCAGACCAAATTAGTTTAGTGTTTGGCGATGGGTCGTTTACTAATGTACCGCAAGGCGATTTTAGACTGTATTACAGAACTAGTAACGGATTAAATTATAAAATAACACCAGACGAAATGCGATCTATTAGTATTACTATCAAGTATACTAGTAGACAAAATAGAATAGAAACTATTACTATTCGTGCAAGTTTAAAATACACTGTTGCCAATGCGTCCTCAACTGAAACAACAGACAATATAAGACAAAAAGCACCGCAACAGTATTATACTCAGAATCGCATGATTACAGGCGAAGATTATAATATCTTGCCTTATACTTCATTTAGTAAAATTATTAAAGCTAAATCTATTAACCGCACCAGCAGTGGATTAAGCAGATATTTAGACATGTTGGATACCACTGGCAAGTACAGTAGTACTAATACGTTTGGCCAAGATGGCGTGCTGTATAGAGATGCGTATATTAATACATTTGAATTTGGCTTCCGCAGCGCAAATGATGCACGTAGAATTGTATATAATCAAGTAATTAATCAAGTTGTGGCAGGACAAGGATTGTTACACCATTTTTACAAGACTACTTCAAATATATATTCAGCTGATATAATTACAGCTGACCAAATGTTGTTTGGCCACAGATATATCATTGAGTCTGTTGGCATAACAAATTTTACATTATATGATGCTTTAGAAAATCGTGTTGGTGGTAATTTTGTTGCCGGCGGCGCCGACACAGTTAACGCTAATTCTCAGGGAATTGGCACAGTGAGAGAAATGCCAGTGGCTTGGCATTTAAGTGTAGTAGGCAGCAATAGTTCCAATGGGTATTTTATATCTAGCAGCACTGGGGCGGCGTTAGGGTTAACGCCGCCACCAAATACTATTTCACGATATTTAAAAGCTGGTGCAATTATAAAATTTCTAGCACCTGCAGGGAAATATTTTAATGCGTCAAATACTTTATTAACAGGTGTGCCTAGTCGCCCAGACGATAAAGTTGAAATATATGCATCTGTTGTTGATATAATTGGTAATGGTGCAAATGACGGACTTGGCAATTTTACCAATGGCGCAGGTCCCGTTACATTGAATACTAAAGTTCCGTCTGGCGCAATAATTAAATATGTCATACCTGCATACAAAAATAATTTTGGTGCTGGGTTTGTTGATAATATTGTTAGCAACATTCTTGCCTATCAAAACTTTGGGATACTTTATAAGAGTACTACACAAACTTGGAAGTTGGCAGAATTTCCAGAAATGGCCGCAGACGAATGGATGATTAAATTTGAATATAACAATAATAGTAACAAATATATTGTAAGTTATAAAGGATTAGATTACATTTTTCATAGCCCGGCCGAGACTACGTTTTACTACGATGCAGCACTAAAAATATACGATAGTAAAACTGCTAGTATCATTTATGATCACATAAATGTTCTAGGAGTTAACCGAGGCCCCGATTCGGCCGCACCATTGGGCGCAAATGCAACATGGAACGTATTGGATAAAGTAACTGATGTTGACGGATATGTTGACAGCAGTAGAATTTATTTAACATTTGCCGATAGTGATTCTGACAGCGTACCTGACAATCCAGATTTATTCAACTTGGTAGTAGATCCTGATACTAACTCAGAGTTTAAATTGGTATTTTTTGAATCAGTTGCTACAACTGGATACACAAAGTATTTTAATTTAACACTATTAGCGGCAGATACTGTAATTTCTATTTACGCAACTAAACAAGAGATCGCAACGGTGGCAACAGGATTTAATTCAAATTTTGAACTAGGGCAATTATTTTACGCCACCAACGATCGTGCATTCTATAAAATAATAAGAGCAGCAGATAGCAGTTTTACTTTGTCTGACGCTATAACAAAATATCAAGCATACTATGGACGTAGAAATTTGTTCTACCAATACAGACATAATTCTCCAAACACACGTAGAATTGATCCTAGTATTAGCAATATCATTGACATGTATGTGTTAACGTCTGAGTATGATACTAGTTACAGACAATGGATACAAGATACATCAAATACTGTAGTTGAGCCTACTGCACCAACTAGCACTGAATTAGCAATAGACTTCTCTGGGTTAAATGATATTAAAGCTATTAGCGACACTATCATATTCCAGAATGCATCTTACAAACCAATTTTTGGTTCTAAGGCTATTAATAATTTGCAAGCAATATTTAAAGTAGTTAAGAATCCAAATTTAAATATCAGTGATGCCGACATTAAGATATCGGTTATCAATGCTATCAATACTTATTTTGATATTAACAATTGGGATTTTGGCGAAACATTTTACTTCAGTGAGCTGTCGGCGTATTTGCACCAAATGTTAAGTCCAAACATTGCAAGTATTGTTATAGTTCCTAGGGACCCGTCGATAAAATTTGGAAGTTTATATCAAATCAATGCAGAACCCAATGAGATAATTATTAGTTGTGCTACAGTAGATAATGTTGAAATTATCACAGCAGTAACAGCGATACAATTAAATCAAGGTGTGTCACTTTAGAATAACCTATAGGTAAACAATGGCTACTAGAAAGACGTTAAATTTTCTCCCAGACATATTTAAAACAGATATTAATAAAAAATTTCTGGGCGCTACAATAGACCAATTGGTTAGCGAAGCAGAAATTTCTAAACTAAATGGACTAGTTGGGCGTAAATTTTCATCATTAACAAATCCCAGTGACAATTTTATATTGGAACCAACGGATACAAGACAAAATTATCAATTTGAGCCTGCGGTAATAGTCAACAATGAAAGTAATGGTATTGAACTGTATGGTGACTACCAAGCCCTAATAGAAAAAATTAGCTACTACGGCGGCATAACAGACAACCATAATAGATTATTTGAATCTGAATATTACAGTTATAATCCTAGAATTGATCTTGATAAGTTTGTTAACTATACTCGTTATTTTTGGTTACCAAATGGGCCAGACACTGTAACAGTATCGTCTGGCGTTGACGGTGCACCAAAAGCATTTAATTTTACCCGCAATGATCAAGGTAATTCTGTCGTTGTTAATGTCAACGACGGTAATAGTGTTCCTAATCCAACTATTACCTTGGTAAGGGGCACTACATATCAATTTGTCGTAGACCAAGTTGGTCATCCACTGTGGATCCAAACTGAAATTGGTACCGATGGCAAAAAAGACTTTGACTCTGCTGTATCTACTAGAGACATTTATGGTATTGACAACAACGGTACAGATAATGGAATAATTACACTAGAAGTGCCAGAGCGCGATTCGCAAGATTATTACTTTAAAATGCCAATATTGGATTTTGTTGATTACTCTGTTAGTATTCCATTCTCGGAAATAGATGGCCAATATTGGAACCAACCCGGTGATTCAGTAGGAGATATCGACGGCGACCCAACTTACCCAGATCGCCGCTATGTTATTTTTACATCAACTAGTACAAATAACAATGACTGGATAAACTTCAATGGTGCAACAGTTCCAGTTGAAAAAAGACACGGCCTATGGCAAATCACTATAGATGCCACTTCTAAAATTAAATTAGAGTTTATTAGAAATATTCCAATTGGTTACAGAGTCAGAATAAATCATGGTGATGCATATACAGGTTACGAATTTTTTAAAAATTCTTCCGGGAACTTAGTACAATCGCCCCCTATTACTGCACCTCTGTCTACACTATATTATCAAGATCAAGACAATGAACTTATCTACGGAAAAATTGTAATTGTGGACAGACCTGGTGAAACAATTGATGTTACAACTGATATCATTGGCCAAAAAAACTATACTAGTTTCAATGGTGTTGTTTTTACCAATGGATTAAAAATTAAATTTGATGACACTATATTTCCTGTGTCCTACCGGGGAGTAGAATATATTGTTGAGGGCGTTGGCATTTCTATTTCGTTAATTAAATTTTCTGACTTAGATCCAGTTGAAAGTATAATTGATACAGCAAGCATTCCGTTTGATACAGACTTTTTTGATAGTATTGAATTTGAAAAAAGCATATTAACATATGTTACTAATCATGATTACATAGTAATGAATCGTCAGTCAATTGATTTGAATGCCTGGGTGCGTACAAATAGATGGTATCATGAAGATGTAATTCGCCTTACAGCCGAGTATAATAAAACTACATTAGTTGTTGACCCAGCAAGCAGAGCAAAAAGACCTATCATCGAATTTGAACCAAATTTGCAATTATTCAATTCTGGTAAATTTTTTACTGGAGTAATTGATCGTATAGATACCAATCTAATTGGCAATCTAATTACGGATGCATTTTTAACTATCAACGACAAATTAGTTAGTGATTTTGCCGGCAGCGGCAGTCTGAAATACAAAGAAGGACAACTAACAATATTTCCCAATGATATAAATTCAGAAGTTAGAAGAAGAATATATCGAGTAAGTTTTAAAAACCAATCGGCAGCTACTTCATTTGCAGGCACTTTAACGGGAACAATAAGTACTGTCGGCGGATCAAGACGAGCAAGTGGTATTGGGACATCATTTTTAGCAGCCGGCATACAAGTCGGCACACTACTGTATAATTCAAGTAATAATAATTATATTGGTAAGGTATTAATGGTATTAAGCAATACCGATTTGCTATTAGACAATAATGTTGCCCAAACTTACACTGAAGTTACTGTAAAATACAATTATCCTAGGATTGCATTAGAACCTCAAATAGTAGTGGCTCCTGACCATGTAGTGGTAGCCAGAACCGGCAGCAATAAAAATAGAAGCTATTGGTTTGACGGTAGTAATTGGATTAAAGCACAATTAAAAACTTCTTTCAATCAACCTATATTATTTGATTTAGTTGACAAAAATGACATAAGTCTGTCAAATCAAGTTATGTATCCAACGAGTACATTTGCAGGCACCGAGATATTTTCTTACGTAGTTGGGTCTAGTACAACCGATTCTGTGTTGGGATTTAGTTTAAAATATTCGGGCATAGGTAACTCTGTGTCTGACATTAATTTTAAAAATAATTTTGACTCGGACACCTTTACCTATAAGCCGTATGATTATGTAACAAAGAACATATCTGATGTTGGGTATCTGCGTAAAAATGTTAGTAACACCGAATATAAATTACTAAATTCATGGAATACAGTTGCCGAAGAAAGTAAGCAATATCAACATATGTCAGACAAAGCAGACGGCACAACTAATTATTTTGAAATTGATATCCTGCCGGACACTGTGTTAGATCAGCCAAATGTAAAAGTATTTGTCAATAACAAAATGATAGCGACAGCTGATTTTGAACTAGTGACGATCGGTATCAGGCATGCGGTGCATATAAAAACAACTTTAATATTAAACGATAAAATTGATATACTTGTTTTTAATCGTAGTAATACTAGTGAATTAGGATACTATCAGATTCCTGGCAATTTAGAATTTAATGCACAAAATATACTGTTAACTACATTAACTCTAGGTCAGATAAAAGGGCACTGGGACGAAATAGGAAAAAATACCAATGGCCTAATAGGAGATCCATTGGCAACCAATAATCTCAGAGATTTAAATACACAATTACAGAGCGGATCAATATTACAGCATTCGTCACCTTTACTATATCCTTCGTTATTTTTACTCGATTCACAAGTTAATTTTATCAATGGTGTAGAACTTGCACGTAAAGATTATTCAAGATTTAAAAATAAATTTTTAGAACTATGTACAACAACAGTTGGACTTAGTCCGGCTGACCCAGCCGCTGGCGTAGATAAAATTTTAAAAATTATCAATGGAGTTAAAAATCAAACTTTTGCATGGCATTATTCAGACATGATCCCATGGGGAGGTAATTTTGTTACCGACACATATAAAATAATCAATGCACAAAAAACAATTTACACACTGAATAATATATACAATGCAATTGGTGATAATATATATCCTGACAATGGGGTATCAAACAAAGCCGTGTTGGTATACTTAAATTCTACACAATTAACTATTGGGGTTGATTACACTATCACTGCCGGAAATCCCTACATAACATTAGATTCCACTGTAACTCTAGTAGAAGGGGATATATTAACAATAAAAGGATACAAAAACACAGACGGTAGTTACGTGCCAGAGACTCCTACCAAATTGGGTATGTATCCAAAATTCATTCCTGAAAAAATACTTGATAATTCATACAGAACCCCGATATATGTAATACAAGGGCACGACGGAAGTTTAACTCCGACATTTGGCGACCTGCGTGACGACTATCTATTAGAGTTAGAAAAACGAATTTTTAATAATTTAAAAGTTGAGTACAACGCAGAATTGTTTGATATGATTGCTGCAACACCTGGCAAATTTAGAGCCAGCGATTATTCTAGACTTGAATTTAATCAAGTATTAAATTCTGAGTTTTTAAAATGGATTGGCACAAATCAATTGGATGCTGGCGCCAACAATTATTTCTTGTCCAATGATGAGTTTAGCTGGAATTATAATCAAACAGTTGATTCGTTTGATGGCGGGGAATTGCCAGGCTATTGGAGAGGAATCTATAGATATTTTTACGACACAGAACGACCCAATACACATCCATGGGAAATGTTAGGTATTACAGTAAAACCTTTCTGGTGGGAAAGCTATTACGGTGTAGCACCGTATGCATCTACTAATAGTGCAATGTGGACTGATATTTCGTTAGGCTATATCAAAGGCGATTTAAAGACTAATATCAATTATGTAAGACCCGGGCTGCTAGCTCATCTACCAATTGACACCAATGGCGATTTAGTATCACCTCTGCAGGCCAAGTTAGTTGGCAGCTTCAATGGTTCAGCATTTAGCCAAAGCTATGCAATTGGCGACCAAGGACCAGTTGAATCGGCCTGGCGCAAAACCAGTGACTATGTATTTTCATTGAATAGAGCACTAGCAGTTCTTAAGCCAGCAAAATACTTTGGCTTAATGATTAATACTGCAAAAACTACAAGAGATGACTTAACAAATCAATTTGTACTGACAGAAAATAAAAAAAGAGTCACTGTAGATTCTATTTTAATAAATGGTGAAACTGTATCGGGTTCTATAATAAGAGCTAGTAGTTATATAAATTGGATACACGGATATCTTACTAACTTAGGTGTTAATGCAGCAACAAAAATTAGAACAACAATTGATCACCTGGGTGTAAAATTGGGATACAAAATGGCTGGGTACACTGATAAAAAATATATCACAGCCTTGGTTGAACAATATAGTCCTAACAGTACAAATCAATCAGCAATTGTGCCAGATGAAAATTATATTGTTTATTTAAATAAAAGTGCCCCAATACGCAAAGCAGTTTATAGTGCAGTTATTATTAGAAAAACAACCACAGGATATTCTGTCAATGGCTATAATTTAAATTATCCTTATTTTACAGTAATACCAAGTCAAGCCAATGGGAATTTTTATACCATTGAATCGTTAACTACCAGGGCTGTTATATACCGCGATTACCAAGACATAAAATTAAATATTCCTTATGGTTATGAATTTGCATCATCACAAGAATTAGTTGACTTCCTAGTAGGGTACGGCCGTTACTTAACAGCGCAGGGATTCATCTTTGACACTTATGAAACAAATCTTAAAGAAGTAAAAAATTGGATACTTAGTGCAAAAGAATTTTTAGCATGGACGTTACAAGGGTGGAATGAAGGTAGCGTATTAATATTAAGTCCTGTATCTTATCAAATTGAATTTTTTGCCAACGATGGTGTAATTGATGAAATTACAAATATTCAATCTGCTAGTCATATACTAGGCCCTAATTTTAATGTTATACGTATTGATGAACTATCAATTTTAAAAGAGCCTACGTTAACTACTGTTACCGCAATAACAGGGCAAACTATTGCATTCATTGAATTAAATCTAGTTCAATTTGAACATGCACTAATATTTGATAACACAACCATATTTGATGATGTAATCTATAGACCAGAGCTGGGTAGTCGACAATACAGAATTAAATTAATTGGATCGAAGACTACCAATTGGGACGGGTCACTAAACCCGTCTGGATTTATTTACAATACAGGTAGTATTGATGAGTGGGCTCCGGGATACGATTATAAGAAAGCAGACATTGTTTCTTATAAGAATCAAAATTTTACAGCAATTGCAGATGTGTCTGCTAGTGACAAATTTGAATTTGATAAATGGAGTCTGACAGATAGAAAAATTACTTCTGGACTAGTACCAAACTTTGCTCAAAACTCAAGTAAATTTGACAACATATACGACATCGACAATCCAAATATAGATGAAAATTTTGCCAGTTATGGAAGAGGGCTAATTGGATTCAGAAATAGATCTTATTTAGAAGATCTGGGAATGGACCAAACATCGCAGAGCAAGTTCTATCAAGGTTTTATTAAAGAAAAGGGAACATTAAAGTCAATTGAAGCTTTATTCTATGGTAGCTTTGACAATATAACAAATAACGTAACCGTGGCTGAGGATTGGGGATTACGTGTTGGCGAATACGGCGCCATAAAAACAAATTTAGGCATTGATTTAATTTTAAACGAAACAACGTTTAAAGATAATCCACTAACACTAACCGTTATTAAAGATGACGAAGTGCCCGAAGACGGTGTGCCTGCATTTAGAGCCAGGGATCTAATTAGTCGCCCTCATGATTTTAAATCGCCAATATTCTTAAATCTTCCAATTGCAGAATCCTTAGAAACAGATTTAAAAACAGCAGGGTATGTTAATATCAATGATGTTGATGAATTAATTTTTGACCTCAACGATTATGCAAATTTAACTACAACTGCACTGTCAAATTTGGCAACAGGGTATAAAATATGGGTAGCAAAAGATTTCAATCGCGACTGGCAAGTTTATAAAACTATACAAACTATCAACGAAGTTAATGCAATAGAGTATAGCTTAGATAATAAAATTAAGATTACAACTAAGTTTGACCACGGATTGCAAATTGGCAACGTTTTTGCTATTAGGGATATTGACTCTGCATTTGATGGATTCTATCAAGTATTGAATGTTGAAACATCAAACACTTTAATTTCAATAATTGATCCTGCACTAATACCTTTGATAATAACAACTCCTATATACGGAGCAGGTGCATTATTTGAATTGCAACAGTCTAGATTTAAAACAGCCGAAGATCGCGACACATCAATTACAAAAAATCTATGGGACGCCGGCGACTTGACCTGGATTGACCAAAATGATTTAAATGGCTGGTCTGTAAACCAATTTGTTGGACTAAGCACAGGCATCTACAGTGGACCAACAAGTTTTTGGGGCATTAACAATGGCACTGTAACTATACGATCGTCTGGGCTGCCTTACCATGCTTATGGAACTGCTATAACTACAGCTACTGCTACAACAAAACACTATATCAGATCGTGGCCTTTACGTGCTGGTGCAAATGTAGCAGCGTCAACACCTACTGCCATTGGTAATGGCATAATAGGATTCTGTTTAAATGGTGTTCCAATCTACAGCCCAACCGCCGAAGCAATTACTTCTTTTGACTTATATCTGACTATTGCAGGATTTAATTATAATCTTGCATACTCTAATTTTGGATCATATGAAATAGACACTGCCGGCGGGACTAGCCTGGCTGATGGAACTTATCTTTACAGAAGTTTTAGTTTCAGATCAGCGTGGGAAAATGGGCAAGGCGGAGTATCACCAAGAGAGTCTGGGTACAATGTACCTGACGTACTGTCGATACCGTACTACAATGGTGATTTGTTACACTCCGATGGGCACAGTAAAATTATTGGATTTGCGTCTGATGGTTACCCAATATACGGACCGTATGGATACGCCGTTCCGCTTAATGTTTCCAGTGCACCGATAAGAATGATAAGCAGTTACAGACTTAAAGACTTATCGTATAGAGAACCCACTGAAGCATGTGATTTAACCACATATCCAATGGGAATTTTTATACAAGATTACGCTTATTCAGAAGGATACGGAACATTAGATGCGCATAACGGAAGATATTGTATCACGCCAGACTACCCCAATGGTACCTATGCATACTTTGCAACCATTGATGATATTGGGCCTGCATATCCGTACTTTGTAGGACCAACATACTATGGTGATGTTCCGACTGTTAGTAACTCCCTAATAGGCGGCCCTGGAATTGCTCCTTACGGCTTCCAAACAATTTCCAATCCAGTCTGGACTGAAATTAAAAAACAAATGCCTACAGTAGATATTAACAGTGTTAAAGGTTTGCACATATTTAACAATATAAGCAAAACTATAATTGCACGCCTTGATTTCATTGACCCTGTTAAAGGAAAAATATTAGGCACAGCGGAAGCAGACATTGATTTTATAACCTCGGTTGACCCTGCATTTTATAACAATGGTACAGATGAGGCCTTGACAATTAATATTGACTACAATTGGGGTAAACAACAAGTTGGTAAAATTTGGTGGGACTTAGATGCGGTTAGATACTACGACTACGAGCAGGGCTCTGTAGATTATAGAAAAACTAATTGGGGCAAGTTCTTTACTGGAAGCAATATATTTGTATATGAGTGGGTAGAAAGTGATGTATTGCCTTCAGGGTATGTTGCAGCTGGGTTAGACGGAATTCCTAAATTAGCAGACGATAGCGCCTATGGTACATTGTATTATGTTGACAGTGTAACGTTAACAGTCCGTACCAAGTACTATTATTGGGTTAGAGCTAAAAATTCAGTTGGATTAAACAACAAATTGCATAGCGTATTATCATTGGAGCAATTAATAGCTAATCCAATTATGCAAAATATACCATATGCTGCACTACTCAATGATAAAACAATAGCAGTTTATAATGTTGGAAAATACTTGTCAGGCAATGACATTGCATTGCATATTGATTATTCAACGTCGCATAATGAAAATATAGTGCATAGTGAATACGAGTTATTCCAACAAGGTAATAAAAGTGCAGTAATGCATCCCAGAATAGAGACTAAATTAATTGATAGTTTAGTTGGCACAGACGCCGATGGCCAACTAGTGCCAGATCCAAATTTACTGCCAGCAGATAGATTAGGATTGTCTAATAAACCAAGACAAACTTTAATTGTTAACAGATTAAAAGCAATTGAAAATATAATTAAATTTGTTAATTTAATATTAGTGCAACATCCTGTTGCGTCGCGTATTTTCAATAAACAAAATATATATTCTGACAACTTTTATGCTCAATCACCATATCCCAACGAATACGACTATACAGTTGACTCAATTGTTGAAATGGATTATATAGCCGAAATTTCGTCACTTGATTTTGAATTTGGAAAACAATACGTTATAAGTCAAGTTGGTAATACCACGCAAGAAGACTGGAACATAGCAGCAGGAACCACTGGGGCAACATATGCCGACGGTGATATATTTACAGCAAATAGCCAAGTTAGCGGCACAGGTTATGCATTTCCGAGTAGAGTGTTAGTAAAGTACGATGTCAATTACAGCAATCGTTGGACATTGTATCAAATGAAAGTTCTTACAAAACCTTTATTAATAAAAATACAGGGTTACAATGCAACTAATTTCTGGAACTTTGTTGATTGGTATGCAGCTGGGTACGATAGTAAAACTTTAATAATTAATAAAATATTAGACAATTATAATCAAACATACACTACATCTTTTACCTCCGGAGAAATTGTAAGAATAAATGACAACGGCGACGGATTGTTTGGGATCTATAAAGTAAACAATTCTGGCAAATTTGATTTAATTGCACTAGAGTCGGGAAGTATACAACTTACTACTAATTTCTGGAAAGAGTTTGGATATAGCCATTTTGACTTCGACTCTGATACATTTGACTTTAACTACTTCACAGAACTTAGATTTATCTTTAATGGATTAAAACAAGACATCTTTACCAAAGACTTGGCAATTTACTACAATCAATTTTTATTTTATATAATTGAATATATTCTGTCAGAACAAAAAGATGTTGACTGGATATTTAAAACAAGTTTTATTTCTATACAGCATACATTAACTGGATTAATACAAACGCCTACGTATATTAAAGACAGGCAAGATCTTTATAGGCAGTACATTGAAGAAGTTAAGCCTTATAGAACAAAAATAAAAGAATATACTTTAAATTATGCAAATTTCGAATCAATTGATACTGCTACTGTAACAGATTTTGATTTACCTGCATACTACGAACCATCACTGGGATTGTTCCGTAGTCCCAATGGTGAAATGCCTGAAATAGATGCTAATTTGTTATTGTCTAATCCTAAGTATCAGGATTGGAACAATCACCACAAGTATACTATTAATAGTGTTGAAATAGCCAATTCTGGTTTTGGATTTATTGTAAATCCAGACATATCAATAATTAGTACAGACACCACTGGGCATGGCGCTAATGCTAAAGCTACAATTTTTGTTCCTGCAGGATTAACATCTGGCAATATTGCAACAGTTACAGTTACAGACGTGGGTCAAAATTATACTAGTACTCCGTTGGTGGTTGTCAATGGTACTGGTGCAACCCAAACAAGTATATCGGCAGTTGGACATCATCGCCCGGCTGTATTAAGTCCGCGAATGACTAATAAAAAGATTAGAAAAATCAACACTACAATTAAGTTTGATAGGGTGCAATATACAAGCAAAGTAGTCGACTGGACTAAGAATACTTTTTATAGTGCAGGTGCATATGTAAGTTACCAAGGGCAATGTTACAAAATTAAAGGTGATGTTACAACGTCTAATATATTTGATAGAAAACAATTTGACGTAGTTAGTGTAGAAGAGCTTACTAACGCAAATGATCGCATAATGGCATTTTATCAGCCAACTTCTGGTATGGTACCAAAAATATTGTCAAGACTAATGACCGGTTTAGATAGACCGCAGACCAACGCTAATCTTGATGCAACCACTGATACATTAATATATGGCGGCGGTTTCTCGGGTGCTGCTATCCCGGCTGGTCAGTTTGTAACTGGGCAACACTATATAATTACAGTAGTTGGTAGTACTAATTTTACGCTAATTGGTGCAAGCTCTAATAAAATTGGATTGAGATTTACAGCAACAGGCCCTGGCGCAGGTACAGGATCTGCTGCAATATCTATTACTACAGATCAGTTTGGTAATGTAGCAGGTGTTAGCCCGGAAAATATTTCTGTTTACGGTGGTGCATTTGTTTCTGAAACGTTTAGCCATGCACCAGAAGAACTATTGCCGGGGATAACCTATGACTCACTTGGAATACGTGTATTGGCAACAAACGGAAATGGGTACCACCAACTTAAAGACATGTTAGATGCCACTATTGTGCGTCTAATAGAAACATCAAGGAACACAACGATAACAAGAGACTTAAAAGTTGACGATTTAACAATAACAGTGGCCGATGCAACCCTGTTGTTTAGCCCAAATCCGATAAACATAATTCCGGGTAAATTGTTTATCAATGGCGAAGAAATCCACTACTATACAAAATCTGGTAATACATTGGGGCAATTACGACGCGGGGTCGGCGGTACAGGCACACCGCTAGTGCATTTATCTGGCTCGGCTGTCGAAAATGCCAATGTTTTAACAAATAATCCCGACGGGAAAACAGGTACTCCGCCTGATTTATCTTAATTGAGTTTATAAACCACAAAAATAATATGATAAATAATGATAATACCCAGTCTGAATCGGACAATTTAAACAAGCCTGAGAAGGTTGAAAAGCCAGATGAACATCCTGGCATAGCTGTACAAGGATTTTTAAAGATCTTTGATCCAGAATCTGGTGAAGTTTTAGCCCAAGGGCGAGCTTAAAATTTAAAGGGCAGAGATGCAAACACAAGAAAAACTACAACCAAGTATACAAGGATTCATTAAAATATCTGACGTTACAGATAGTAATTGTCCCGTTGTTTTAGTTGAAAAGAAAAATGCTATTCACTATGAAAATATCAGTGAAGCATTGGCAATGAGCCTGGCCAACAAAGCTAGTAATTTTATTTCTGAAATGCATTTTGGGAATGGTGGTACTACTGTAGATCAGACAGGTATAATAACTTATTTGCCTACTAACGTAAACACACAAAATTCAGATTTATACAATCCGACGTTTTTTAAATGTGTTGACGATCTAGATCCAATTAACACCGACCCGCTAAGAAACAAAATGGAAATTCGTCATATCCCAGGAACAGTATACACTGACATCTTAGTTACATGTCTATTAGATTACGGCGAGCCAGCAGGTCAGTCGGCATTTGATAATACAGCATATACTACAGATCAATATGCATTTGACGAACTAGGACTTAAAGGGTGGAGCGCAACAGGAACAGGATTAGGAAAACTATTAACTCACGTTATTTTCCACCCTGTGCAAAAATCATTGAATAGATTGATTCAAATTGAATATACAGTAAGAATACAATCATTAACTAACTTAACAGGGGCGGCTTAATTATGTATTTGAATAAATGGTTAAATACTAATAACTTGGAGTTAACATCGTATGGCATATAATATAAACAAATCAAATGGCGATTTGTTATCTATCGTTGAGGATGGCACGGCCGACATAAACACTTCTAGTATTGCACTAATAGGCAAGAATTTCCCTGGCTATGGAGAATACTTTAACGAAAATTTGATACACATAGTAGAAAATTTTGCAAATGACGCTTCTCCTGCTAATCAATTAACAGGTCAACTTTGGTACCAAACAAGCACAGAACAATTAAAAATTTGGAGTGGTACCAGCTGGGTATCGGCAGGCCGTCCTAATATTGTCAATGATACAATTAGTGTCACGCCGCATTACTTAACATTTGTAGATGGCTATGGCGGCACGCCTGATTTTAAAGTTGCTTCGACTAAAGGTATAACTTACATACCTAGTACCGGAAACGTGGGAATTGGCATTGCTTCTGCAACGTCTAGATTGACAGTTAGTACAAATTCTGGCGCTACAGTATCTGCTGCAACGCCAAATACAAATACAACCGTACATGTACACGGAGAAAACGGAAAAAATCAAACAGTATTATTTGAATCCTATGGTGGCACCGGTATTGCTTATAATCAGGCCAATGCATCATCATTGGTATTTCGCAGAAACAACGGAACTGGTGTTTCGCTAGAAGCCGTTCAAAATAACGATATACTAGGAGTAGTGTCTGCACAAGGATACAACGGAACAGCACCGACAACTATTCGTGCTGGTATTGTTTTTAGTGCTACAGAAACATGGACCGCTGGGGCAAATGGTACAAAAATAGTTTTTCAAACTACTCCAAATGCCTACGTTGCTAGTGCTAACGCAATGAGCATATTGGGTAACAAAACTGTAGAATGCTATGGTAATGTTAATGTTGTTGGATCAATTAATGCCGCTGGGTCAATTAATGCCGCCGGCGATATTACTGCATTCTATACGTCAGATGCTAGACTTAAAACCAATGTACACACAATTGAAAATGCATTAGCTAAGACCGTTGCTATCAATGGCGTTACATTCAATTGGAATGAGCTAGCAATTGATAAAGATCAAACAGTCAGAGAAGCCGGTGTACTAGCGCAAGACCTACAGGCAGTATTGCCCGAAGCAGTTGGCGAAAGAGCCGACGGCTTTTTAGCTGTTAGATATGAAAAAATTGTACCGCTATTAATTGAAGCAATTAAAGAACTCAAATTGGAAATTGATGCTCTTAAGAAAAATATTTAAAAATTGAAGTAGGGATAACACTGTGACTTTACCAATTTGGACTACAAATCCCAATACTCCATTATCATTGGGTAGCATACAAACTGAATTTACTGGGGTAAACCCTATACGTCTCAGTGAGTACTATGCTACTCCGTCGGGATACGTTACTCCTGACAGGCAAGGGTATCCGTATGGAGTAGAAACTGCTATTCCGCTATTGGGAACACCACTATCGATTAGTAATTTTTACGGTGCTAGTGCAATTCCTTACGCCATCTACCCGGACAAATACATCTATAACGAAGGCGAAGTTGTTGTCTTTACTGTTACTGCTCCGGAACCCGACGGAAATGTTTTATATTGGACAATTGAGCCAGTATATGGTTCAACTTTTGGTCAAGCAAATATCATTATTTCGCCTTTATCCTTGCCCACTGGTGGCCTAAATGCAGCATACAATCAAACTATTACTGCCACCGGCGGCATTGGTTCGTATACTTACACATACACCAGAGGTGCTTTGCCAGCTGGGCTAACTTTGTTTAGCGGCAATGGTAGAATTGCAGGAACTCCAACGGCTGCTGGTAGCACAGTATTTTTAGTAAATGTTACAGACAGCGAGCTTAATTCAAATGTAAAAATATACACTATAGAAATAACTAATGTTGTTATTAGTCTATCGCCGGGTACCTTAGCACAAGGTTACAAGAACGTTCCGTTTACACGAACAATCACAGCAGCAGGTGGAACTTCGCCGTATGTTTTCTCAAATATTGGAAACTTGCCCGACGGTGTAACATTAACATCAGCTACTGATACAACTGCAACGCTAGCTGGTACAACTACTAATGGCACTTATACATTTACAATTAAAGCAACTGATGCCAATAACAATTTTGGTAATGTAACATATGCATTAACAATAAACGACGTTGGTGTTACAGTTGATCCTGCAACCTTATCATCGGGTACTGTTAATATACCGTATAGCCAAGTGCTAACAGCTACGTCTACCAATGGATCTGGACCTTACATATTCACTCTTGACGGCGGCACTACATTGCCAACTGGACTAACACTAACAGCAAACACAGGACTACTTGGCGGAACTCCAACTGTATCTGGAACAACATCATTTACAGTTAAAGCAACAGATTCAAATAACAACTATGGCACACGACAATACTCGTTAACCATTGGTTCTGTAACTATTGCATTGTCACCGTTTACCTTGCCGGCAGCATATAGAAATGTAGCATATACACCTTTAACTTTTACAGTGTCTGGCAGCGGATCACCACCGTTTACGTACAGCATAATATCTGGCTCGTTACCAGCTGGTATGACGTTAACTTCAAACGGCGTATTGTCTGGCACTCCATCGGCCACTGGTAGCTTCCCTGTAACTGTACGAGCACAAGATTATTATACAAACAATGGAGTTAGGGCCTATACCTTAGTGGTGGGAACGATTTCAATTGGATTTATTCCAGCATCAATGCCCGCTGCAACTGCAAGAGTTGACTACACCCAGGCAATATTAGCCAGTGGCGGGACTGCACCTTACTCGTTTGCTATAACCAGTGGTAGTTTACCCAGTGGTTTTTCAATGGGACCAACTGGTATAATAACTGGTTCATCAAATGTACCCGTTGTTAGCAACAGTTTCACAGTAACTGTAACAGACGCTAACGGTAACACAGCTGATAAAATTTATTCATTGTTAGTCAATGCAGTTTATATTACTATTACTCCAACAACCTTGCCCGATGGTGTCAAAACCGTAGCATATAGTCAAGCCCTTACTTCAGCTAACGGAACTGGTAATCCAGTGGTATATACTTACTCAGTTACCGCAGGGTCGTTGCCACCTGGCTTATCATTATCGTCAGGTGGCCAATTATCTGGTACCCCAACTGTTATTGGCGGCCCGTATAGCTTCACGGTTACATCAACCGATGCAAATTTAAACTCTGGCACAAGAGCATACTCTATTGCTGTTTCTACAGACCAATGGGTAGTAGATTTAACTAGTTATAGCCTTGGATCGGCAGGCCCGGCACCGTTTGCTGCTGATGAAAATACATCACTGACATTTACAATCACATCACCAAAAACATTAGCAGATGGTGTAGCTTCGCAATTGAGAATTATTGGACCAAAGACAACCGACGGAAGCGATGTGATATACGAAACTATTGACACGATTCGTGGTGCATACACTTACGACAATGGATTCACACAAGAATACAACATTACAGGATCTGCACTTACACTAGCAAAATGGATTGGTGCTCATTTATACAGATCAAATGAAACATTCACTGGATTGACAATTAATACAATAACATCGCAAACACGATACGGATTGTATAGAAAACCAGACGCTATGGGACTTGCATTTTGGACATTAAAAGCCGTTGCAATGGGATGGGCTGCTGCTAGTACGGCATTGGTTTCTGCATTTATGGAAGCCTCTGAATTGGTAGGTAATAACCCCAGTAACCCGCTCCTTGACGGAACTAGATGTTTAACTTCTAGTAAAACATTTGTGTCTACAGGCGGCACAGACTTTTATGACAGAGCCGACCATACAGGCAACACCGGAATAGCAACTGTAAACATACTGGCAGACAATCTATTAGAAGGCGAAGAATCCTTTGCGGTTGCTGTTTATTATAACAATGCTTTAGTGGCCAATTGGGGAAGGGTAGTAGTCAACGATACATCTACACCGCCACCGGCTAACATTTATATGAGCGGTGTTGCTACTACTGCACAAAGAGGCACGATATACACTGATCAAATAATTTTGTCTGGCACAGGCACTTCACCGTTTTTGTTTAGTAAAACTGGAGGGACTCTGCCACCTGGGTTAACTTTGGGAACAGCCGACGGAACATTGTATGGCAGACCGACTTCAATTGGTGTATTTGCTTTTACTATCCAGGTTAGAGATAACAATAACTACTATACACAAACACAATACACTATAACTGTTAGTGCAGCAACTATTACTGTGTCACCAAGTTCATTGCCAGCCGGTACTGCACTGTCGGTGTATAGTCAACAACTATCAGCCAGTGGCGGGGTAGGAACTTATGTTTACAGTTTATTGTCAGGCTCGTGGCCAGCTGGTGTTTCAATGTCCGGAAGCGGCCTGATATCAGGGACAATTGGGTCAACGGCAATTAGCCAAACTCCTACAGTTAGGGTGACCGATTCGTATAGTAACACCGGTGATAAACAATATGTGTTTACAGTAAATCAATACTCTTCACCACCGCCTGTGTCACCACCGCCTGTGTCACCACCCCCGGTAACGCCACCACCTCCTGCCTATGTACCACAAAACAATTTAACTATTATTTTAACTGGGTCTGGGCAAGGATACTACGACATGTATACTGATAGTTTAGGTAGAACAGTTTACTATTACGATAAGTCAAATACACTGCGTGTAGGAAAGTTCTCTGTGCTTGGTCGCTTAGAAGCTACAGCTTATGTAGCAAACCCGCCAAGTGAAATTACTTGGTCTATTGCGTTTGGATCACTGCCACCTGGTATGAGTTTAGTTCCGGCTGGGTACGGATTGCTTTCAATACAAGGCACTCCTACGATAACTACATATTGCCAATACAATGGCTGCTCACCATTTAGTGCAATTTATAATCCAATGGATCATTGGGGCGGACAGGGCAATGCAGGTGTGCCGTTTACGCTTAAAGCCACTGCTGCAAACGGAGACTATGGAATTACATATTGCGCAGCCTTTGTGTATACATTTGACGGATTCCTCACTTAATTAAAGTATAAGTATTACTATGCCAATAACACAATCAGATTTTACCCCTAGCACGCTAACAGGGACTGTAACATTAGCAATTAAAACTGCTACATTTACCAAAACTGTAACAGCAGATCAGCTGGCTGAAGGTAATGAAAAATTTGTCGCTAAATTAAGAAAAGACAGTACGTCTGGCACGGTAGTGGCTACATCAAATGTAGTCAGAATAAACGATACTAGCCAAGGCGGCGAAACTGTTCAGATTAGTCCTATAGCACTTCCTGTAGTTGGAAATAAATTAATCAGACTTACTTCGTATTCGCAACAACTAACAGCCACTGGCGGCGTTCCTGGTACCTATATATTTACATACTCGGGCACTTTGCCACCCGGAATATCAATGTCATCGTCGGGCTTGTTGTCTGGCACTCCTACTACCATTGGCGGCCCTTACAACTTTACGGTAACTGCAACTGATGCCAACACAGATTTTGGAGTACAACTTTATAGTGTTAACGTTGAGGGGCCCGGAATCTACTTAACACCTAGTACGTTGCCAAATGGATCACAAAATATTGACTACAAAACTTTAGCTGGTAATCCTTTAATTTTTTCTGCAACTGGCGGCGCTGCTCCTTATACATTTGATGTTACGCAAGGATTTTTGCCAGACGGGTTAACAATAAGTCCCAATGGGTTACTGTCAGGTAGACCAACTGCTGCTGGATCAACAGCATTTAAAATTACAGCAACTGATGCAAATGGTAACACAGGAAGCCAAACGTATACACTAGTGATAGTTGCTGTTCCAATTACTATTTCGCCTAGTTCATTAAATAGTGCTGCTAAACGTGTAGCCTATAGTCAACAGTTAACTGCTAGTTCTAGTAAAACAACTACTTATACATATACACTGTCTGCTGGAACATTGCCAACAGGCTTAGCATTGTCGTCTAGCGGCTTAATATCTGGCACAACAGTCGAACTTGGTAGCAAAACATTTACAGTTAAAGCTACAGATGCTGATGGAAGTTTTGGCACCAGACAATATACATTGTCTGTTAGTGATGTTTTTATTTTTATATCTCTTACTTCAGGCGGCACCAGCACTTCACTTACTGTTGCCAACAGATCGCCATACTCGGACACGTTCCAAGCAGCCGGCGGTGGTGGCCCTTACACCTGGTCGTACACCAATGGTACATTACCACCTGGCCTTATATTGAATACTCAAAGCGGAGTACTAAGCGGATCACCAACTTCTGTTGGAACATACAATTTTTCAATTGTTGCAACGGATAGTGCTCAAAATTCTGGTATTAAGAATTATACATATACTATATCCTCAGTTGGAATAGTATTAAGCCCGTCGACATTGTCGCAGGCTACAGTAAATGTGGCTTACTCACAAGCCTTGTCTGCTACTGGTGGAACTTCGCCGTACTCATTTACAGTTACAACTGGCACATTACCAACAGGTATTACATTGTCGTCGGGCGGCACTTTGTCTGGCACCTGTGGAATTTCAATTGAAAGAACATTTACAGTTACAGCTACTGACGCCAACGGCAACACTGGCACACAGCAGTACACTCTTGAAGTAGCATACCAAAGTTGGAACATAGATTTAATTAGCGTAAACGGTGGCATAATACCCGACTACCAAGTTTTTACAAATTCAACTAATCCAAATAATGCAACAGCAATTAACGAAGGTGAGTACGTTATGTACTTTACCGTTGTTGCAAAAAATGCAACTAATCTTGATACATTATATTGGAATCTATCACCTGCCCCTGGCCAAACTAAAATTGTTAATGCAGGAGATTTTACATTACCGTCGGGCTCAGGTATAGTGCCTGGTGTTGTTCCGTATGACTGGGGCGATTATGCCACTGAGTTTAATAGAACTGGAACACCATTGGCTATTGCTAAATGGATTGCCGGTAATGTATATGTATCAAATAGTGCTTTTACAACCAGTAGCGGAACACGGTACGGCATTCTCAGAAAGCCCGATGCCAATGGGCTTGACTATTGGGTTAGTCAAGTAATTAGTAATAGTTGGTACGTCAGTAATGCATGTACTATAGGATTCTTAGACGCATTTTTTGCAAGTGTGGCTGCAACGTCAGAAGCGTCGCGGGCGCTAACCAATGTTAAGACTCCTATTACAACAGGTGGCCTATACTTCTATGATAGACAGTATGCTCCGCCGTATACATTTGACTATGGGTTTAGTCAAGAGTTTAACATGACTGGCGCTGATTTAGTATTAGCAAAATGGATTGGTAATAATTTATATTTGTCAAATTCTACATTTACAGGTGTAAACGTAAATGGAACCACTGGCCAGACACGTTACGGTCTGTTTAGAAAACCCGACACTGTTGGTGTTTTGTACTGGACATTACGTGCTAAAGAATTAGGTTATAGTCAAAACGATACTAGATTGATCAATCTGTTTTTTACTTCTATTAATCTAACCGGCGGAGATGGTGAAACCAGAGCAACATCTAGTAGCAAGTCGTTCTTAGTTGAAGGTGGATCTACTTTTACAGATAGAGAAACATGGTCTGGTATTTCAGTCTACGGAGAGACTGATTTTATACGTGAATTTAATTTACCCGTAGATAGAATTACACTAGCCGAGTGGATCACATCGCAGCTTTACGGATCAAACAATGCATTTACTACCACTGGCGGTACAAGATACGGGTTGAATAGAAAATCAGGTGTTGTTGATCTAAACTACTGGGTTACTACAGCAACTTCACAAGGATGGGCTGCTGCATCACCTGCATTAATAAATGCATTCTTTAATGCTGTACAAGGTGACGACTTACCAAGATCACAAACTAATCAAAAGGAATTTTTGGAAGACAGCCTGACGTCGGGATCGGTGTTTAATGATCGGCCAGACCAATTGGCTGGTAGTGTAGTTATATACGATCCTTATACATATACCAATGGATATCAACAAGAGTTTGGCAGAACACAAGGCGAAACTGACTTTGCTACTTACATCGGCGAGACATTATACGCATCAAACACACAATTTACTGGCTTGACCATTGGCGGTCAAACTAATCAGACACGTTACGGGTTAAATAGAAAACCTGACCTAATAGGACTTAACTATTGGGTTAACTATGCTATCACTAATAATCTAGTTACCATTGATGACAGTGGCAGTCCTACTTACGTACTCACTGGACGTACTGCATTACTTAATGCATTTTTTACTGCTGTTAGTAGCATTGATCCTAGTAGGTCTTTATTAGCCGATAAACCATTTATTGAAGGCACAGCACCCGGCACTAAATTTTATGATCGCCCGGACAAATCTGGCTCACTTAATTTTGGCGCAATAGCAGACCAATTAACCGAAGGTCCAGAATATTTCATACTACAAGTTAGAACTGGTAGTACTGCTGGTCCAGTTGTGGCAACTAGCGATACAGTGGCTATTGTTGATACTAGTACTGCGACAGGTAATACATTTGGCGGCGGCGGAACAGGATTAACAAACTACACAGCAATTGTTAACGAAGGTGATACATTAAATTTCCAAATTTGGGCCCCTGGCACTATTCCTGTTACTACATTAACAACCGGAGGCAATGTACAGCTGGCAATTGTTCAAACTAAGAATGTTGATGCTACTGACTTTGTTGGCAATGTAGAACTTGTAACAGCCACCGCTGTTAGTGGACGCACCTGGACTGCATCAATTACGGCCAAAGCTGACAACAAGACCGAAGGATTTGAATACTTTACTGCTGCTGCAAATTGGGGATCCAATTTGGCAATAGTCACTGCTCCTGGCACTGTTGGAATACGTGACACATCAACGGGTTCGTCCTTTAAAATTTCTACTCAACCAACAAGCATCACCGAAGGTGATATTGGTACATTTACAGTTGACGCCATTGCTCCCGACGGTACATTGGTATATTGGAAAATTAATCATATATCAACTAACAATTCGGATTTTGTTCAAGCATCGACTCGTTGGGAAGTTATATATGCTTTTGCTAATAATTTAACGGCACCTGTGTCGGTTGGTAACGACACAGGGCAATTTACAGAAGATACTTTGTCATATTGGATGACAGTCGGACTTACATCTGGAACAGGATTTGATTCACGTATTGCTGCTCTCAGATCAGCCAATTCTGGCGCGGCAGCAGCCTGGGATGCAGCACGAGCATTGGACGCGGTACAGTCAAACGGTACAGGTTGGTCTGCAACAACCGTGGGCGCCCCTGTAATTAATTCTAGAGCTAAGGTGTTAAAAGCCTACTACGATAATCTAGAAGCAAAATTATTCCCAGACGAGAACAGCATCAGATATTGGATGTGTCATAGTATGGGCACTAATAATGCTACGTTTAACTCAACAGTTACTTCAGCAAACGACTCTGACCCTGGCGGCTATCTAGCCGCATTGACAGAACGTGCTCAATATTATCCACGTGCAACTCGTCCTGAAGTACTTTATGCTTATGCAGCTAATACAAAAACTGAATTGTTTCCGGTAGAAACAACCATTCAATACTGGATGGTTCACGGACTAGCAGGCTTCAATGATTTTGTTGAATGGTATAGAAATCAAAATCCATCGTATGCATCATCATGGGATGCTGCTCGTAGTGCCGACCTATTAGGTACAACCGGATCGCCAATACTTGCACTAAGATCTGATGTAGTAAGAGCTTATCAGGATAATCCAGATGCAACAATTTATCCTACAAACGCTCAGATTAGATATTATATGACCATTGGGCTTGCTAGTTTTGCCAGTGATATACAAATTTATAAGAGTGGGTCGCCGGTAACATGGGCTAGTGAAAATGCAGCACGAACTGCATTGGCCACCTTTGCAGGCCAGGCATGCACTGGCTCGGCTATTATTAATAACAATACTGCTAATTTCTCTATTAGAGCCAGAAAAGATTTACTAACCGAAGGCAATTTGCGATTTACAGTTAGCATTAGCAAAACTGCAGGCGGAACGGCACAATTTACATCGTCTGAAATTAGTGTAATTGACAGCAGCACTTCTTTGTCATCTACAGTACCATTTGATGCAACAGGTTACACCTATGGAATAAATTATACTCAAAGTGGTGTAATATATCTGGCTAGCGGATATGGATATCCATTGATATACAATCAAGCAGCGGTTACCGGACAACTGGCATTAACTTACGCTATTAGCAATGGTGTACCTGCTGTAACATTAGGAGGATCATCTGCACCAAGGGTGAGCTTTACAGTTACAAATAGTTCGGGCGACACTGCCTACTATCAAGTAATAGTTGAATACTTTGCACGTTCGCACATGGAGATTCTCCACACCCTGTCAGACAGCAATGGTATATTAGCATCAGGTAGTATGGAGTATCATAGAGATACTGGCCTTTCCGGCAGTGGCCAAGACATTGATAGAAATGGCTATTGGACTTACGAGCTTGTATGGACACTAATAGTAGAGCCCGGTACCGGTACATATTATGTTGGTATGTCATCTGTAAATAGTTATTCGCCAAACTACCCAGCTAAAACAACAGGTAACCCTGCTTATGAATTTGTTGATCCATCTGGCGTTAGAAAAGTAACAGTAAATCCATTGGTGTATACATATCCGGTTGGATATGGTTTCCAAACATGTTTTGTTTATGGATATACGGACAAACCTAGCTACCACGACCAGATAGATGAAGGTGCATATACAGCGGCTTTCCAAATACACACTAGTAACATTCCGGCATCAACTGTTTTGTATTGGAACATATACTCTGCACAAACATTGTCTGCTACTACAGCAGATACACCAGTAGCAGCAGATTTTACATCTGCTGTAACATCCGGAACGGTTGTTGTACAAAATAATTATGCACGAGTTGACTTTACCGCGGTTGCAGATCAAATAACAGAAGGACACGAGTTCTTTGTACTACAAGTTAGACGTGGCAGCAACACAGGTCCTATATATGCTACCAGCAACATAATTAAATTAGCAGATACTAGCACTGGCGCTAATCAAGACTATGTTGAATACTTTGTTGGTCCATCTAGTGTAAATGCCAATGAGACTTTTAATGTAGCAGTAAAAGGTGGCGTACCGAGTACACCATTTGTGTGGTCAGGCGAAACCACTGGAGATGGTACATTAGACGGATCGGGTAATTTTGCCTTTAATGGACTTTCGGTATCGGCCGGAACTTATTCTTGGACATTTGTATTTGATGCAACTGGCCACTCAAAGACTTATACAGTAACAGCGTTGGCCGGCGCCGCACCTCCACCACCACCTCCGCCAGCAGTGTATACACCAAATGTAATATGGGACTACCGTGGCAGCACTTATCTAATTCAAGGAACCTATAGTAATCATGGCACCAGCGGCGATTGGTATTCCACTGGCAACGGGTTACCGGGTGTAGTAAATTATAACCATTTTGAAAGCCAGACTCAGTCTGCATTATTATCTGGCACCTACCAGTGGACAGCAGCAGGGTCAAGTGCGATTAATGTAACATGGTCAAGTGCAGATACATACGGCCCAGCTTATGCAACTATTAGTGCGCCATATTCACAAAATTCCGATTGGAAAATTGAAGTGACATACTTTGCCAGAGCACACATGAATGTAACATTTAGTATTATACAGCAATATCTTGGCCCTGAGGTAATAGCAACTACCACTAGACACTATAATAGAAATTCAGGGTATGATGACGATGGCGCCTTTTATGGTACATTGGGATATTGGTTATATACACAAACTGTGTATGTCACTGCTACTGGAAGCGGCATCAATTTACTTGCTAAAATTCAAGGCGTAGACAACGGCGACTATAATTATCCAAGAAGTGGCGGCATACATGATTATCCAGATCCAATTGGGTTCTGGAAATGTACAGCTACGCAATATTAAAATTAAAGGACAAACAAAATGAATTACTCTATCAGAGCATTTGATAAAGCACAAGGTTGCTTGATTGTAGATTACGAAGGTATAGGACTTAAAACAGTTCCGGTACCGCTTACCTATATGGGATTGTACATCACAGGTGATCTACTTAGAGCACATATTGAAAACTTTATTCCTGCCGAATTACTAGAGCGTCAGCAACGACTAGCTGCGGGTATTCCTAATGTAGCAGAAATACAAGCATTGGTAACTCCGGTTAAAGAATCATTAGAGCCATCTTAAACAAAAATAAGTTATATCTTTGGGGTGTAACTTAGCTATAACTTTAAAAGAATAATTGTAGTTATTAGGGTCAATGGCTCGTTCCCACCTAGGCTTTTCTACAGCATGGTCCATGACCCACTGACCTGCTTCACTTGATTGCCACCGATAAAGTGGTTCTGCAGCATACACAACAGGATCGTCTGCCCATGCATCTACCGCAAATGTATGGACAACGATCTCTTCCATATGCTACTCCGAAACGTATTCTTCAGCCATTGGAAATATAGCAGCAATAGCTTTGGCGCAGGCCAAGGCTACCAATTGATGCTCTTTTTGTGTACCATTTGCACTACGCAGTTCGATAAAGTGAACCCAACTACGTAATGTACCATTCATATACAAACGGCTAACAGTATTACCTTCAGGGAGTATGGCACGAGCTTGTTCTTTAGCAATACCTTGTTCTATTGCCCATGAATAGTGCTCATGTACTAGATCTATTACCTCTTGCTGTCTACGGTTCCACTCGGCAATAATATCCTGTTGTTTTGTGTCATTAACGTCAATTTCTATGCTGTTTTGCCTATTCTTGGTGTCTTGTAAACGAGCTTCTCGCAGAACAAAGCTAAGATCCTTAGTTGGGTCTGCGTAGCGTTGACTAAACTCTTGGAAACTAAAACTACGATGTCTAAGTATCTGGCGAGCAATATCACGAGTGGTTTCAATTTCAACGCAGGCCGAAACCATTTCAAGTGGACTCCAGTGTGCGTGTTTAACCAGGTACCGAATAAGTTTTTCACTGGACTCAGTATTAAATTGATTGGATGGATTACTTACACGAGCACAGTATGCAATTAACTCTTGTGCATCGTTGATGCCTTGTTGTTGAAATGCAGCCGTAGGTTGTGAGTAGGAAACTAGATTTACGTTCATAGGTCTTTAAGTATTCGGTCAGTGATTGGTTGTACAGCTTTTGCAACATCGTCAACATCCACATAAAAGTCAACGTCGACGATAATATGATCCAAGGCTGTTAACCGTGAATCTAACATTTCTTCAATTGCACCAGGATCGTTTCCCTCTTCGATCAATTCCTTAACATCGATATTAACTACAGTTCCATCTATTAGATTTACATTAAGCGACCGAAGCAACGTAATGGGAATTTCATTTTTTTCTACATCTTTAAGAATTTTTTTCCATTGATCTCGAGGAGAAACATTAATCTTTTTTAACTTTGGGCGCGGCTTTTTTCTTGGTGGGAGTGGCATTTTTTGCAGTAGTAGGGTCGAGCGCAGCGGCTTCTGTTATCAGGCGTTCAGCTTCGGATAGTAATTGTTGGGCACTGGCTTTCATTGTTTCAGCTTGCCTAATTCTATCTTTGGCCAAATCTGCGTCACTTAATACTTGATCAATTGGTGCTTGAATAGCAGCAGCTTTACCCCTGCTGTTCTTTGGAGCGCCGACTTCTTTGACATCTTCCATGCCTTTTCTTTTATTAGAAAAACCTGTACTTGAATCTAAGTCAGCCAACCGTTTAACAGCTGCCTCTCCAGTCGCCATTTCTTTGAGAATGTTGTTTAACTCATCTAAACGAACTGAACTATTTGTTGTAGGAGTAACAGTAACTTGATTAGTTGGCACCTTTTTCATTAGACCATCGGTATGTAATGCTTGCAAACAGTTACGTCCGTCTGGCATTAAACTTCTAAATAAAGCGTCTGAAAAATTGTCTGCTTGTTGTCCCACAGGGCTTTCTAGTACTCTCATTACTTCATCATGATATGATCTGGGCAGCAGGTCGCTGTAGGCAACTAGACACATATGATCTTCACCTGGCACTTCTCGAAATAACAATACGACTTTTTTGTTGTTGTGTTTACCTATATGCTTATACATAATTAATTCCTTTGATTATTGTTCGGTGCTGGTATCAGTATCGGCTGCTGCGGCTTTTGCAGCTTGTGCGGCAGTTACAAAGGCTGTAATGCGATCATACAGCAAGCCCACACTTGACAACTCGCCTGGTTTCCACGCACCTCTTTGTGTTCCAGTTTCTAAAACTTGGATCATAGTTGTAAGGTCTTGTAGAGTTAAAGATGGGGGGCCAGGTGGCATCTCATCAGTGATGGCAGTTGTATTTGTTTCTTCGAGCATTGTTAATTCTCCGATAATAAACTTATTTAATGATGGGCGCCATCGACCGTTAAATTTTATAGATGAAATTTGTTGATATCTAGTAGCACTAATGCAAAGTAGGATGCTTCGCTATGAATTTCAAATCCGGCTCGTTTACGCATAGATAAACCGCTGCTACCTTCTGTGGGTCCAACTATATCACCAAAATAAAATCTACCATTTAGATGTTCAAATATCCAATTTGATATTTGATTAGGAGGGCTAACCAGATCAAAGTCCACAGCAAAAAAATGCGGTGGACAATGATCTAATTTGCGTAACCCGTGTACATTTAACGGGTTAATTTCAAACGAGTGTAGTGATTTCATTTGTATCAAACTTGACTTCGTCGGCGAGATCTTCTAAGTCAAGTCGATCTAGTAGATACGTATTAGCAGTTTCAATAAAACTATTCAATAGATGCGGTTGCCCGGTTATAATTGAAATTTCAGCAGAGCGAGCCAAATCATCTAAGTAACGCTCGCAGTCTAGCAGTTTAGTCTGCAGGTCTACAATTAATGTACGAGCCGCTTTAAGCCGTTTTACAGAGTCTGGATTTACAATTTTCATTTGACTGCATCCTCGTAGTAAGCCCAAATACCAAAAGGTGGTTGAGCAGATGGGTTACCTTTAATAATCCAAACAGTATCGCAATAGTTAGCATCACCCCACGATCCATTTGGGTAGCCGTCTGTGAACACAACCAATTTCTTGGGTTCAATACCATTTTCTTTCATAAACTCAAAGTTGGCTTCAAACAAAGTACCGCCGCCACCTGCGGGTTCATATTCGGAAATTAACTTCATGTTGTCTTGGGTGAACTCTTGCAGGTTATGCACATCTGTATCAAAACACCACACTTTAATATTATAGCCAGTATACGAATCCATAATACCTTGGATTTCTCCTAGGAATATTTTAAGTTCGTCATTGCCAATACTGCCTGACGTATCAATTGCTACACAGATATCGACCGTTTCGCCATACTTAGTACCTGGCAAGATAGCATCCATATGCCAGCCGCGACGGTTAACTCGCATAAAACTATAGTCGTCTTTGATAGTACTTTGGATTTGTTGCAACAACAATTCGCGCCAGTCAATGACCGACTCGGTCATGTCTTTAATCAGTCGCTTAACACCGTCTGGCAAATCATTTGATCCAGCAGCCTGTGCAGCCTGCAATACTGCTTCTTTGATCTCATCGCGCAGAGCTTTGCGTTCGTCTTTGCTTAATTTAGGCCGACCGTTGCCGTCACCATCTTGGTCGCCATCACCGGATCCGTCACCTTCATCTTCGTCAAGGTGTTCATCTAACATCTGCTCAACTAATTTTTTCAGATCGATTTTCTTTGCATTCTTATACAAATCGTCGTAGACTTCTTCGTAGCTCATGCCGCGATACTTGCGATCTAGTAGAATTGGAACAGTAGTAATTTTCTGCCCAATATTGTGATCTACTAGATCTTGATTAACGCAATAGTCAGCGGCAATGTTACTAAGCATCGGGTCGCGATTTTCACGGCGCCCCAAGTGATCGTATACCACATGCAACACTTCATGCCCAAACAGGAACTCGCATTCTTTTAAACTTAGGCGATTGATAAACTCGCTATTGTACCAAAAGTTTCGACCGTCGGTGGCAGCAGTAGAGCACCAACTATCACCATTGATTAATTTTAACCGTGTTGCCAAGTTACCAAAGAACCCAGCTCGCAATAACAAACCT